AACAGGAACAGATTGCAGTTGATAACGAAATCAGAAATAAAAAACCTTATAAGAGATACACAGAATGATTACTTTTTCTCAATTAGGAAAGTACGGCCGCTTAGGAAATCAAATGTTTCAATACGCAGCACTGTATGGAACCGGTTTTATTAGAGGCTATGAAATAGGAATTCCAGATGACTGTGAACTAAGAGATGTTTTTAATCTAGGTTCTGCAAAAAAGATACAATCTCCACAATTTGTTTATCAGGAACCTAGTTTTCATTATGACCCTCATGTATGGCTTATTAGGGACAAGACTGATCTCATAGGTTATTTTCAATCACCACGCTACTGGAAACATTGTATAAAGGACATCGGGAAAGAATTTGCTTTTCAAGAACACATAGAGACAAAAGCAAACGATTGGATAGAACAAAATGTTGGTGACACTATATTTTGCAGTATACATGTCCGCAGAGGGGACTATGTAAATCTTGCTGATACACATACGAATCTTCCAATAGAATGGTATCAAATAGCAGTCGATATAATAGAGGAAAACATCAAAGATCCAAATAAAAAATTCTTTATATTTTCTGATGATCCAGAATGGTGTAAAAGAAAATTTGTTGGCGCAAATGTAGTTGAAGGAAATTCAGGCCCACTAGATCTTTGCATAATGAGCAAAGCAAAAATTCATATAATAGCAAACTCTTCTTTTTCTTGGTGGGCGGCAACTTTAAGCGGGTCTCGAGCAGTCATAGCTCCAAAGCAATGGTTCGGTGCAAAAGGCCCAAACAACTGGGATTCGATATACATGAAGGAGTGGCTAAGACTATGAAAACATGCATAGTATTTATTGGTACAAACAAATATTCTGATTTTTTTTCGGGATATTACAAGGCATGCAAAGACTATTTTTTGCCAAAACACGAAAAAACGTTTCTTGTATTTACTGATCAACCTAAGAAAGAATATTATCAAAAACCCGATGTACATGTTAATGAAATAACACATGTTGGATGGCCATGGATTACGTTACATAGATTCAAGTTCATGAATTCTAGAAATGAATTTTTGGCTAACTTTGATTATGTTTTTTTTATAGACGCAGATCTTTGGCCATGCTCAAAAATAGACGACAAAATATTAGATCATGATTACAGTTTTATAGGAGTTCAGCACCCAGGATTTGTTGATAGAATAGGCACCTTTGAAACAAACACTAGATCAAATGCAAATATATTTGATTCTCAGTATGATCTTTCAAAATATAGGCAAGGCTGCTTTTGGGGAGGAAAAGCCGATAAAATTATAGAAATGATCGGCATTTTGGATAAAAAGGTTGATGAAGATACAGAAAACGACGTTGTCGCAATCTGGCATGATGAAAGCCACATGAATAAATATTTTTTGCAAAACAACAAAGATGTTTTTACCCTACATCCAGGCTATGCAACGCCGCAACAAGGATACGAAAATATCAAGTCAAATTATAAGACAATGATGGTTCATCTACATAAAGACATTAATGAATTTCCTAGATTTGAAGGTGTAAAATGAAAATATGTATTATTGGCCCTGGAATCTTACCTATCCCTCCTAGTGGTTGGGGAGCTGTAGAAATTCTGATAGATGATTACAGAAAAAATTTAGAAAAATTAGGACATGAAGTTTTTATAGTAAATACAACAGTACGTCAACACATTATTGGACTTACTAACGCTTTGAGCCCGGATTTTGTACACATACAGTATGATGACTTTGTACACATTATTCCATACATTGAGTGCAAAAACGTTGCTATAACTAGTCACTACGGATACATAGAACAACCTGATAGGTGGGATTCTCATTATAGAAAAATATTTTGGGACTTTGTAAATTCAACCGCAAAGTTGTTTTGCTTGTCTCCCGGTATTGCGGAAGTGTACCGAAAAGCAAACGTGCCAGAAGATCGTCTTTTTGTCACGCCAAATGGCGTTAGAACAGATCTATTTAGATTTGCAGACAAACCAAAACATTCAAATCGATCTATGTATCTTGCAAAAATAGACTATAGAAAAAGACAACACATATATCAGAATATTCCCGATTTGTACTTCGCCGGCGGTTGCCATGATGATAGATTCGATAAAAACAACCCAAGGTATCTAGGTCACTGGAGCAAAGAAAAGTTATATAACTCTTTGACAGAATACGCAAATCTTGTTTTGTTATCAGATGGGGAAGCTCATCCTCTGGTATGCATGGAAGCATTAGCTGCTGGATTAGGGTTAGTGATTAGTGAATGTGCAGCTGCAAATCTTGATTTGTCTCTACCATTTATCGATGTGATTCCTGATAAGCGCTTGGATGATACGGCGTATGTCGAACAAATTATAAATTCCAATAAAACAACAAGCATCTCAATGCGTCACGATATACGAAAATATGCTGAGACTTTTAGTTGGGAAACCACAGTAGCTGGTGCTTACACAAGTTCTATACAATAAAGGAAAAAATATGGAAGGATATATCTTAATGGGCTTCGGAAAGAAGTACGTCGATGAATGTAGAATGGCAGTGGACATGATTAACGTTTTTGATAAAAAACGTCCAAAGGCTATTATGACAAATAAGTCAGATGAGGAATACGCAAGGTCTCTTGGTGTTTTTGATGATATTGTCATCGTTGATTTTGCAAAAGAACCATTGCTAGCTGCAGAAAATAATCCGCATAATTTGTACTGTGTAATTCCAAGAATATTAATGCCAAAGTATCTGCCATACGAAAAAACAATAGCTCTTGATTCCGATATCGTAACAATCAGTGATCCTTCTCATGTTTGGGATTTTTTCAATGCGACGAACCAGGCTTTTTCTTGCTGTGGTTATGACTATGAAAGAGTCTGGCATTGGGGAAGAATAGATGAGATTATTGCAAAGTTTGGAAAATCTATTCCATCGATTCATGGCGGAGTTTTATATTTTAACAAATCACATCCAGATATGGGCAAATTTTTAAATGACTGTATCGATATATGTAAAAAATATGATCATTACGGTTGTCACAGATTTTTTAGAGGCGGAATGACTGATGAAGTAATATTCGCAATGGCCATGGCAAATCAGAATTACAAGCCTTTGCACTACACAAAATTCCCAATAGTAAGTTTTAATTTGCCCCCAACCATATCTTTACCGTTTTATGGACAGACTCGAACGGGACATTCGCTCGATACAGTTACAAAAACAGAAAAGCCTACAGTTTTTAACCACATCTTTTTCCATGAAGCGGGTGGAGAACATTATTTTGAGTGGTATCTAAAATTTTATGAACAAGTAACTGGAAAAAAACGTGAAGTATAACGGCATATACGATAAAGTTGTATTTGTGTCGAAACCTAGGTGCGCCAGTACTGCAATATTCAATTACATATATGGTTGGGACGACGATTCAATGGGAACAAAACCATTATATCATCGTTCTGCAAAATATATGCGAAGCGCACTCGATGCAGATTGGAGTAATTTGGTAACTTTTGCTGTTGTGCGTTGTCCTATACAGTTAGTCACATCATGGTATGTTCATCATAAATTTGGACGGCCGCACAAACAGACAGGCCAATATTATCCAAGCGATATAAACAGATGGATTACAGATGGTTGTCCTACTCATTGGCAAGTAGATGAAAAAAATCCACTTATTCAGCATGTCTGGACACACGAAGATAATGCTCAAATAGTCGATTATATTATCAGACTAGAAAATCCAGACTGGAAAGAATTTGAGAAAAAGACAGGCATTAACATGGAAAGTCTTCCAATAAGCAATGCCTCGCCAAAAATAAGTACAAAAAATTGTGTCTTAAGTGAAGAAAGTATAGGTAAAATAAAAAACTATTTTGAAAAAGACTTTGTGCTGTTTGGTTATTAGTATACTACAATTGTACATCGAATGTTTTTACATTATAATTTTATCATTAAAAAGAGATGGCATATGTTAATGAGCAAAGATGCAAAAATATTCAATGATCAAGGATTTGTTTTCATTTCTATTCCGAAAACAGCAACAAATAGTATTTGGAACACAGTACTAAGTGACCCTTCTTACAAACCGTTTCAGCATGCTTATGCAAAAAAAATTAAGCCAATTATTGAAAATCATTATCCATCTAGATGGGAAAGTCTTTACAAATTTGCCTGTGTAAGACATCCATACAGTATGCTAGTGTCATGGTACAAATATCATAAATATCACGATGACATTAGTCAAAACGTAAAAAATTTCTATAACTGCACGTTTGATGAGTGGGCTAATGACAGAAATTTTGTTACTCATTGGGAATGGGATATACACAGAAATTGGAATCCATTATGGACAGGCGAAAATCCATTGCATCAATGGAAATGGGTATATGAAAACGATAAGTGCATAGTTGATAAGATTATACGTTATGAAAATTTAGAAAAAGATCTTGCTGATGTCGGTAAAAAAATACCGCTAATCAGGTCTCTGCAGAAACTTAACTATAGTAACAATAAAAAAATAGTATTATCAAAAAGAACAAAACAAAAAATAAACGACATGTTTAATAAAGACTTTGTAATTTTTGACTTTAAGGTGGAAGAATAAAATGAAAACTATGCTTGTTACAGCGCTTTTTGATATAGACAGACAACACCGCGGAGATGGCAGAAGTATTGTAAATTATCTTGAATGGTTTGCAAAAACACTTGAGCTTCAGTGCGACATGACTGTTTATACAGAAAAAAGATTCAAAAATTTTGTACTAGACCATAGAAAGAACAACGGTTACACAACAAAAATAGTTGTACAAAAATTTAATGAAATACCTTTTTATAAGAACAAGGCAACAATCGATGACATAATTAGTACTGCACAATATAAAAACAGAATGGCATACGCCGGCCGATTAGAATGCATTTTAGGTAATTATAACGTCGTTATATACTCTAAGTACGGTTGGCTATCTAGGGCTGTAGATGAAAATCCACAACATGATTATTTTTTGTGGGTTGACGCTGGTATTAGTAGATTCTTCGAAGGTTTTGACACCAGTCTTCCATGGCCAAACAGAAAAGCACTTGATAATAGTAAGTTTCTTATACAAGCAAATACAGAACACTTTGAAAATTTGCATGACAAACTTAGCATTGCATCCCACATGTGGGATGGCAGATCTATATTAGTTGCTACTTTGTTTGGTGGAGGCCGCGACATAATAAAAAACATGGAATACTTAATAAACGATTATTGTGCAAATGTACTTTTTAAGGACAATTGCATAAATAATGAACAGATCTGTATGGGACTCATATGGCTTGATAATCCGGATATATTCGATGTTAGGAAGTTTTCCGGAAAAACATGGCTTCCTCTTTTCTTGGAATTAAGTAAGTGAGAATTCTAGTCACCGGTGGCACAGGAATGGTTGGTTCTGCTTTTACAAGAATAGAGACAGAACACGAACTTTTGTTGTATGGATCAAACGCTTATGATTTGCGCAGAGAGCAAGATGTATGTGATATGATATACCGCGCACATCCAGACGCAATTATTCATCTCGCAGCAAAAGTTGGAGGAGTTAAGGGAAACACCGATTATGTTGCAGACTATTTTTATGACAACATGATCATGAATCTGAACATACTGAATACTGCTCGTATATATAAGATTCCAAAAGTTCTATCTTTGCTTTCAACATGTATATATCCTGATAATGTTGAATACCCTTTAACGGAAGATCAGATACATACCGGAGAACCTCATGCCAGCAGTTTTGGATATGCCTATGCAAAAAGAATGTTGGAAATTCATTCAAGGGCAATAAGAAGACAATATGGAATAAATTATATTACGGCTGTTCCAAACAACATATATGGACCTAATGATAACTTTGATTTAGAAAACTCTCACGTAGTTCCTGCTATTATAAGAAAACTGTATGACAAAAAACATAATCAAAAAACTCCAGTTTTTTGGGGATCTGGTAAGTCATTGAGAGAATTTACTTATTCTGAAGACATTGCTCGAGCATTATTAATGCTGCTAGAAAATTATGATGGCGAAGAACCTATCAATATTGGTAACCCAAATGAAATAGCAATATTTGATCTGGTCGGACTGATATCCAATGTTATGGGCGTTGACTTTCCGGATGAATCTTGGGATACTTCTATGCCAGAAGGCCAGTACAGAAAGCCGTCTTGTAACAAAAAATTTATAAACATGTTTCCCGACTTTGAATATACGACCCTATCAGACGGGATTAGTATGACAATAGATTGGTTTAACAAAAATTACCCAGATGTTAGAGGTGTACGTGATTGACTTGGTAAAAGATACTATTACAAAGGAAGATCGAGAAGCTTTGGCAGGTTGGATTCTATCAGACCCTAAACTGACCAAGGGAGATCTTACTGTTCAATTTGAAGAAGAGTGGTCATCTTGGTTGGGAACAAAACATTCCGTATTCGTAAATTCTGGTTCCAGTGCAAATCTTCTAATGGCATCAGTTCTGTTAGAGTCTGGAAAACTGCGCAATAAAAAAATAATTGTGCCGGCCGTTAGTTGGGCTACGACCGTCGCACCATTTATTCAGCTTGGATTTGAGCCAATAATGTGTGACTGCGACATGGCCAATCTAGGATTAGATGTAAATCATTTTGAAAGATTAGTCAAAGAGCATAATCCATCATCAGTTATAATTGTTCATGTTCTAGGTTATCCTAATAACATGAAAAAAATAATGGATACATGCAAAAAATACGATATTTTCCTTTTGGAAGATTGTTGTGAAGCTCATGGTTGTGAATATGACGGACAAAAAGTAGGAACATTTGGATGCATGTCTTCGTTTTCATTCTACTATGGTCACCACATGTCTACAATAGAAGGTGGTATGGTTTCTATGAACAGCAAAGAATTTTTAGATCTGTCTCTTATGATAAGATCCCATGGGTGGATTCGAGACTTAGACGAATATTCCAAAAATTCGTGCATAGAAAATTACGGCCTAGATGATTTCGAGGCCCTTTATTCTTTTCTTGTTCCTGGATATAATATTAGATCGACAGACCTAAATGCTTTTTTGGGTATTAGGCAACTGAAGAGATTAGATGAAACAATCGCCGCAAGAAGAAAAATTCTTTCTGTATACAGCAAAAATTTATCGGAGAAAATCTGGACACAGAGTTGCAAATTATCGAATCCTTCCCCTTTGGCTTTCGGTATTATATCAGCAGCAAAGGATAACATTGTCAAAAATTTACAAAAAGACAACATCGCATGTCGTCCCCTTATTTGTGGATCCATAGCAGAACATCCGTTTTGGTATATGAGATACGGCAGCGACAACGATTGTGAGAACGCAAAATCTGTGCATAAAAACGGTCTATATATTCCTTGTCATCAATCTATGACTTTGGAAGAAACGGAATTTATTTGCAAAATAATACTGGAGAGTATATGAAATATTTAGTAACCGGTGGATGCGGATTTATCGGAAGCAACTTGATAAAATCCCTTATTATGGACGACACCACGTTCGTTTATTGTGTTGACAACGAGTCGGGAGGAGATCAAAAATTAGATCATCCTAAAGTAAGATATTTCAAAGAGGATATATCAGATTACAAAACGATGGATGTTATTTTCAATGCTCTACGGCCAGATTATGTTTTTCACATGGCCGCTGAGTCTCGTGTTGGAACGTGTGAAGAGACCCCAGAAAAAGCAATTAACACTAACATACTAGGCACACTCAATGTATTGAGATTAGCAAAAAAATACGGTACAAAAAGAGTAATATACTCTTCCACGTCTGCAACATACGGCAGAACAAAAGAACTTCCTACTTCCGAACATCAACCATCTGATAATTTGGGAGTGTATTCTGTGACAAAAATAGCGGGAGAAGATCTTTGCATGATGTATTATAAGACCCACGGACTGGATACGGTTGCTTTACGATACTTTAATGTTTTTGGAGAAGGCATGCCAGAAAAGGGACAATATGCTCCGGTAATTGCAATATTTTTAAAGCAACGAAGAGAAGGCAAGGATCTCACGGTTGTAGGCGACGGAAGCCAAACAAGAGATTTTGTTTATGTAAAAGATGTAGTTAATGCCAATATTTTATCTGCATATGCTCCATCGATTCAGGTATCTGGAAAAATAATGAACGTTGGCACTTCTACCTCTTATAGTGTACTGCAGATTGCAGAAGCTATATCTGATAAAATAAAATATATTCCACCTAGACCCGGAGAAAGTCCAAATACCCTTGCAGATTCAACGTTGCTCAGATCTGCCACTGGATGGAAATCAACTGTAGACGTCATCGATTGGATAAAGGATACCAAATGAATAAAGAAGACATAAATAAATTACTCAATATAAGAAACAAAATAATCGGTTCTTATAATGCACTCGAACATAAAAACGAACCGCATGCAATTATTTCACAGAAAAAAGTCGCACAAGAATTTGAACTTTTGATTAAAATGATTGATAATATACTAGAAGGAAAAGTTAAATTTACATAAGGCTTTATAATGAAAACTGCTCTAATTACCGGGATCACAGGTCAAGATGGATCTTATCTATGTGATCTCCTACTTTCAAAAGGATATAGAGTCATTGGAATAAAAAGAAGGACCAGTATATTGTCAACCAATAGAATAGACAAAAATTTTACTGACCCAAATCTTATAATTCACTATGGCTCCTTGCATGAATCAAGTTGGATGTATAGGCTATTGTCCGAGTATAAACCAGATGAAATATATAACTTGGCTGCGCAAAGCCACGTAAAAGTTTCTTTCGAGTGTCCGCTAGAGACAGTTGACATTGTTGCAAACGGTACCCTAAGGCTATTGGAGGCGGTCCGCCAAGTATGCCCAACTGCAAAATTCTATCAGGCTTCTTCTTCAGAAATGTTTGGCGATAATCCAGAGAATCCTCAAAATGAATCAACCGTATTGATGCCAGCGTCTCCATATGCATGTGCAAAAGTCTTTTCACATAATCTAATAAGAAATTATAGAAAGTCGTATGGTATGTTCTGTTGCTCCGGAATATTATTTAATCATGAGTCTCCGAGAAGAGGTGAGACTTTTGTTACTAGGAAAATAACAACAGCGGCTGCAAGAATAAAACTCGGTCTACAAGACAAATTATACCTAGGTAACCTAGATGCCAAGCGTGATTGGGGTCACGCCAAGGATTATGTCAAAGCAATGTGGTTGATGTTGCAACAGGAGACCCCGGAAGATTTTGTAATTGCGACAGGAAAAACACATTCGGTAAGAGAATTTCTAGAACTGACTTTTAAGCATGCCGTGCTAGATATCGATAAATACGTAGAGATAGACTCTAGGTTATTTAGACCACATGAGGTACCGCTTTTGTTGGGAGACTCATCAAAGGCTAGAGAAAAATTAGGATGGGAACCTTATTACGATTTGCCAAAGCTAGTTACAGAAATGTATTCTTCAGATTTTAAGGAACAGTGTGCTGTTAAGATCGGACCAGATGGATTTGGTAGAATAGATCCTCTCGCTAGCTTGACAGAGCCAATATTTTAACATAAAGACACACTGATGTATGATTATCAACAAGAGGTGAGAATGAATGATTTTCCTACCGGGAAACCCCATGTTTCCTATTCAGAAATAAAAAATTGGAAAGAATGTTCATATAGGCACAAACTACTCTACGTTGATGGTCTACAAGAATATAACCCAAGTCCTTATGCTGATTTCGGTACAGCGCTACATAATGCAATAGAATTGTTTTTGAAAACAAAAAAAATGGATATAGAAAAGTGTTTAAGCGAGATTGACAATGCTTGGAAGACCAATCTCTATGAAGGGCCAGAATACTTAGAAAAGATGAAAGATCACTCTTGGTACAAGAATGAACCTGTGGAAACATGGAAATCATACGCAAAAACTATTCTAGAAAGTTTTCCAAGCTGGATAGATAATGAGTTTCTTGAGTGGGAACTAGTTGACGCGGAACATGAGTTATATGAAAAGATTCAAGGCGAATCTATATCATTCAAGGGTTTTGTTGATTGTATCATAAAAGCGAAGTCAAAAAGAGGAAAAGACCTTCTGTGGATTATCGATTGGAAAACAACTGGTAAATACGGATGGATTCCGAAGAAAAAAAGAGATTTCTTGACTACAGCTCAAGTTGGATTTTACAAAAAATATATTTCAAAGAAACTAGAAATAGAAATGAAAGATATTCGGTGCGCTTACGTCTTCTTAAAAAGAGGCGCATTACCAGAAAAATGTATCGAATCCTTTACAGTTTCTGTTGGACCTAAATTCCTAGAAAAAATAGACAAGTTATTGAATTCTATGATAAAATCGGTCAGAAAAGGCATGGCTCTTAAAAACTATAGTTCGTGTAAGTTCTGTCCATTTACAAATACGGAGCATTGCAGTGGCAAAGGATGGTAAGAAAAAAATAATAGTTTTGTCCGATCACGCGTTGAGTACATCAGGCGTCGGCACACAAACAAGACATCTTATAAATGGCCTTTTAGAGAAAGGGTGCTGGACTTTTAGGCAGCTCGGCGCAGCTGTCAAGCATGATAACTATGATACAGTCGTAGTTAATCCAGACTTTATCATAAAGCCAGTTGATGGTTTTGGAAACCCGGAAATGATTAGAGTCATTCTTGCAACCGAAAAGCCGGATGCCATACTGATCTTTACTGATCCCAGGTTTTTTACCTGGTTGTTTGAGATAGAAGACGAAATACACCAGACATGTCCTATATTTTGGTGGCATGTATGGGACAATAAACCATATCCAGATTTCAATGATCGATACTATAAAGCAACTGACTTGATTAATTGCCACTCTCATCACACGTATATGCAAATAGTAGAAAAATATCCCAAAAAGACAAATTTTATTCCCCATGCACTACCAGATAATGTTTTTTTCGAAATCGATGAACAGCAAAAGAAAAACATTAAGAGACAAATCTTAGGTTCTGACAGAATAGATCACTTTGTCGGCTTCTGGATGAATAGAAATGCAAAAAGAAAAAGGCCAGGCGATTTGTTGTGGGCTTGGAAGATTTTCATAGACAAATTAGAGGAATCTACAGGAAATAAAAAAGCGACGTTACTTCTTCATACTGATCCGCTAGACCGAGAAGGTCCTAATCTATATTCTATAATTGAAAAACTGGAAATCAAAGATAGTGTTGTTTTCTCAAAAGAAAGAGTCTCTTTCGATGTCGTAAATGCAATGCATAATATTGCTGATTTTACAATAAATGTTTCTAATGCAGAAGGATTTGGTCTTTCCACTCTGGAAGCCATGCAGACTGGTACTCCGATTATTGCCCCTAAAACAGGCGGTCAAACAAGACAGGTTGTGGATCATAGAGATGGTTCTGAAAATGGATTTGCACTACCAATAGAGCTTCAGACGCTAGTTGGAAGCCAAAATGTGCCTTATATTTTTGAAGATTATTGCTCTACCGGTACAATCGCAAATGCAATTTGGTCTATGTATGAGCTTGGTCCGGACGGAAGAAAGCAACTAGGTCAAAAAGCAAAAGAGTATGTCAGATCTGAATTTTCTTACCAAAAAACTATTGATCTTTGGCATGAAACTATGCTAGAAAAAATAAAAAATTGGAAAAAATCTTACGAAAGATATATTATTAAGGAAATAAAATGAAAAATGTTTTTATTAGAGGGCCATTGCTCACTCAATCTGGGTACGGTGTTCATTCACGGCAAATTTTTAAGTGGGCGAAATCAAAAGGCTATAATATCACCGTACAATTACTTCCATGGGGAATTACGCCATGGTATACTTCCGGAGAAGAACTAGATGGTCTTATTGGCGAAATTATGATGTGTTCAAAGCCGCCTGTTCAAAAGCCTGATTTGTCCATCCAGATTCAGTTACCGCATGAGTGGGATCCAAGTATAGGAATAAAAAATATCGGCGTCACAGCCGGAATTGAGGCAACTTCTTGTAATCTGGAATGGATCTCTGCATGCGATAATATGGATCTAGTAATTACACCATCTAAGTTTGCGCAAGACACTCTAGTACAGTCGGGATTAAGTCCTGAAAAAATAACAGTCATCCCGGAGTCTTTTCCGCAGTGTTTTTTTGAAAAAGAATTACCTGAATTTGAGCTAAATTTGCCTACCGATTTTAATTTTTTAATTCTAGGACAAATTACTGGAGATCCAGATTGCGATAGAAAAAGAACTATAGAAACTATTGCAAATTTTCTTAATGCATTTAGAGGAGACCCAACAGTTGGTCTAATTGTAAAAACAAATATGGGCAAAAATTGTTCCATAGATCGCGAAATTACCGAACATTCATTAAGAAATTTTATAAAAACACAAAATCTAAGCAAAATAGATCCAAAGGTGTATTTATTACATGGTTATCTCCATGAGCGAGAGATCTGTGCGTTATACCGGAGCAAGAATATCAAAGCCCTTATTAGTGGAACTAGAGGAGAAGGCTTTGGACTGCCTTTATTGGAGGCGGCTGCCTGTGATTTACCGGTCATCGCAACCGGTTATTCGGCACACACCGAGTTTCTAAATTTAGGAAAATGGATAAAAATCAATTCGAGTTTGCAACAAATCCCAGATCGAAAAGCAGATGGAAAAATATGGGTAAAAGGCTCAAAATGGGCCAATATAGACTCCAATGATTTTATTGACAAGATAAAAAAGTTTAAGAAAAAAGGCACATCCATTCCTAACGAATGGGCAAAAAATTTAGGAAGTAAAATCAGAGACAAATACTCTGAAAAATCTATTTTTTGTATCTATGATCAAAAATTAGGTGTTTTTTTATGATTTTATCGTTAGTAATATGTTTTTTAACATTAGCGTTGGCAGTTTCGTTATATTATAACTACAAGTTTGCAACAACAATAATAAAATTTGAAGACAGCATATCGGATGCTCTCGATATACTGGATGAAAGATACGCAAGTATATCAAAAGTGTTAGAAATACCACTTTTTTATGACTCTCCACAAATTAGACAAGTCGTAAAAGATATGCAAGTATCTCGAGATTCTATACTAAGAGCTGCTAATGAAATATCAAACGATAACGTTGTCGAGGAGTCCAACAATGCCTAAAATGGTAAAAAAAAGAGTCAAGATCAAGCGTCCTAGCTCAGGAAAAAAGCCGTATTTTACAAAAGATACTCAAGAAGCAATCGAAAGTTTCTGTAAGTCTGATTGCTACGACTTTCGTAACAAGGTGTATAATCAGTCTATAAAGCCAGCGCTGGAAAAATTAGCTGAAAACTTAATTTTTATCTATGGATTCCACAAACAATTTGACGATATCGACCTATTAAAGCACAATTGCGTTATAAACCTATATGAAACATTGCACAAATTTGATCACACAAGAAACAAAAAAGCTTTTTCTTATTTTAATGTCGTCGGGAAACACTGGTTAATAGTACAGGCTAGAAAAGCCAAAAAATATAAAGATAGAAATATTTCTATAAATTCTGGCGATGAAAATTTTAATTTTGAATCGTTATTATTAAAAGCTGGTAAAGAAATAAAAATGCCAGATTACAATATGATTGTAGAACAAAACAAAACAACAACTACGGATATGCTCTTTGCAATTCGAAAAAAAGTAAAATCAGATGCAGAGATACGATGTATAGAGGCAATTATCAAGATTTTTGAATCCGTCGATGAGTTAGACTTTTTGAACAAACGCGCAATTTTTGTATACGTAAGAGAAATATCGGGCCTCAATTCCAAACAATTGTCGACATGTATGAGTTCCATCAGGCGAATATATAGAGACATAGCTGGACCTGGAAAGGAGTTTGACATACTATGACAACAAACGACGACATACAAAAGAAAGTAGAGGCTTTTTCTGAACTTCTAGACTCGATTACCAATCTTGAAACTAAGAAAAAACAATTATGGAAAGAGATATACGAGAATGCCTTTGTGGACCGCATGAACGCATACACGCTTTTCACGGATGCATATACTAGCATGACAGGGAATGCCAATGACCACGTACAACTGGGATCACTTATGGCAAAATATATTGAAAGAATGAACAAAGCGAATGATCAATTAATAAAATTAGCAGAAATTATTTCCAGGGAAGAAGAAAAAGAATCTAAAATTAATCCGGATGATCTTTTCAAGGAGATTTCTGGATGAGCGATGCTTCGAATGCAGCAACTGGACTGACCCTTGATGCCAGGGTAGAATATAACCATACCAGAATACAAGAATTAAGTTTCAAAAATACATTTAGAAGGGGAATCTGTGTTGACGTAATTACGGATCCTAATAATTACGATTTAGAAATTTTTGCAACCATAGAATCAGAAAAAGCAGAAGAACCCGCGGAAATAGCTGACAATTCTTTATATGACGTGCTTTCTCGCATCAACATCCCTCGCAATACTGTAATATACACAGAAACAGAGACAAAGAGTGACGACTTGAAATTTGCCATGCCGTTTTTTCCGGAACATTTAATGATGCCAATTAAACCTGGAGAATCAATATGGTATTTTACTTTAGATGAAGCATCTTACTGGCTTACAAGAGCTTCGGGCGATTCAATATCCGAAGATGTAAATTATTCTCATTTTGATAGAAAATTTCTTTCTTCGGATCAAGAACCTCAAAACGCTGCCGAAACTGCAGATAACCAAGAAGAAGAACCAGACCCACCAGGATTTAACGATGGAAATGAAGACGAAGATGGAAAGTCTTTATTGAATCTAACATATGAAAAAATAATAAAAGGAACTTGGAAAAATAGCGAATCAGAAAATATAAAGTTGCGGTTTGAACCCGTGCCAGTGTATAGAAAACTACCCGGAGACTTAGTATTACAAGGTTCCAATAATTCAGCCATAGTATTAGGGCAAGAAAGAATAACAGATACACAAGAAGATTCGAGTGTTTCTTCTTCTGAATATGCATTTCAGTCACAAGGAATGATTGATATAGTAGTAGGAAGAGGAAATAAATTTCCGACGTCGGAAATAGAAAACGAGTTAGGGTTTTTAGAAAGAGACAAAACATCTGAGGCTGTCGACGTTCAACCAACCTGTGAGGGAGATCCTCATATTTCTGATTCATCTAGAATTATTTTATCACAAGTAGAACCAATTGCATTTTTGTTCCCAGAAGATAGACATACAGTTTTCGGAGAGAAAGAGCCAAAAGAAACACCGGAAGCTTCTGTTAATATTATATCAGATCATATAAAAATATATTCTAGGTATGACACGGAAAGAGAAGAAGAAGTACAAGGCACAATACAGCTTATCAGACAGGGAAAAGACAAAAGCCAAGGTTCTTCAATTATCCTAGGTCATGACGGAATAATTCAAATGTCTGGTGAAAAAATATTTATTGGAAAGTCCAAAACAGACGGCGGTTCTTTTCCAAGCTCAGGCTCTGAGCTTGGACCGGATAATTCACAGCCATATATTCTTTACAACGAACTAAAACAATTATTAGAAAGATTAATTTCTGATATAGAAAGCTTTTGCAACCAAGCTCAGGCCCAAGTAGGAGTTCCTCCTGGCGCTCCCCTCGCGCCTTTATCTACAGCAGCTGTAACACTAAGTACAAATTTAAAACAAAGAAAAAATGAAATTACAAAAATAGCGTCAAAAAGAATATTTGGAGAGTAAAATGGCAAAAGACGATGAAAAACCAAAATCATTAGAAAAGGCAAAGCCATTTTTGTTGCTAGCTATTCAAGATGCTTTTGCTGCACAATTAAAGTTATTTGAGGAAGCGGAAAATCCCTCGGACGTCACTCCGGAAAACGCTATATTAGTACTTGCCGAAGGTTTATCATCTGCAATACATGAATATGTTACTAGTGCATCCGTGATAGTCGAAGAAGGTATAGAAGTTTCTACCGAAGGTTCCGAAACGGCTCAAAAAGGCACAACTACTTCTCCAGGTACAGGTAATTTGACGTAATTTTTCTCTAATGGATATTTATCTTCAAGGAGATATCAAATGGCAAAGGTCAGAGAAAGAAAAGTATATTCTTTTAAGTCTGTTGGGGAAAAACAGGAAGAATTCGAAGCAAAAATAAAAGGCAGGCTTGCAACAGATAAGCCTCCTATAGGAATTAAGACTCCGTTAGAGCTTGGCGAACAATCTTTGTTCAAAATGCACACAGACTTAGGTAAAAATATTTCTGATAACCTAAGAAACCTGATTCTTACAAATCATGGCGAAAGATTAGGCATGTATGACTTTGGTGCAAACCTACTTCCTTTGTCTATGGAATTTGGAACAGAAAATTTTGATTCTGCTGCCATCCAGAGAATATCCCGAGCCGTTCGGAGATACATGCCATTTATAGATTTGGGTACTTTTGAGTCTTTTTCTGAAAGGACCGATAATAAAGTTGTTGCGAAAGCAGGTATTCGGATAACGTATACTATACCCAACATAGATAACAATCCAAGAATGTTGGAAGTAATAATATATTCCGGAGCATAAAATGAAATTAAAGGCAAAAAAACAAAGAAAGTATCTGAATAGAGATTTTGACGGATTTCGAAAAGAGTTATTGGATTATGCAAGAATATATTTTCCTGATAAGATTCAAGATTTTTCCGAAGCGTCAGTGGGTGGTATGCTCTTAGACCTTGCTTCTTATGTGGGTGATAATTTATCTTATTATTTAGATCATCAATTCCATGAACTAAATCCGCTAACAGCGGTAGAATCACAGAATATCGAAATGCATGCAAAAAATTCTGGAGTAAAAATATCTGGAGCAGCCCCATCTGTTGTTGATGTTGACTTTTACATTGAAGTAGGAACGACAACAGTCAACAATAAGATCTTGCCTGATAGAAATAGCTTACCAAGAATTCTCAAGAACACCGAACTGTTGGCCGATAACGGAACAACATTCAGTCTTATTGAGAATATAGACTTTGCTGAAACAGATTCCGCCGGCAACCTTTTAGCAAAAGTAAAACCTATTTCTCAGCCTGGATCGCAAGCAACGTCATTTGTTTTGGTTAGGCCCGGAAAGTGCATATCCGGAAAAATAACAACCGAAACATTTACAGTCGGAAATTTTTCTCCTTTTTTGACTGTAAATTTGTCTAATCCGGACGTTTCTTCTATTCTTTCTATATCTGATACTCGAGGTAACCAATACTATGAAGTAGAACACTTAGGGCAAGACACCGTATTTAGGAAAGTATATAACCCATCTCAGCCAGAACATTCTCTCGAGATCATTTCGGCACCATATAGATTTACCGCTGCCACTAGCCTGAATACAAGAACAACCTCGATTACTTTTGGAGCAGGAAACGAAATGTCTCTAGAAGATACAAATATTGCGGATCCTTCTCAATTGGCTATCCCGTTATATGGAAAATCAACATTTTCTACGTTTTCTCAAGACCCACTAAAATTATTGAGCTCCAGAACTTTAGGTGTAGCTCCAGAAAACACTAATATAAGCGTTGTATATCGCTACGGAGGAGGCGCCAGCCATAATGTTTCCTCAAGGAACATAAATACTGTCTCATCGTTAGAAATAAATTTTCCAGACACAGCCTCTCCACAAGAGGCAATAAATATAAGAGGTTCTCTTGCTGTAAGAAATGAATTAGAGGCTCAGGGAGGAGCTGCTGCTCCCACGATCGACGAAATTAAATCTTTTATACCTGTTGCAAAATCATCTCAAAACAGAATTGTCTCAAAAGAAGATCTTCTTTCCAGGATCTATACACTACCAAATGAATTTGGCCGCGTTTTTAGAGCTTCGGTTGCACCAAACCCGAATAATCTTTTATCGTCTGTTCTTTATATAATTTCTAGAAATGCTTCCGGAAAATTGGTGCAGTGTTCGGACATATTAAAATCAAATATATCTACTTATCTAAACGAATATAGACTGATAGGCGACAGTATGGATATATTGGATGTTGCTGTTATAAATTACAGAGTCAAAATAACAATTGTTGCTCAACTTGGTGCAAATAAGCAAAATTTGCAAATAGAGTTAATCGGCAGAATAAGAGAAATAATTAAGATACAAAATTATCAAATTGGCCAACCAATAAATGAATCAGATTTTTTATCTGAAGTACTTAGCGTTCCGGGAGTGCTGTCTTTATCTAGTATCTCTTTTGAAAACGTGTATGGGACCATAATTAATTCAACATATAGTGATTATTCTGTAGAATTAGATAATCGATATGTAAATGGTAATTTTTTCGCTCAACCTAATGAAATATTCGAGTGTAGATTTCCCGAAACAGACATTTCAGTAGAAGTTATATAAGGAATCAGTCATGATATTACAATTTACAGCCAGTAAAGACACATACATAACCAATAAAATAGTTGGTTCATCATACAGGGCAACAGATGGCAACGTAGGTCAGGCTAGTACGCTGGATTTGTTTAAGTTGTATGACGAATCTAAGATTTCTGGTGAAACTAGACCAATTGAATTATCACGGTTGTTAATCAAATTTCCTTTGTCTGAAGTTTCTGCTTCCCTAAAAGACAAAGTTTCATTCGATGACGCTTCATTTAAAGTAAAATTGGAATTGTTTGATGTACAAGGTACACATGTTGCTCCTGAGAATTTTAAAGTTGTAGTTTATCCTCTTTCTAAGTCTTTTGATGAAGGTATTGGTACTGACTTATATTCTTTTAATGATCTTGGCAGAGCAAATTGGGTTACAGCGTCCTATTCTTCGTCAACCAACAACACGTGGAATCTCACAGGCGCAAGATCTTCCGGATCCTTGGGTTCATCGGACATCGATGTAATATCTTCGGGTTCGATCGCCGGTGGAAGCATAATAAATTTGTCCGGCGAACAAACTTTTTTATCGGGAAGAGAAGATCTTTCCATTGACATAACGACAATTGCTTCTGCAAGCATGTGTGGCTTTCTACCTGACCATGGTTTTCTAATAGCTTTTTCGGGATCACAAGAGTGGGATACCGAATCTAGGTTTGTGAAGAGATTTGCTAGTCGTCATACAAAGAATCCCTATCTTAGGCCAAGAGTAAAAATAGCATACGATGATTTTTTGATTGATTCATCAAACATGTTTGAATACAATGTAACCGGGTCTTTATATCTTAGAAGTTACAGAGGCAATTCTCCCTTCAATGTACTTTCAGGGTCTTCTAATACTCAATTGACCGGCGAAAATTGTATGAAATTAATTGTTTCAACCGGTTCATTTGCTCTTACTGAATCAGTCAGTCAAATAATACAAACAGGTTATCGTAAAACAGGCATTTACTCGGCATCTTTTGCAATCGACGCTTTCCTAACAACCAATGTCAATAACTCAAATACGTTTCATGACTGTGTTTTTGCATCATCTTCAATTTCTTTTGACGTTGGATGGTATGACAATTCACAGCAGGTAAAGTTTGCATCTCAAACATTGAAAGTCAAACGTTCGGATATATTAAATAATTTTTCAAGAAGAGATATCAGGATATCACTGGTGGATCTTCGAACAAGTTATATTTCATCATATCCGTCGCGAGTTCGACTGTTTGCCCGAGATAGAAATGAGATCAATGAGCCAGTAAAAAGACCAATATCGTTACCGTCAAAGACATTTGATCTTGCGTATTATAGAATAAAAGATGCAGATAACGGTAAAATTGTTGTAGCAATCGATAAAAATGCAACCAGAATTTCGACTGACAGCCAAGGAATGTATTTTGATTTACCGGTAAAACTTTTGCCACATGGAAGAGCTTATACGATAGATATATTGATTAATGATCGCGGATCGGAAACAATACATGAAACAAATTCAAGATTTAGAGTAGACAAATGAGCACAAGAAAGAAAAATCTTTGGGGTTATTCCGAATACGAAAGAGCACTCAAGTCCGGTAATTCAAAATTATCCGCTAATAAAGACTCATTATCAAAAAAATACGGAATTAATTCAATAAGTTCATGGAAAAATTCTGAGTTAGAATCTGGATTGCAGAATACACAACAATTAAATGTTAATTGGTCTGATTTTTCTCAACACACTTTTTTTAATTCGGCAGAAGCTAAGGTTAATGTTGCATTTGACAAAATAATAAACCAGTTTCCTTTTGATGGGACGCAACAGGAAGTGCAAGAATACTTGGCTTCTCTTTCTGGATACGAATCTCACGTCTTGCAAAAGTTTCCAAAAAATATTGGTTACATAACATTTATGTCTTCAAGCAAAAACTATATAAAAGTAACTGATCAGAGAGGGTATGTTTTTCCTTCAATAACAAAAAATGCAGATTTAAAATCTAGCGTTTTTGACAAACTAGGAGGAAATAATTCGTTGTCGATAGAGTTCTATTATGCTCACCCGACAGGAAGTATTGGCACAACACAAGAAATGGTCATTTTTCAGGCCCTGAATAACACCGGCACCTCCGGTATCTCTATTTTTGTTTCCCAAACAACTGAAATTACACCGGACTTTTCTATAACATCAGTTATAACAGATTCAACAGGGATTCAGCTGCTATCTCAGGTTTCCGGTATAAAAAAAGGAAAATTTCATCACTTTGTTATTAATTTTGAACAAGGGACTTCAAATAAATTAAAAACATACGTAAATCAAATATTAAAAGATTCTTCTATAGAACAGAGCGAATTGTCTTTGCTGTTTGAAGACAATAATGTTTTTTATGTAGGATACGGGAAGCCGCACACATATTATAACGGAGGATTAGTTACATCTGTAGCTACAACTTCATATTTGACCGGGTCTATGAAGGACTTTAGAATTTGGAATAAAACATTTGCCACTACTGGCGACATGAAATACGTTGCAGAAAATGGTTCATTTGCGCAAGACGATCTAAGACTTCAGTTAAAATTTAACGAACCTTCTGGAAGCCATGCTAATTCTACTGTGGTCATAGATTCTTCCGGAAACGGTGTACACGGTCTGTTTTTTACAAATGGATCTCAAGCTATCGTAAATAAAAATAGAGAAAAAGAAACGTATAGTTCTCCGGTCATATATGAAAATCCTTTATTGTGTCCAATATTATTTCCTTCTTTCCCTTCTGTTGTATCCCTAAATCAATTAATGCTTCAAAATGCATTTCAGTATGACATCAATAATCCTAATCTTATTACAAAACTAATACCTGCACATTATTTTAGAGAAGCAGAATTTTTTGAAGGATTTTCTCTAGAAGATGTCGGAAACGATTATGAAACTCTTAAGAATTTCCCGGGTGGCGGAAAGATTCCACAAGCGCAGTTAATAACATTGTTTTTATTTGTGTGGGCAAGATTTTTTGACGAAATGAAACTCTATATCGATAATTTCAGATCTCTTCGTTTAGCAAATTATGAAATGAAAGATTCTATTCCGCTTCAGTTTATGCCATTTCTTGCAAGGTATTACGGATTTGAACTACCTAATCCTTTTTCTAATTCTAATATTAATCAATATCTAGACTCTGTAGATATTGATATTCAAAACGGAAGGACAACAACATCCTTGCAGTCTAGCCTTGAGCAGATGTGGAATAGAATGTTGGTAGAAATGCCTTATGTTATTAGATCAAAAGGCACAAAGTCAGCTATAAAATCTCTAATGAATGCTGCTGGCATAAACATGGAATCAACTTTTCGAATAAAAGAGTACGGAGGCTCTACAAAGAAAAAAATATTAAGATCCAGAAAGAAAAAAGAATCTCAATATAGGTATATCGATTTTGTTACAGCTAGTCACATGCAGTCTAAGCCCCTCAAAGCATTCAGACATGAGCCTGGTGCCCCAGATCCAGCCTCGGGGCCGTCTGAATCAACTGTTCTTATTGAAGCCGGAGATATTAAGATAGTAAAGCCAGGAAATCCTCCTACACTCACGCAAATTACTTCTGGGTCTTGGACATGGGAAGGCCATTATAAATTTAATGCCGATACAAAAAATTATAATCAGTCTATATTTAGGCTTGAAGCACAAAGATCAACAGGAACCGCAAAGAACCTTCTTGTTAATTTAATAGCCGCCAGATCACCAGATTTTGCTAGCAATTCCAATAGCTTGACTTTACATGTCGATGCTGCAAACACTGGATCAACAAGCATTTCTATAGAAGACATACAACTTTGGGACGGCTCAAGATGGTATATCAACGTATCCCATGAATTTGGATTTGTATCATCAAGCTATTATCTTTATGCTTCTAAGCCAGGAATAGATAATATCATATCAGAATATTCTGGTTCTTTTACATACCCTAACACTTCGGCTAACTTGCTTAGTACATTTAATGCAACAGAAAACCCTGTTAATTCAGGTTCGAGAATAGCAATCGGTGAACCATCCACCCCGACGACTTACACCACTAATTATTTGGGATCATCGCTAGCATTAGGGTCAAATGGGTCTACGCAATTCTTTGATGGGGAACTAGGACAATTCAGAATATGGTCAAAATTTCTTTCTGGATCAGAAATAACCGAGCACGCAATAAACCCTTTCTCTGTTGGCGTTACTGATCCGATAGTAAATTATAATTTTATTACAGATGTAAATCTAGACATAGCGAATACGTCGACGCAGCTGGATGTTGGCCTTCCTGTTGGGTCATGGCAAAGAATAAGAGGTCAGTATGAGCTATATCAGAGTGTATCATCTTCTAATTCATCTGGTCACCTAGAGATTGAGGATGTGTCCAGAAACGAAATATCGTTTTTTGTAACGGGCTCTATTTCCTCAAGAATGATAAAAAGCAAACCAATATCATATACCATAGTAAATCCGTATTTCGCAGACTATACGGAGCAAAATAAAATTAGAGTTCATTCTTATCTTACGCAGTCGAATGCAGAAAAAAATTCTGGATTTCACGGATCAGTTTACGACATTAACGAAATAGAAACATTTGATGACAACAGATTTTCAATCGATATGTCTTCTGTACAGTCCATAGACGAAGATATTATGAATCTCATGCCTTCTACGGATATTCTGAACGAGTATCTAGGTTCTCCGGAAATGCAATATTCGGTGAATTATCCAAAACTAGATAAATTATCAGACGTATACTTCAATCGTCTTACTGGGAAAATGAATTATACCCAGTTGTTTGAATTTTTCAAATGGTTCAGAGTTAATTTCGCACCTATAATAGAAAAATTACTACCATCAAACGTAAATTTCCTTGGAGTTAATTTTGTAATCGAATCACATTTCCTTGAAAGAAATAAGTATGAATATAAGCAAGGTGATGTTCATGTTGATTTAAATTCTCGTGTGGCAGCAGAGTTAACACCGTTACCATTTGAGGGTACATTCAAAAAGGAGATTTAAAGATGGCAAAAGACACAACAAGATCATCAAGGTTCTCGCAAAAAAGAGGTACCCAGATAGGACTTGATTCTTATTCAAAAGGACAAGAACTTCCGACGCAAAGAATCCTGCATGCAGGTCTTGTATCAATCGGTAGATCTCGAAGTCAGTTTGTAAGAAAAAGATATGATGTTGTACCGGCTGACGCCACCAACAATATACCTCATGAGTCATTTAGGGTAATAAATTTTCACGAATCTGCTTGGGACGACACAACTTTTGATGCTTATGGTTATAATCCATTCCATTCGGCGAGAAACAACGAGGTATTCATTGCGAGCATTCTGGACAATGTAAAAGATGGCACCGTTTTTAGATCAGAGGCTGTATTTGATCCTGTCTTTTATAAACACTATAAAGATCATCACGACAGAGAAAGTGTGTATCTTGAAAAAGAAGACGTTTCAATGTCAGCTTTCAACGTGCTTGATTTTATGTCCGGATCAAAATATTTTGATTTACCTTTTGATGAAAACATATATTCCCACAGAATGGGAATTCAAAAAGAATGGATGCTAGAATTGCTAGCAAAACAAACATTTAATTTACGGCAAGAACATCCTATGTCTGCTGCCACAGGTATACAAAGAAAATTTGTTCGCACTGATTATTCTGGAGAAATAAGAAATAGCAATATACGAGAGTTGTATTTCGAAGACTGGCCTGTTCTAATAAGTTTTGAGCTTACTGGCTCTCGTGTAGATGCAGATTATGTTCGGGCAGCAGAGTCTGTCCTGAATGAAGAAATATTTTTTGAAGAAAATGATATAAACATTAATCCTTTAATAGATGATCCAATCAACATTCCAAACGCTCATGATCCTGAAATTATGAATCAGCTGTATACGTTCCGGGGAGAATTTGATCATTCTTCGAATCCGACACCTATATATTTTGTAAAAAACAGCGAAGGAATATTTGAATTGGCTTTATTAAACGCGGCCAATGCTTCTAAGTCTGATCTAGGTAAATTTGATAGTTCCATCATAATTGATCAGTCACACGTGTCGAATCACGGACGTCCTCTAACACTTTTCTTGAACGACGGAACTTACTATGACACAAAGACTGTCCCATCAAACCATGCTGCCACAGCTGACTCTGTCCTCAATTACACCGGTACTTTCTCTGTTGGCTATGAGATAAATGGTAGTTCAGTTACGAGGTCTTCATACTTTGCATCTGTAAAAGCCGGTACATATAGCAAAGCTCAAATAAAATTGGACGCTTCCTTCTCCGGTGACTTGATTATTTTTGTCGACAAAGACGTTAACAGGCAACATCGCTTAGAAATAGAACCATATTACGTATCTCGTGGCCTGCCAGGAGAAGCACCGTTAACTCCATTCAATTTATATAACAAGAAGAATCATATAAATGGTCATTCCGGTCATATAGCAGAGCCATCACAAAGATATGATTCTATTGCGTTCAGAGGTCTAAAAAGATAATGCCTACTTATTCTAGAGACAGATTACCATACAACTTATTGAAAAAACAGTACCTTCGTCCAGGCGAAAATGCTTATACCTATTTTGATAATTTGGCAGCATGGATCAGAGCCGGAAGCGCAACTTCGAAGAATTATAGTGTTTCTACTACCAGCGGAGGAGTAGTTCAGAACGAATTCGCTCCAACAAGATTCCAGTTCCCAGCTTTCTATGTAAATGAGGGATCTGCTGGGGGTGGACCAGAGTTTAGGATAACACATACTTCCAATTTTTCTAACACTTTTGCACCGGGACCCACTTTCGATAGTGGCTTCTTGATATCTTTTTGGTTCAAACTAACAGAATTTTCTCACGCAGACGCGTCATCTTCAGGGTCCAATATAATTTGCATTACCGATGGTACTAGCGGACAGAGAATAGTTGAGATTTTTTGTTCTGAATCTGGAGCTAGCCTTCCGCAAGTCGGCATTAGATTTTATGATTCGGTAAGCCCTTCTACCAAATTTGTCGAAATGAAAAGTGCTTTTGGAGTAGACGTTACAAAATGGAACCATATAGCCTTTTGGTGTGACGGATCTTCCTTTGGAAACACAATAAAAAATCCGGATTTTAATTTTATTCTAAATGGAGAATATCCTAACAGGGCAGGTTGGCAAGAGAGTGAAACTTTTTCCGCGGCTGCCGGCACTCAAATATCAACAGCTCATGCATCTACATCCGTAGTCGTAAAATTTGGAAATGGAGGTGGATCTTCTGTTCCTTCTTCTAATACCGTTGATGATTCTTATATGAATGGATATATCGCTGATGTTGCTATTTATAACCACGGTGTTCCACACTTGACGTTTAGTTCCGCTACCGCTAATCCTACAGACGTCAGTTTGCTATATAGACTTTCACTTCTAGGTGCATTCCAGGAACAATCTGGATTCTTAAATAACCCAGAAAGAATCATGAGAAACACTCTTGATGAAAGATCTTATTGGCCATCGACAGTAAAGGGCGGAGACCAAAGAAGATTAGGAAATCCATCGATAAAATGGGACGATGCAAAGCGACCAGAATATACAACCACACAAGTCAGTTATCCATCGTTATTGCACAGAAACGATTCTTTACTTACTTCTTCTATCTATCAAACATACGTTGACGGCCAATTAAATGTTCCTACGGGTGCCAGGACGATTCCAAGATACGCATATGATATGTTTTATGAAAGAGAAGATGAAGTATCTCTGTCGCCGTTTGAAGACTCTAGAGTATACATTGATCGAAGTAGTAATTTTTACCTGAGCGGTTCTGATATTTCTGGTTTCACAGGTTCGCTAGCCGGCAAGGATGTTGTCGTTATGGAATTTCCTGTACAAAACAGTATTACGTTTATCAAAGGAAATTATAACACGACCACTGGTGACGAAGAACATTATATGGCCTACTATAATGTAGCAGAAGAAAAATTAACTTTTCAACCAGGCGCAAGAATAATTAGTAATTCTTTTCCAGATACTAATTCTTCGTTCACCCTAAAGAGTGGCCAAAGAGCTAACGCAAAGAATTTTGACATTGCCAGACATGCATGCTTCGGCTTTACGCCGTTTCCAAAGACGATATCAACTGGTTCGAGCGTAACCGATTTTAACGCATATCCAGCTGCTTACTATTCTGGCAGTGGCAGCCCTACAGAAATAGCAGGTTTTCCGTCCGATTCTAGATATGAACCAGCTTCAGGATCTCAATCGTTTATCTTGGCTTCAGATTATATAAATGCTCCATTCCTGGTTGAAAAGATCGTTATTTCGCCTACGCAACAGGTTGCTGACACTGCCGGCAATGCATCTAGTGCATTCTTGCATTTGTACAACTCGGGTGTAAACCCTTCGACAACTGAAAGAATAAGCGAAGCTGGAGCAAGCGACATCACTCTAATGGCAAACTACAGCACTATTTTTATGATGAGGCATTACGACTGCCCGGTTGATGACAACAAAACTATTACTTCCGTTGGTAAAATATTTGATTATGAACAGCCCGGAATTACCGGCTCATATGCTGCGTATATCGGTTATCAGATACTACCATACACAGATAGAAACCCGTCATACCCAAATGGTACAATCCCTGGAGCCAGTAGACACTCTCAAACGAATGTGACAGGTTCAACAAACAGAGAATTGGTTTTCTATGCTAACATCGGTTTTATAAATGACTTAGACCTTACTCCCTTACACACTAATGCAAATCAAGGACTAAGGGAATCGATAGGCATGGAAAACTATTTTGACTTTGCAGTAACAGACGGAAACAAGGATGACTTTCTTCTTTATTTGTCTTCATCTGTTTTAATAGAAACTACGCCCAGAGCAATTCAGCAATCAAACCATTTGGGTAGCATCGATCTAGGTAATATTAAGACAACAACCCCCACTGGACAATCCGCGCGCGGTGGTTGGAACTTAAGATGGACTGGTGGACCAACGACACTTTCGCAAGGCTTCTCATCACGACTTTTCGAAAACCACGTTGCTACAGCTCCCGAAAAGACAGTTATTGCAGTTAGGCCTGCAGATGAACCCATTGCCCCAGTCGACGTTGAGTTTAATGTTGGCACTCAAAATTCAACTAGTTTTTTATTATTTCCTGAAGACAAATTGATATTAGGCATACAAGGTGGAAACATAAATGGAGGTATGTCACTGAGAGTAGATCCTGGTAACATTAAGATACAATTGTTCGGTTCTTACGTCGAAAACTCTAGACCCAAATTACCTATGCTGAATCAATCCCATGGATACACGGAGGCTGTACATGGTGCAATAGGTGAAATTTCCATACATGATCAGTTTGACATATCATATAGACAAGAGTTTTCTGGTTCAAACCCTGATACCTTTATGGGGATAGCTGAATTTATTAACCCTTCAACCGTAAGTGCAGCATTTTTTCCGTCGAATGTGGTTAATTTTGAATTGCCAAATCGGGATCGATCCAAGCCGTTTGTCGTCGCCAGTAACGCTACAGCGAATTCTCATCTAGGAATTGAATCATTAAATAGAGCAAGAGCCGGACTTGCTTCAGATGGAACGGTTGGTGATTATGCTTCGCTTAGAAGGAATACACGAGTATCAGAAAATGGGTTATTTGATAAGGATTCTATTGTTTTTTCTTTGCCAGATATTTGGGATGTCGATGGGGCAACAGGTGTTACGAATACAGGCACAGCGTCTATTTTCTCAATTGGAGATCATGCCGCCTCAAATACGAAATGGGCTTTTGCATTTCCTTTTGAAGACAGATATAACTCTGTTGATAGGGTCTATAAGAGAATTCCAGGTTTCCCTCTACCGATAATTTCAGACGGATCAAGCAGGCCGACTCATACAATAGGGTCTACTGGCGGAGGCACAGGAAATATGATCTATCCTAAAGCTTGGTTTTTTAGAGATTCGTATTCTGCTTTTGATAATGCCGCTGATACTGAAGACTGGGCCGCATTCGGAATGTTTTTTGGATTTGGATCTGGACCTAGAGGAATGCATAATGCAATCCGGTTAACCATAAACAGTTTGCCTGTTGATTATGGCGATTGCCCAAGAGGAGCAAAATATGGGCTTTCTAATTGGTGGCCAACATCTCGATCCGCGGTCTTTCGAAGAACCTCACATGGCCAATTCAGGGATATGCTAGAACCTAGACTATACGGACCAACGCTTGATGACACTTTAACACAAATAGACGACTCAATAGTTTCCAGAGTACTAATTAGTAATGGGGCAGTAGAATTCTTGGATGCCGCTGATTCTGTCATTGGAAATAAGGATGAAAACTACAAAGTAAAAGTTCCTTTTTTCGATATAGATAAAGTCGTGCCTACCACGAACCCTCTGCCTCCGACTAACAATGTTGTCACTACAGTTATCGATTCGTTATAGTTATGCCACCAAAAAAAATATTATCAGTATCAAACAAACCAAATCATCAGTATACTAAGGCACAGCTAGAGGTTACTGATTTTATTGTTCTTAGGAAGTCTAACAATAGACATATTATCAAAATCGTTTCCCCTAACGATTATCAGATAGGTCTAAATCAATCCGGCTTCGAGGCCTCCTTAAATGTAATAGGTGACATAACTGGATCAACAGTAGAGGCAAAAAATGAATTCAGGGGTTCATTAACTAAATTAACTGATGGCACTGCCTATCTCTTAGCAGGCTCAAATATTACTATAACGACCGGTTCATCTGGTGCAATAACTATTGCAACTAGTACGGCGACAGGAACAACGACAAACGCACTTACTATATCTGATGGTCTTCAGTTGAATTCTGGTACAACGTTCGACGGATCTGCAGCGGTAACACTTTCTGCAGACTTAAAATCTTCTGGTGGCCTAAAAATTGATTCTGGAGAATTAGCAATAGAGCCTGCAGACTTTGCCGGCGCCGGTCTGACCGATGATGGTTCTGACAATTTGGCTATTGATATTTCCGGACAAACTCTGGTTTCCGCCACGACTTCTGACCATGTACTTATACTTGATGCTACAGATGGAGCATTGAAAAAGGCAACTGTCGCCACGATACAGGCCGCTGGAGCAACTCTAGATATTGCCGGATTGTCCAATACACTTACCGAATCTACGCTCGCCACAGGGGACTTGATAGCTGTTGCAGATATCAATGCGTCAAATGAGGTGAAAAAAATTACAGTAGAAGACGTTGGACAATATCTCGCATCCGCAACTAATTCCGGAATAGGTGAATCCTCAGGTAAATTAAAAATTGATGCTAATGACCTCGCGACATCTTCTAATATAAACGTTGCTGCAGACTCCATTATTTTTGTTGATGCCGATGATAATGTGTCTTATAAAGACTCTATAGCTGATCTTGTCACCGGAATAGCCGGTACAGTAACAGCAACTGGACTTGCGTCATCTTCTGGTACCCTTGTCTTAGATATAACAAATCAATCAAGCGTAGGGTCGCTGAGTAATAGTGACGAGATAATAATATATGATGTTGATGCTGCCGCTCTCAAGAAAACCACGATTGCAGATGTCCAGTCTGCTTCTGCTGCCCCAACAACTGCACAGTATATAGTACTAACAACAGACTCCACTCTTTCAAACGAGCGAGTATTAACAGCTGGCGACGGCTTGGACCTGGCAGACGGAGGAGCAGGTTCCTCAGCAACTTTGGCTGTTGATGTAACTGATTTTATTGACACAAGCTACGGTTTGACAGAATCGTCTAACAATATTAGGCTAAATTTAAAGTCCTCGGCAGGACTAAAATTTGATTCTGGTGCGCTATCTATTGAACCAAATGATTTTGCAGGTACCGGACTGCAGGATGATGGAGCCGATAATTTGGCTGTCGTGTACGGTACATCAGCCTCAAGCGCTGCAAAGGGATCAAATACAATTTCTGTTAACGCTGGAGATGGTCTATCTGGTGGCGGAACAATGACGATTGGTCATACATCGGACTCTGTTACTTTGAACATAAGGCCTTCTGATTTTGCCGGTACTGGAACATCTGTATTCAACTCAAATATATCGACATATATTCAAGGAGGATCGAATATTACAGTTACCACCGGTTCGGACAATCAGCTTGTTATTGCAGCTACATCAGGAGGCGGTGGTTCCTCTATCGGGTCAATGAGTTCATTTACGGTTACAGCCGACTCAGGCGTCAATCAAGTAATAGAAGACTCAAATACTCTTAGGATTTCTGGCGGCACTGGAATCACAACCGCGGTGTCTGCAACCGATACAATCACAGCAACAATCAATGATTCTGTTGTCGCGACCCTAACCGGGTCTCAATTTTCTGGAAACATTGGAGTAACCGGTTCAATAGAAGCAACATCCCATATTAGCGGATCAGTTATAAGTGGATCTGTTATAATAGGCCAAGCTCTTTCCGGATCTTTGACGAAACTTCAATCTGGCGGTGATTATCTTATAGCCGGTTCAAATATTACGATTTCTACCGGTTCTTCTGGAGCGATTACAATTGCTTCTCTTGATGGAGGTACAATCGGTGTTGCCGAAGACGGAACGTATGAAGATGGTATTTTTACAGACTTTGTTGCAACGACTCCTACTGGTACAGCTATAGATAGATTCAATGAATTATTTAAACTTATGGCGCCTGCTCCGGCTCCGGACCTTGACAATTTTGATGTCGACACACCAGATGGCATAACTGCCTTTCTTTCCTTTGGCGCAAGCAACAATCAATTTTTTGCAACACCCAGCTATGCGTCGAGTAGTGCAGAGGCCGGATTCAGCGCTGTTGATGTAAATGGATCGTATGCACCAGGCACATCTGGTACGAACATAAGAAAAGGAATTTATACTGGGACTGATATTATAAGCGGAACCTTGAATGAAGATGTAGCAATCGCACAACACAATTCCGGAGTGACCAATCATGTTGCAAATGCTTTTGGAAACGCAAATGAGGGAACTTTGCGATTACATGTAAATGGAGTAGTTGTACACAGCGTTGACTTGTCATTGGCTTCTGCCGGTACAGGCGTTCCTGGTTCTGGCACCGGCACTCAATTAAACAGTAATGCTTCAGGATTCGTAACACTATCTCAGACTGGATCTGCAGTTCAATCAACTGGTGTAGATTTTGATACTTTTCAACACAGAACAGGACAATTTCAGGTTGGTACAGCTGATCAAAGAAATGGATGGAATTATGCGCAAGTCGTTCACGATAAAGGTGGAACTAGTGTCACAACAAACTATGTTGAATGGATAAACGATTCTAATTCAGATGTTCTTGCCGCAGCAGGAAATTCAATTAGTTTTGAAGGTTCCGGATCTATACATCTTTCCGGAGTTGAATACTTTCAGAGTGGATCAATAGAATACAAAACACGCGTCACAAACGCATACCGATATGTTTTTGATAATACCGCAATTGTTTTTCCTACGTCTGATTCGGCATCATCTCAATCAGGTCTGAGTTTTTCTCTTGCAAATCAAGCAAAGCCTACAATTAATTTTGCCGGAGGTGAAGATCATACAAAGGTTTTACACCTTACTTCTTCGGCTGCAATAACAGCAAACTATTTCTTGAGTGGAACCATCACTGCGGGAGCAACTGTTACACATCCCCTAAAATCTGATCTTGTAAATTCGGGCCAGTCAACGTTATCGCCTGTCTTGATGTATAATCTATCAAATAATTCAACCGCTTTGGTTGAAAATTTTCGAAGAGAAAACTATAGAATTGTTTCTGGTTCTTATGATACACAGACATCTGTAACCGCAAGTGCAAATGTTTGGGATTCTACGGTTTACATGACAGCCTCCAATGGAGGACATTCAGATGGTTTGCAATTTTATGATGAAAAATTATTGTCACCCATCAACACAATTAATTCTGGTAATTTCTCTTTATTTTCAAACGGACCCAGTCAAAATCCTGATTATTCTGGCCAGACAGGTACGAGAACTTTTATTAGGTGGTTTAAAAACGAGACAGGCAATCCACAAACTGATTTGTCCTTGGCAATCAATGGATCATCAACAATTGTATCAGATGGCACTTCGTTAACATCTTCTAGAATATCAGTATTATTAAAGTTTCCAGGCACTACTGGATGGATGGACCTAGCACTGCCTTACGTCCTAGATTCCATTTCTGACTCTTCCGGGGCCCATATTGATAATTCGATATTAGATTTTGATGATAGTCTCAACGCAACCAACTACGTAAATTTTGGTAACGTCGCGATTCCAAATAATCATTACGTAATCATAAAGGTGCTAGCAGATGAATCATGGACAGGAAATATTTCTCAAATTACTGTTGATTTTGGTGCCGGAACAGGAACTCTAACAGCCGTTCCAGATCTTGATGATATAGATTCTGATAACACTGGTGCGTCTGCTAATTTATCTTTTGGATCATTAAAGTCAATATCTGGTTATTCTGATCCGACAACAGGAGCTGGCTTCACGGCAGCCAACCTGAATGATCTTTATCAAGTAAGTGAAAATAGTAATAATCTTCGAAGAGCTGTGTTTAATGGATCTCAAACAATGGAAGGAGATCTCAACGAAGATGTAGTTTCTCCTGGAAATGATTTTGTTGCAAACGCTTTTTCCGACGCAAACAGCGGTAGTATTAAGCTTGAGGTAAACGGTGCCGTAATACATACGTTGGAAATCACCGGCTCACAGTCGTTAGTTGGCTCAGGAGTCCCAGGATCGGGAACTGGAACTAGTTTAAATAATGATGGATCTGGATTTATTGCTCTGTCTCAGTGGAGTCCTGGATTATTTGATAATGGAGTTCCAAAATTTTCTGAAATACAAAGAACAGGAAGATATAGAATAACGCCAACAAATCAAAGGCCAGGTTGGAATTACGCACGAGTAATTCACACAGTTGGTGGTTCTGACAGAGAAACAAACTACATCGAATGGGTGAATGATTCAGAGGCAACCGCTCTATCTTCTAGTTCTGGACTAAGTGCTTTTGGAGACGATTCTTTCTCCTATATAAGCGGAGTTAAATATTTTAACTCACCGTCTGGCTCAATTGAATTGACTGTTGACCATATATATAAAAATGTTTATTCTGATAGTTCTAGTGCCATAGGCTTTACAAGCCTTACGAACGCAACGGCTATACAAATTGTACAATCAGGCTCCGGATTATCTTCTACAAAAACAACCGCGGCTTCGACTGATTCTCTTCAGACGCTGAGCATCAACAACAATTCTCAAAACGAAACTCTTCACATAACTGGCACAATAAACTTTACTCAATCAAAGTCGTTGCCTGGAACATATACCACTGCTTACGGGTGTGGCGGTGCAATGACGTTTGACCACCCGCTGAAGTCGCCTCATACGTCCGCTACTGTGAACACGACAAATTTACTGGTCTGGACACCTTCAGATACTTCAAATGCAAATACTAATGAGTACTTTACCGGAGAGTCTTATAGGCTTGTTTCTGCAACATACTCGGCACAATCTGATGTTTCGGGAGGTTCATATAACTGGAATTCTCAAAGATCAATAAACGATCAGGCAAGTTATCCAGAACACGCCACCGGTTTGCTGATATACGACACATACTTGATTCCTCCGAAAGATGGAGGAGTAAACGGAAATTTTAGAAATCATAAGGAAGCCGGAAGTATAGAGTCACCTTTGGGAAATGTAAACTATACGTCTTTGACAAATACAACAAGAGATTATTATCGTTCTTTTTTAAATAATACGTCTGATGACAGGCCAAGCGTTCAAATAACATTATACGGAGACGCTACTATAGTAGGACGAGTAGGAGCAAATTCCGGAACGTTAGGATCAAACAAGAATATATTTGTTGAAGTTGGAATACCAGGAAAAACAGGGTTACTTGATCTAGGAAGGCCTTCGGCTGGATCAGGAAACTATAATGATGGCGATGGTTCGTTATCCGGAGATCTAACGTCAGCTGTTACAGGAGGAGGCGCAACAAACACCTGTACATTTAATGGTCAAACCGTTAATGGAACATCTGGAACTGCCGAATACTTAATTATAAGAATATCCGCATCTGAAAACTGGACTGGTTACTTAGATCGGATTGATGTAAGTTGGAGTTAGTTTTAATATGGCTGGTAAAAGTAATACATCAGCAACCTTCTTTGCACAAAAGAAGCTACTGGGAAAGGCTCATACCTCGAATCTGAAGGTCGATGGTGAAGAAGTCATTGGTTCAAATATCCAGGCGGCAACCAATTTGCTATTTGGGGAATCAATTCCGACGTCGCCAACTCTCACACTCAACACTGTGCAATCAGCATCCAATGGTGCCCCGGCAACAGTAGAATATATACAATTCGACTTGGTAGAATATCCAGGCACAAGATACGATGCGAATGCTACGGGAGGTGGTTCAGGTACTGACTCCGGAGAATCTTCACAAATATCAGGACCTCATACTTATCAATTCAGGTTACCGTCCAATTATGAAAGCGCTAGTAATAATTCTAGAGCTGGAAACGGAGTATTCGATAACAGTAAAATAGTCCATGAAACCCTAGGCTCTCTTCAACTAATTCCTCCTTTCTTTTCTAGAGATGCGCCAAATCCTTATATTGTCAAGATATATAAAGACAACGGCAGTGGCGGCCTCGGAGATGAAATACCATTATTAGATAACATTGACTGGAATGTAGACTTTTATAACGGCATCCTTTTCCTTCAAGATTATGTTGCTAGTAAAGTTCCTGCTTTTGCGAAAGCTTTTGCTTACGTAGGTAAAATGGCAGAAGAAGTCATTACTTCTGGATCTGGAGGGGGTGGCGGTGGAACCCCTGGTGGTTCAAATACGCAAATACAATTTAATGATTCTAATTCTTTTGCGGGAGATAGCAATCTTACGTTCAACAAAACAACGGATACGTTATCAACTGTAAATCTTTCTGGTTCATTGACTAAACTTTCCGATGGTTCTTCGTATTTGATAGCAGGGAATAATATAACAATTACTTCTGCCTCGAACGGTTCTGTTACAATCGCCTCTTCTGCTGGTGATTCAAACGGAAATTTGGTTTTCAACGAATATGTTGGAATGGGAAATGGCTCGAACACTTTGTTTTCATTAGACAATACTCCAACTACAAATAACAATGTTTCTATATTCGTTAATGGTCTTTTGCAGATGCCGGCAACCTCTCTCACGGGCGCTCCATTCCAGGATTATTCAGTAACCGGCTCTTTAGTTTATTTTACAACATCATCTCTCCCAGACGAAGGTAGCATAGTTATGGCAAATTATACGACAAATGATGCAATTTAAATTGTTGTAATTCTAGGCATCAATTTAAGGTTTCAAACTTTTTTACAACATATTTAAGAATATGACAGGAAATAATATGTACAAAACATCCGATTTATCAATTGCCGCTTTCCTAATGATGAAAGGAATGTCTCTCATCAACGCATACAGGATGCAAAGCGGCCAGTTTATGTTTGAGTTTAATGACCCTGATCAAAAAGGAGTCCAGTTCGCAATTGAGTTTGCTTCTTCGGAGTGCGCAACCTACGATAATCACGTCCGAAATTTAAAGAAAATTTTATATCGAAATTAAATTTAAGTTTGAGACAGACGTTATACTTATAGACAAGTTCAGTCAGTTCAGCTCCGGTTGGTTTCTTAAAAGTATTTCAATTATAGCCACAAGGAGAAAATAATGGCAATAAAAACACAAATCAGATTAGCACAGCTTACCGGATCTATTGACGACGGTTCTGCAGCTAACGATCCAACGTCAACCAATAAGTCACTTGCTGCAGATAGTTTGCAAGGTGTTCTTGATGCGGTTGGTGCTGGACTTCAAAAAATTCACGGCGCGGCTTCTTTTAACTTGGCTTCTGCTGGTGAATTCTCACACTCAATCACACCAAACGCTGCTAGCAGTGAAATTGCTCTTGGTTCTGCCTCTAAAGAATGGGCTGATCTATACCTTGGTGACGGCGCTGTTATCAACTTGGGTGATGATCAAGATGTAACACTTACTCACGTTGCGGACACTGGAATTTTGTTAAACAGCACTAGAGCGATTGCGTTTTCAGACGGAAACTCTGCTATTTCTAATCCAGGCGCTGGTCTCAAACTTGAAGATCACGCTGTAATTGAGGTTGAGGCTGCAACATCAATCCAGCTGGACTCACCAATCGTCGACTTTGAAGACGACGGAGTTGCTTTACAATTTGGCGACGGTGACGATGTTGTATTGACACACATCCATGACGTTGGACTTCGTTTGACTGGTGGAGCATCTGGACAACACCCTAAGTTGCAGTTGAGAGATAGTGATATCGCTCTTGAAAGTACTGCTGACGGCGAAGTTGGATTGCAGGCAGATCTTAATGTAAACATTGGTACACGAGCTTCTGGGGTTGCGATTGCAATTGGTCACGGAACATCTGAAGTTACTGTTGGCGATAACCTTACTGTTGAAGGTGATTTGACTGTAAACGGTACTACCACAACTGTTAATTCAGCAAACTTGACTATTGATGATGCTATCATTCTTTTGGGACAAGGAAACAATGCAAACCTCAAAGACTTGGGTATGATTCTTGAGCGCGGCGGAAACAACGTTGCTCTTTTCCTCGATGAAACAGATGACGTTTTCAAACTCGGGTTTACTGCTGAAACAGCAAGTGATGACGAAATCACCGTTGCTGATGGAGCTTTGACAACACAAGTTGACAAACTTCAGATTACTGGATCTGCTCACTTTATCTCTTTTGAGAACAGAGGCGGTGGTGACACTTTCAATATCAAATCTTCCGGAGACTTCTTTTTTGATGCTGACGGCGGAAAAATAATGTATACAGATCTTAGTGCACAAACGACTAACGCCGTTGCCTATGTTCTTGATATGGGAACTGATCAGCAGGCAAAATTCAAAGATGGCAATGAGTCAATTGACTTCTTCACCTTGGATTCTGCAAACTCAAGAATGGATATTGATAGCACTATTCGTATCGCAAACGGTGGTTCCTCTACCGGTGGAACAATCACATTCCTCGAAGATTCAGACAACGGAACAAACTTTTCTGTGTTGCGAGGACCAAGACAGCTAGCTGACGACAATACGGTTTTTGAACTTCCTGCAGATAACGGTATAAGCGGATATGTTCTCCAGACCGATGGATCTGGTCTTACTTCCTGGGTTGCAAAAGGTTCTGCTGGAAACTCGGTCAAGACTTATGCAACAATTCAAGCCGCGGTTGCTGCAGACGCAAACCTCTCGTCAGACGGTGGTTACTCTGTAACAAACTTCAGTGCAATCTCTACAGAGAACGCTGCAAAAGCTATTGACGTATACGTAAATGGCCAATTGTTGCAGTCAGGATCTGGTCCATATACGACAGATGTATCTGCTGGTAGTTTTACTTCCGGTGATTACCTTGCAAAGACTCTTACAATGAACGCGTTGGATATCAAGTTTGCTTTTGCTCTTGAAGCTGATGATGTTGTTTGTATTATTGGTCGTGCATAATATAAAATAGGTACTAAATACCGGGTCGGCATTTACATGCCGACCTTTTTTGTTTTAATTAGAGTGAACACAACAAAAGGAGATAAACATGCCTGACGTTACCAAGTCTGTTTTACAAAAAGAGATACGCCAATGCGATCAAGATTTGTCTGAGCACAACGATGCTTCGAAACTTATCACAAAGATAAAATCTGAAGTTACAAAACTAATAAAATCATCGATTCAATCTGCCAATAGTACTAGTTCGATAGACGAAAGATTAAAATGCCTAATCGATGGTCTTCAAGCTATTATGAATTTTGTTGAAGAATCTGAAAGGCTTCATCTTTTGAAATATGATCAAATCACAGCCAATGCTCAGTTACTAAGAGAGATTCTACAAAAAGTCGATAAAAAAATCGAAGAGGAAAAAAAAGACAATAAGTCTAATAAACCAGAACAAGGGCCAAAGGATATTTAAAACCAGACAAAAAGTTGGAGAAAGACCGATATCCTTGAAGGAACAGAGGAGATTGAAAAAGAAACTTCTCGAGACAAAAGGGTCAACAACATAATTAGTATCTGGAGAATGTTATGGCAGGTATACTAGACCCTAAACAAAGAATATTTGATATAATTTTGACTACTCATGGAAGGGCAAAAATAAAAGACGGAAATTTTGATATAAAATATATCAGTTTTTCCGATTCTTGTGTTGACTATAAACCGGACAGAAGTCTAGATGAGCCGGACCAGGATATAAAAAATAACTTGGTCCAACCGGATGGATTACAACTAGAGGCTTTTTCATCTTCAAGAGATATACTCTTTCCGGAAATTGATAGAAATGGCGGTAATACATCTCTGGACGCAAGAATAGATAATTCTTTTACGATAAGAAAAAATAAAATATATAAAAAATTAGGTCAATCTAAAACAATTGATCGTTTTCTCTTAGTCACAGGATCTGTCGATCTTTTTTCTTCGTCTGTTTCTTTAACAGAAAAAGCGCTGAACAATTATAAAGATCTTCAGTTAGTAAGATCGAAAGAGAATAACAGCAATCTTTCGCTATCTATGAACGAGGTTATTTTCGATCAAAAATTTTCTAATGTTGCAGATTTTAAGCTTGAGTCTTTAGATCCCATTACATTGGATACTAGATTTTCCAATTCTTTAAGATTAGATTATCTTCCTCCGGTAGTAAACGACCAAGGAACAATGAAAAATATAGGGATTTTTCCAAAGTATACGGAAGAAATAACTGATCAATATTCAAACTACATTGATGAACAGTCAAAAATCTGGCAAAATCAAACCGTTAAATTTTACAAATCAAAGCTTACAACGCTAGATATATTTGGTCAAGTTTTTGAAGTAGCAGGTTCAGAAGTAAAAAAACTAGTTATTGCAGAGATCGGGCCTCTATATGAAAGAAATATCCCCGTAGGAAAGCTATTCTATTTGGGCCATATTTTTCGAGACAAATATGATATTCCTAAGTTTGTCAGATTATTCACTTTAGTTACGAGGACGAAGAATGTCTAGTGTTCTTAAAATAAAAAAAGGAGAACAATCATTTTTGTTTTTATCTAGAGGCGGATTGATAGTACTCGATATTCAGGTAGATTACAGTCAGATTATGCCGGGTGTTCAGCCCACGGTACAAATACAGACTGTATTTATTTCAGAAAAATTTGGAAACTTAGCAAACTCAACTCTTGCAGTTGGAACTCCGACACCACAGGAAAATAAATTAGTAGCCTTCTCCGTTCCTGGTCAAAAAAAGATCTTAGAAGAAGGAATTTTAACTGCTGACTTTTCGAACTATATAAAAATAGAGGAACTTTCTAAGCTAGAAAGGTACTATCTAGGAATGCTAAAATTACAAGAAGGAGTATGTAGAGATGACCCGAATTTGTTTTCGATAGATGATTTGTCATTTATGCCAAAGAAGTTTATGTTAGCCGCCGATTATAACGGTGGATTAAATAGTTTAGATCAACCGACATTTTATTCTCTTTTTGAATGCAGTAAGAACAATGACTGGTTTTCTCAAGTTCCCGGTGCTTTTTTATCTCAAGAAAGAGCAAAAATTATTTCTGTAAAATTAGAAGAAAAAAATTATTCTATACTAGCAGACTGGGACGAAAACTTAGTAGACGAGTGTGACATAGTCCAAAGAGAAGTCTTAATAAAAACTAGAATCGGTCCTGAGCAAATTTTTGTTCCAACAATCAAAACCGGCACGATAACAAGCCCGTCTGATCAACTGATAGAATCGGCAGACGTCTCAAAATATTTTATGATTCAGCCTAAAATCGATGGATTTGCAGTAAATAATTTTTTTAAGATAGGAAACCAGGGCACATTTGTCGGCTCTCCGTTCTTAAATCAGCTTGGAATAGATGTTTTTATCGACTGCTTTAATTTAGATGGTGTAAATGAATTTGTGGTGTATTATAGATTACTAAACTCATCACAAGACAAAGAATATTCGATAAACATTTACGACTCGAATACTTTGATTTATCATGGCGAAATTTCTTCAAGCGGGGATAAAATAATAATATCGGAATACTTGAAAAAACCAAATTTTTTATACGTTGAAGTTCTTGAAAATAAAAATAAAAAAATATTTCAAAAAGAACTAGTGTCCTATCGATATACTGGAAAAGGATATGGGGGAATATCATTGCGAGACCAACGAGAGGCATTCGGCGAATTTGAGTTTGATATAGAACTGAATGTTCGCAGTGAAGATATCTGGACTCCGATAGAAAAATCCCTAGATGATATTGATCTTTCGAATCCTGCCACCGATGAACAAATAAAAAACGCACAACTTACCTATCAGGTCGTAATAACAAAAATATTTGACGGCAAGTTCTTTGATGAAGAAATTATATTCGTAAATAGAAACTCAAACGGCTTTTTTATTGAAGGAGCAGATGGATCGGACTTTGAAATTATAAAAGAAAGCTCCAATAAAAGACTAGTTAAATATAAAACAAAACTTCCGGCCGGTGGTTCTGTTGTGTTGTTAGCAAACGTCAGAGTCTATCCTGTATCTATGTACCTATATGAGAAAAAAGATTTTTTTCTAGAATACATCGACTTGATCGAAAGAGGGAATACGGTTATTCCTAAAAGAAAAAAATTATACTTTAGAGATCATCCTTCTAATGCAATCAAAGTGTCTCCACATTTTAACACCGACACTAGAGAAAACGTTAGATTTTTACAAAAAACTGGCACATCTAAAAAAGGAATAGTCTTGTATGAAAATCACGAATCCAGTTACGCAGCTATTCCGGCTTCTTCGGACCAAAGATTTGAAGAATTAGTGAATATTTCAATTGTACAAAAAAATCTGTATTATGAGTCAAACATAGCTGGGTCGATACATCCGCAAGTATTGCCTTATCAAATAATCGACATAGAAGTAGATGACGAATTAAAACCACAAATTACAAAAATAGAATTATATTCTTGTGTCCATGAGAATAATGTTGCTCGCAAACTAAGATTAATTGGTAGTTTTATTCCAACAGCTACGATAAGAGCGGTTGATTTTTCTTCAGCTGCGATTATGTATTCGGTACAAATTAATCATTCTGAATTGCCTTTCGAGCAAGATAACCCACCCGAAGCCCTTGAGGCTGTAATCGGTGATTCATTTCTCTCAAAAAGAAGAGTATTCAGTCAGTTCAACCCAACCGATAGACACACCATATCTTATAAGGTAGTCATACAAAGGGACTCAATCGCCACACCAATCGAGGTCGATTCTAGCAAAATTGAACTGCCATCGATAAGGCTTCCCGAGCCTATTATCTATAACCGTATAGAAAAGATGGGACCATCCTTCGAATTACAGTCGGAATAAAAGGAAAATTAAATGCCAACAAATATCGAAACAGTAGAAATATCAGGTGATTACGAGTCCATAAGTTCGTTTTCAGCTTTTAAGAAATTGCTAAGAAATATTTTTACGACTCCTGCGCCAATGTTTGCATTTCTCGATGCTAACAACATATCAAAAGGCAACTTTGATTCTGGTTACATTTCTGGAAACAGAGTATATGTTTCTATAGTGGCGGGTGCTAGTTATCTTTTTGAAATAAATAATGACTCATACACTGATATAACAAATGTTCCTTTCGTTCCACAAGAGCCGCCAGCCATCGAAGTTCCGTCTACGGGTAGATTGATAACAAAGATTTCGCCTGTATCTACAAATGTATCGCTGACCTCTGCAACCAACTACATCGTCACTGATCCTATAGAGTCACCTATCATAGAGGACGAAACGCTTTCTTCACTAGGGATATATTCCGATCGGCCGGCCCTTTTGTCTGTAATACAGCATGCATATTCAGAGGATTTGTTCGACCTGGTAAAAGAGTACAGATTGTCAAAGATACAAGAATGCAAAAGCAAAATAGATGGACTAGATTCAAAAATTAGAATCAAGCTACAGGAAGAATACTCGGAAGAAATACAAAAAGTAAATGATCTTATTGCTTATTCAAATGACTACCTAGATATTAAAGATAGGTTGCGACAAAAAAAGAAAAAATTATTCCGAAGAAAAAAACAATTAAGGGATCTTGACGAGATAATAGAAAAGTTATCGCAAAAAAACGAGTTAATAAAACTAGAAGACGGCGCTATATTAACAACTCTGAATCCACAGGTTGAGCCATCAGCTATAGAGGCTTGGATTCTCCAACAAGGAAATGCAAATCCTCCAGGTATTGAAGTGCCGATAGTGGCCTTGTCGCAGCTCGATGCCCTATTGGAAATCCCCGCGGTCAATGAAAATGACGACACAAATACCGTCGGAGATAAAATAAGCAGAATAGACACGATTTTATCATATTTTGACCTTACTAAGATATATAATTATTATTATACCGATCCCGCAAAGATACTATCCGAGTACGCTGTCAAATACGAAGCGTTAGAAGTTATAACCGATATTGGACTTACGACGTGGACAGCTGGGGTTCTTCAAGGCGTCAAAGGTTTTCTCACGTTTCTTGAATATGTTGATAACCAAGGATTGTTTGTGCAAGCCGGCTTTCCAAATTTTGGATCTCTGCAACTTGACGTCGACGAAATATTTGAAAACAATAATGGAGACGGCCCCGGACATGTCGCAAAAATAGCTGTCTTAGAAAAATTAGAAGGCCTAGTCAAGGAAAGAAGACAAAACCTAGTAAAAATACTAGAAATTCTAGAACTTGAACTTGAATTACCAAGTACAGACAGAAAAAACCTTGAAGAAAATATACAGTCGTTAGAAGAAGAAATACAATTTTTAGAAAAGGTAGTTATTGACTTAGACATAACAGGATACACAGGAGTAGAAGAGATCTTTGAACTTTCAGGTTTCGATCTACCTAGATTTACTTCGTTCCTGTCCGAACAAGAATTGATTACAATCCAAAGGCAAAAGCAGATGTATCTACCAAATTCTGCCATTGGGTTTCTTCCAAAAAAAGAACTGCAAGTATATAATGAGGCACAGTGGTATCTCCTAAGGAGATTCGCTGAATTTCTTTCAAATCTAGATAATCCTAGATTGATAACTTTTGGCATACCATCAAACGCAGAGGAAGAATTTGGTGACTTAATAGCCGCAGAGATAAGAATAGAGCCAGAAGATCCTGCTCCTGCTGGCACTACTGTAAAATTTGAAGGGCCTATGTTCCTGTATAGCAAAGATGCCTTCCTAGTTATGAAAGACGATTTTACTACTCAGAAGGTTGATGATTTATTTAACGTGACCAATCTTACCTTTACTAAGTTTAGAAAGCGACTTTATGATAAGCTTGGAGACTTCTTTTCTAGACATTTCATGAGAAAAACCGGCCCAAAGACGAGGCCTGCTGCCTCTTCTTTCGTTCCAGGAAGCGTTTTAACTGCTTTCCGCAATAACATTATAGACTTTTATGATGGAAATGGAGAAGAGCCTCCTTTATCAACAGACAACACCGGTTACATAACGACGTATAAGAAGCTTCCTAATCATGCCAACTTAACCGGTCACCAACCATTCAGTCAAAAAGCAATATTTGTTAATCACGGAATAGACTTTTTAACTAAGGAGTTGCAGCGAGTATACGCTGGCATAAACCTAGATGAAGATTCGTTCCCGCTCGATGACGAGTCTCAAAATTTTATTATATCATCAACAGCCATAGAGTCGATAGAATCATTGGCTCCGGATGGTTTTGACGGGAATATACCTCTGCCTGAAACATACAGCGAACCTGTTCTTTCGTCTCAATTAGTTTCGCCCGAATATTCATTAAGAAAGATATGCTCTGATAAAATTTTCTCAAGGACTTTTTCTACTTTTGTAGATGAACAAATGTTTCCCGTAACAACAAGAACCCCATCACTATACCAACATCAGGCTTCTGGCCTTTTTGGCACCGCGCCAAAATGGCAGCGTGTTCTAGACGTTAGTAAAATTAAATACAAATCAGGCGCTGAGTCCGGACAAAACAAGTTCGTGTTTTTTAAGGTGAAAAATAGTTCTAATAATAAAAGAACCGGAAACCTAAAAGTGATTATTTATCATAACGGATCAAACGGTGTCGGGGTACCATAATGCTAATTCCTTCTAATAATTCAGTACACATAAATCCAGAAGGCCCAATTGAAATTATTGGCCAATTTGAATATAATTATTTTACGGAAGATGAAAGATCGGACGAACTAAATACGTTTTTTGAAAATCAGTCTGAAAGATATAAAACTTTGATAGGGGAACCTAGAAGAGTTTTACTGAATGTTACAATGCCCTCTTTTATCAGGCAGCCAACCATATTTACAGTTCCTCCAAATGTTCTAGAAATAATTAACGAATGTTCTGAGAATTTTTTTGAATATTCAGATGGACAAAATATAGAAAACGCAGATGCTGTATTTTCCGACGCAATCAACTCCGGATTTTTTACATTAAACCTTTTCCCTCAAGATCTCGAACAGAATATCGTTACACAGTTTTCTGAACCTGGAGAACTAACAAAAAACAGGTTAGAGAGATTTTTAGTCGGCAATTACGGAGAAAACTCTGGAGAATCATTGGAGGCTTCGATAAGAAATTCTGAAAGTTTTGTCCCTGTCATTAATCAATCTTCTGGCACAAAGATAAAATCTTCTTTTGCCCCAATGCAAGATAAATCTCCAATTAGTCAATTGTCTATGGATTTTGGAAGCTCTATTGTAAAAGCCTCTCTGAATCCGTTAAATCCATACCTAGATGAGTTGTTGTCAGTCACGCAAGAAACAGAAAAGTTACAGCAAAACAGCAGAGGGAGCAATCTTACTTCTGTTTTTGAACCGCAAACGCTCGATGATTTTGGGTCTGTTGCAATTCCAAAGGCAAAGGAATATAACGAAGTTGGAACAACTCAGCAATATCGGCACGAAGGTCTTTGGTTTATCGGATACTTTGTTATAAAACAAGACGTCACGGTTGTTCCGACAAGAATAGTAAATTATTCTTTTTATTCCTCACTGTCTCTTTCTATTGACATTGACGATCCGTATGTAGCGTATGGCAGAAATTACCGCTACTCTGTTCATGCAGTGTACGCTAGGGTGACATATTCCGCACTCGGTTATTCTGCATCAACGGTTATATCACAAGACTGTGAGAGGATAGAAATAAAGACAAAAGAATTTATTCCTCCACTTCCTCCAGAAAATCTTAGAGTTAGAAAAGATGGCCGATCAACCAGGTTATCGTGGCAGAGAAATATAAGAGAAAGACAAGTAGGTGAGAGATTTGTAAAATCAGATGATACGGCAGCCACCATGGTCTATTTAAGAAACTCGGTCAGTGAGCCATACGAACTAGTTTGTTACGTAATCAATACAAAAATAAAAAACTATACGATGCCGGCCGAGATCATACCTGAAAACATAATAAAATATTCTGCAGACCCCGATATAGAAATAGGGCTTTCAGAGAATAGAAATTATTACGTAGCGTTGGCAGAAGTAGACGTGCATGGTAATATTTCAAACCTATCAGAACAAATATTAGTTTACAGAGACAAATTGAGAAATACTTTTATATATGAACTGACTTCTAAAGCAGGCGCACCTAGGGCTTATCCAAACATGTATTTTGAAGATGTTTTGTTAAAAGATATAATCGATACTGACGACATAAAAGAAATGACGATTTTTTATTCGCCAGATCTTCCTCAATATGAAAATGTAAATGACGAAGTTCCTTCTTATAGAATGCAGCTGATAGATATTAATTCACAATTGTCTAAGACTATCGATATCAAGGTAAAATTCAAAACCTAAATACTATTGATAATTTTTGTTAGGCATAATTATGATCATGATTAGGAGATAACAGATGGGATTTTTGAACCACAGCACCAATAACATAGTTATTGATGCAGTATTAACAAATGAAGGAAGGAATGCTATAGCTGAGGGCGGTCTTGACATTACAAAATTTGCTTTATCTGATGACGAAGTAGATTATACAATTATAAAAAAATACGGAAGAATTGTTGGAAAAGAAAAAATAGAAAAAAATACTCCAATATTCGAAGCATCAACGGCGGCTGATCTAGGATTAAAATATTTTCTCAACAACGGAGATACGGAGCAGGTTGGTCAAATATTGCAAACTTTTACTTTGGCGCTCTCCTCCGGGGATGGTATTACTGCCGGTAATAATATTGCTTATAATCAAAATTCTTCAAGCGGAAATACAACAAACACGTTTCAGATTCGTATTGACGCAACTGGAGTCCTTTCAGAGACACTTACAAACGTCGCACTAATCGAAGACGGCTATGAATTTCAATTTAGCAGCACCTTTTTATCACATGACGGTTCGTCTAGCATGCCGGCCCAGTTTGGAATAAAAGCAGCCGCAAAAAATCTGCCCGCGTATCATAATGCCAATCAAAAATTGGTTCTTCCAATAACGATAAAAAATCAAAATGGATTTGAACAGACAATCTTTATAACAATCGACCCGTTCGCAGCATAGGAAACAAAAATGGCCATAATAACTAAAACTGTAAATACTACAACTGCAAAACCGTCTAATTTAAATCAATTGATAGATGTTGTGCAAGAAGACGTGTCGTCATCAGTTTCTAGAAAAAAATATCAAGTATTCGTTACCGGTGGTATAGGGCCGGGAATTACTTCCTCTCTTTATCAGACAGTATTCGATCAAGATTTTTCGCTCCAAACAGCAAACCCTATTATGGACATGACCATCGGGTTATTTTGGAACGAACATTTCACGGCAACCAGTCCAACCGACGCCAATGGAAAATCCTCTACAGCCAACATCGTGTCAACAGCACCAGGATTTTCAACTTCTGGTGATAGTGGAGCAAAGAGATTGTCTTTTGCAAAGAATGCAGTGATGATGCGCGAAAAAGTAAATAACTATCGTCAAATGGCTGCGCACCTCTTAGGAAACGCTGATCTTTGTTTTTCTCTTGCAGATAATACATGGCCTGGGGCAACTTCTACGAACGACATAAGTTCATTGTCGACAACCAACAGTTTATCAAATGGGACCGGGCTAGGAGCCATTATTCATGAAGCTCTATTTATTAACATAAAAAGACTTTTTGCACGAGATGGCATAAGAAAAGAAACTTTTGCAATGCGAGTACACAGATCGGCTTCTCTTACTGGATTTGACGATCTTGTAACTGCAGATTCGGACGGTATACAAAGAAATCATTTTTCCAGTTTTTATCACGCCGGTGTACTACAATCTTCGGTTCAAGTACATCCAGATCTCGCTGGTCTTGATGGATATGCGGCAAACTTTCCAGTTGTAACTGGATCAAATGTTAGTTATCTTTCTGATGAAATGGCAGCAGGGACTTTTATGCCGTTCCTGCCAGATATTATCGCCGATATAGGAGCTCAACAAAATCTACGAGTTTCAAAGGCGGGTGATGTGGCAAGAATTCTGACCGCAAATGGTCAAGACCCGGTAGGTCTTTTATTCTATGAGGCAGGTGTGGCTGTATTTGATATGCGAAAGTTATTCTGGTCAGATCAACATGTATATGGTCGTATTGACGCTATGACAGCAACAACAATGGCTAATACAGTGTACAAGCAAGGCAACACAGCCAACGCTGGAGATTTTGGTACGATACCAGCTGGCCAGACTGTAATAGGTTGCGATGGCACCGCGGCTTATAACCTGGGAAGTGGTGTTGAAAATACGCAGGCCAAGTTTATACCTGACTTCTTAGTATCTGCGTCCATAGATAACATTGTTGACCATATTGCAAAAGTAAGATTCGGCTCTGGTTCCCTAACTGCGATGGCATTCCAGAATCAAACCAAGATTCAGTCAAACATATACTTCTGCAGAGCCGAAGCCTCAGAATTTAATTTTAGCGGCAATCCTACTTTTACTGACTCAACGGGTAAGATAAATACCCTTGAAAATGTCACGGTAGATTCTACAGAAACTAGCTTTACTTTTATCACTGGTGTTGGTCTAATGAACGATGCAGGCGACCTCCTAGCTGTTGCAAAATTAAACAGACCTATAGAAAAGAACGATGAGACGGAATTGACCTTGAGGATCCGCCTTGACTTCTAAGGAGATCCGAATTGTCTTTTTTCAAATTTCAACCAGAATTTGCGAAGATCACCACGGTAGAACTTAACGCAAAAAGAAAGTTTATATCTGGCTCCAGTGGAATAACTGGGTCAGTTTTTGTATTTCCAAACAGATCGGATACACAAAAAGACAATATAGACGAAAGATTAGAATTCTCCGAGTTGCAACCTTTCAGTGGGTTATCTTTTGAAGCTAGAAGAATAGAGATATATGGAGGACAGAATCCTATATTCGGCTCGGGTGGACCTTTTGCCGATCGCGCAGCAGGAGAATCCTTTCCGACGGGAAATTTTGAACCTGCTTTGGCACTTCTCTTGGATGGTGCCCATCCTTATGACGGCGCTGACGATCACCCTCCGGAAGTAACAAAACCAGGAGTAGTAGCACTAAATTTGAATCTTGCGCATCAAGGCTACTCAGATCTATCTACGCATCCTAGAAATGCAACTAAGAAGAACATTCGAATGTTAAAAGCTGACGGAAACACTTTTTCTTCGGCCTCAAACGCTGTGCAAATGTTCGCGAGAACTCTGTCAAAAGCACAACAGTCTTATAACAATAGATCAGGAAATTATTATGATAATTTTCATTGTCTCAACTTCTTTCAGGTATCCCAGACTGCTCCGACCTTTATTAACTATCCCAATAGGAATGATCAGTACACACTGAACTATACAAAAGGATTTACGATAGAATTTTGGATAAAACCAACAACACACCAAGTATCAAAAGGAATAATTGCACAACATCACGGATTATATGCGATTGCAATCGAACCGGCCAAATATAACAAATCAGGAGAGCCTTCTGAATTTAAAATGATATATCACCATACCTCTTCTGGTCTTCCCGGTACAGGTACATATGAATCACTAACGACTATTCCTGTAGACGAATGGTCACATGTTGCTTTTCGATATGGCCCAAACTACAACAAAGATAATTCTACTCAGAACGGAAAGTTATCTATTATCTTGAATCACTCAGCATCTCTAGAATCGATAATGACATCCGGGTCGATATCGAACATAGGGCACGTGTTGACGCTTGGCGCATGGACGTCAACAGGTTCTGCCTCGCAATTCAACAGAAGCGTCACATATAATCATCAGAACTTAACAAATATGACATTAGGGGCCTTTGGACACTCCGTAAGTCAAACAACAACAGGCATTCTAGGCACATTCTATAGTGGGTCAAGCTGCGAAATTCAGGAAGTGCGATTCTGGAAAGAACCAAAAACAATTCCGTTCTTAAAAAATAATTCTTCTGGATCGTTGACGTCATCACTTTCTTCGGAGCTGTATTTATATCTTCCTTTTTTCTATTCTTCTTCTCTTCCCGGGACGGAAAAATATTATGTGTTTGAACCAACCGACTCCAGCGATTTATCGTATTCGAATTATGAAGGAACGATTGTAGGTTCTTCCGAAACTTTCGCCACATCTTCCGGATTTGGTAATGCTCATTATGCTCATGTTCTCGGGTATAACAGCTTGAATGTTCATCGGTACCTAAAAGATTTTGTGAGAGACGAGTACCCTTTTCTTGTACATCTTTCTTCTAGTTTTAATGCAGTCGACACAAGAAATAATTCAGCCGCAAAATACAATTTGGCAGATGTCTCTGGTTCCTATAGAAACTTTTCTCAAAACATTCTACGAAACACGCTTTTACTTCCGTGTGATAACTCCAAGTTTTCTCCAAGGTACAATCTGATTCCAAGCGGTTCAGAGTATTTTGCCAGGAATAGTTCGATGATCTCTTTGTTGAATATTGGTTCTTCCGACTCAAAAGGCGACACTCTCAACGCTTGGAATGACGATCTTTCCACCATGTCTGCATATGAATCAGAAAATGGTCAACCAGCATCCGAGTCTGTAATTCCGGACCCAGAGACTTTTATTAACAGGCTGGATTCCATAGACAAAATATGGCCATTTCAGATTGCTATTGATATACCAATTATTTTTTATGGGGAAAAAATACAACCAGAATCTCTTAAGATTACTAGTAGAATTCTAGAGTCGAAAAACAAAAAGATAATAATAAAAGACGATGGATTTGGAAACCTTTATAGGGCCAATACAAAAAACCCAAATAAAAAGAACAAGATAGGCCAAATAATATATGAGTCCGGTCTCATAATAATTCAGAACCCTCATCTATACGATCTTTTTGACATAGAAATAGAATTTGCCGGAACCAATACATTGCCTATTTTGGAATTGGCTGTTCCTATGCCAGAAGGGAAAATAAATGATCCTAAGAACCCTACTTATCGAGGCGATTCTATCTCTTCATTAAATGCTAACCAGGATCCTGATGAAGCCTTTGCCTACATATCAGAGGTTTACTTGCACGACGAAAATCTTAATATAGTAGGTAAGATAAAGCTTGCGAATCCTTTGTTGAAGAAATCAAACGATTCGTACCTTTTGCGTGCAAGGATAGATTTATGATATTAGGATTAGATGTTTCAACTTCAACAACCGGCTACTGTATCCTCACTGATAATGGTGTAATAAAAGAGATAGGCTATGTGTCGTTGTCCAAAGAGCCAGAATTATCCATCAAAGGTGTTCTGTTTCAAGAAAAGTTAAGAGATATACTGAAAAAATTTGACATAGACAGGATCATCATTGAGAAGATCTTTACAAGATATGGAAAGGGGATGTCGTCTGCACAAACTATTACAAGACTAGCGTCCTTCAATGGCATCGTACAATTCATATGTCATCAGCAGACAGGAAAAATACCAGAGTTAATCCCAGTCTCGGAAGCAAGAAAACTAGTTGGCATAAAAACAACCACAAAAAAGAAAGCCGGAAAAACTGTCAAGGAACAAGTGTTCGAATGGGCGCTTGAAAACGTAAATTATCAGTGGCCCACAAAGGTCTTGAAAAGCGGGCCTAGAAAAGGCCAAACCACTTATCTTAACGAAGCCTACGATATGTGTGACGCCTGGGTTGTTGCTAAGTCTGGTTGTAAATAATAAGCATTACTGATATAATCTATGCATGCAAGATAAGATAGATTTTTTAACAAAAGTATTTGGTAGAAGCAAGGTGCAAAACAACGGCATCGAGCTTATGGTTCCCTGCCCGGTCTGTAAAAGTGCCGACAAGATGAAGATGAATATTCGTCTAGATAACGGATTATATCATTGTTGGGTCTGTAATACAAAAGGCAGAAGTGTAGCTAGGCTTATAAAACACAAAAGACCAGACCTCGTTTCTACATGGTTTGACAAATATCAGTCTAGCTTTGCTTACAATAATTTGTCTGAATTGCAGCAAATACAAGAGCCAATAGTCATACCAGAAGACTTCGGTCTTATCATGGAATCACTCAAAGATCCGGACGCAAAGGCTATACGTTCCTATGCAAATTCACGCGGCATAAATGATGACCTACTGTGGCGATATAGAATGGGCTATTCATCAGAATGGCGACTCAAAAGACGGCTGATCATACCTTCATTTGACGATGAGGGAAACTTGAATTACTGGACAGGGAGAACAATAGATCCGGATAATTCTTATCGATACTTCAACTCTCCTGGAAACAAGAAACAGATCATATTCAATGAGATCGATATAGACTGGACCAAGCCTATCTATCTGGTAGAGGGTCCTTTGGATCTGGTCAAGTGTGTCAAGCTTAATGCCACCTGCTTATTAGGTTCTTCCCTTACGGAAGACTCTCTCTTATTTTATAAGCTAGTACTATTTGCCGATGAGATTATCCTTTGCATGGATAAGGACGCTCGAGCCAAGCAGGACAAGATAGCAGAACTTTTGATGTCTTACGATAAAGAGATATGGTGGGTCGATCCTCCCCAGGGAGACAAAGACTGGGGTGATATGAGCCCGCAAAAAGTATATGATGCCATGCAACAAAAAAACAAATACGGTCGTGATACAAAACTTTTAAGAATGATTTCGGAATTTTAGTTATATTTATTCTCGACTACAGGGGATTCATGTGAAGATTACCAAAAGAAACCTCAGAAGAATTATTTCAGAAGCGATTGAGTCGAGTATGTTGTTAGAAAGTGCAAGAACATTTTGGCAATACACCGCGGTAATTACGCTGAACAATGTTGACCTATCGTCTCCCGTTGCACCTCGAAACAACAGGCTATATCTTGTTATGGAGAGCGCTGATTGGTTTCATATGCCAAAGTATGCAAGGCTCATAAGTTCTGGTATGTTTGATAACTCTTATAAGATTGCCGAAATGGCATCAAAAGAACGCAAGATCCTAGGAATGATGGTTGTGAAGAACCCTGATTCTGGTAGAGCCTATGGCGCAGCAGAAGTCGTTCAGGCAGCCGCAAAAAGAGGATATGGCCCAGCTCTCTATGACTTGGTGATTGGCGATCAACCGGTTGGAATATATGGCGACAGAGATTCAATTGATCCACGTGCATATGATATTTATGATTATTACCTCAATAAAAGAGACGACATTGAAAAACTTCCGTTAGATGATCCAGAACAAAGATACACAAAAGATACAATTGATGACATGATTGCATCAACCGGTGGAAGTTATTTACCATGGAATTATATCGAAGAACCATCACATTCTCTGTGGCTTCAGGATGCAGCAAATCATGTGTATAAAGGCCCAAGACATCCTAATATGCAAGAATATTTACAGGCTGGAGAACTTGCAAAAGAATCATTTGCAGAAAGGTGGAAGATATCCATCAAAGACGTTAACGATTTTTTTGCGAAATTAGCTTTAGATTTCTTTGATGTAAGAGATAATGAAGGCTAATAAAAGGTTATGTGATACTTATAATAAGACTTAGGAGACTACCGATGAAAATCACCAAAAGACAGTTAAGAAGAATTATAAAAGAATCCATGAACAGCATGGAGCAAAGCTATATATCCAAGATAAACGAACTTCTTTCGGCCGGCGATTACGAAACACACATGCAGGGCATTGAACTCATTAAAGCCCTCAGTGAAGAAATACCAGGATTAAAGAATCATCCGGATCTCATGATTCACTCTGCCCACGACGACGATGGTGAAGTATTTCAAATTAAACATCCTGTTTATAGATCTACTTTGACAAAAGCAGAAGCAGAATCATTCACAGAATATGATGGGGAAAAAGTATACATAGTCGATATACACGAGTCTTCAGACGGAATTGGTACTCGTGTCGAATATGGTTATTCTTTTCCAGGTATGGACAAAGTTTATAATCTACGCCGAAGATAAATTATAAACCTTTGTAAATTATATTATAATAAGACTATCTTACAGGAGATTCGATGAAGATAGTACATATTGCTGATGTTCATTGGCGTGGTCTTACCCGTCATGAGGAATACAAAAGCTGTTTTAGAGATATGTTTGAGAAGTGTCGAGAATTAGAACCCGATGCAATAGTAATAGCTGGAGATATAGTCCATTCAAAGACACAGGGCATATCTCCAGAGCTAATTGATTGCCTTAACTGGTGGTTTACAGAGCTGAGTAGAATAAGTCGTGTACATGTACTTCTTGGAAATCATGATGGTCTTATTCTTAATTCAGATCGACAAGACGCAATATCTCCTATTCTTAATGCCCTCAATCTTCCAAATGTACATTTGTACAAAGATTCAGATGTATACAAAGATCCAGACTTTCCGGATGTAAGATGGTGTGCGTTTTCTCCTTTTGACGAAAAAGGCTATTCGAACGTAGTACCAAGGCGTGGAAAAATAAATATTGCACTGTATCATGGCGCAGTATGGGGATCACACACTGACATGAACTTTATGTTGGATGGTGATTGCAAAATGGACTTCTTCCGCGGGTTTGATTATGTAATGCTAGGAGATATACACAAACGTCAGCAATTAGATAAGGACGGAAGAATATGGTATTGCGGTTCTCCTATTCAGCAAAATTATGGAGAATCTGGAGAAAAAGGCTTCTTGCTATGGGACATAAAGTCAAATTCTGATTTTACTGTCGAGTTTCATCCTATTACTCACAATAATCCATTTGTAACAGTACTTTGGAAAGGATCTGTACAAGCAACCGTAATGGAATGTATGTCAGTCTGGCCAGCTGGTGCAAGATACAGAATAAGATCCACTACAGAACTAGATCCAAAATCAAAAAGAAAACTAGCAACGGTTCTTCGGAGAGAACACGACGCACATGAAGTGGTCTATCAAATTAAATCTAATTCGAAAAATTCAGAAAGAATTAAATCCGAAAAGGTAAAAATAGAAAACCTATCGGATCCTCATACACATAAAAAGTTATTGAGAGAGTGGTGTGATGATATAGTTGAAGAAAATGGATTCTGGAAAGAGGTCGATAGAATTGTAGACGAGACCGTTCCAAAGCTATCCGTGCCAGAAGAACAAAAAGGAAATATTTGGTCAATAAGAGAAATGAACTTTGATAATACCTTTGGCTACGGAAAAGACAATATAATTAATTTTATAAAACTGCAAGGAATTGTTGGGCTGTTTGGAAGAAATAGAAGCGGAAAGTCTTCAATCCCGGGCACAATGATGTATGCTTTGTATAACTCAAATGATAGAGGTATATCGTCTGTTCAACACGTAATCAACACTAGAAAATCGAACTGTTCTGCTGATATAACTTTTTCTGTTAACGGAAAATTATACAGGCTCGAAAGACATTCTGTAAGATACGCTGCGCGCGGAGGAAAAAACGAAGGAGCCATGTCATATCTTTCTCTCTTTGAAGTAAACGACGAAGGGCAAATAATAAAAGACCTTTCAGGAGAACAAAGAAGAGATACTGAGAAAGTATTAAGGTCACTTATAGGCGCACCAGAAGACTTTATGATGACATCTTTTGCAGCCCAAGGAAACATGAATTCCTTTATCGGTCAAGGCCCAACAGAAAGAAAAAAGACAATCTCTGGATTTATGGGCCTTGATGTATATGACCAATTTCAATCTATAGTCAGAGAAGAATCTGCTGGCGTAAAGACCATGTTAAAAAGATTGGCAGAAAAAGACTGGGTAGCGCTTATAAGATCTGAAAGATTAGATATATCAAATCTAGAAGAAAGTATTGAGTACCTAAATGAAAAAATACATACTTTGCAAGAAGAATATGTGTCTCTTCGAGACAAAGCGTCACATGAATCTAATGGTGATTTTGTAGATCCTGCCGTGCTGTCTAGAAAAAAGAAGTGGGTAGAGTCAAAAAAAGATTCAATTTTAGATTCTAATCAAAAACTAGAGTCGTTGAAAGAATCGCTAAATCATAAAAAAACAATTCTTGAAAAATACGAAAATAAAAGAGACAATTTTCCTTTGGAATCATATCAGAGAAGACTAGACCTGCTTAATTCGTTAAGAAATTCAATGCAGAAAATGCAGTCAAATCTAAAGCAAGAAAAAACAATACTAAGCGGTCAAAAAAATTCTGTTTCCTTACTGAAAGAGGTGCCGTGCGGAGACGCTTTTCCAACATGTAAATTTATTGCCGAATCACACAGAAACAAGCAGTTAATCAAGGAACAAAAGATTTTAGTTCAAGATCTTGGAAAGGAAATAAAGCAAGCAAAAGAAAACCTAAAACAATTAGAAGACGAAGGCCTAAGGCAAAAGATCGAAAGATATAATGAACTATGTTCCGCCATTCAGGATATAAAACTGGATATTGTTGTGAAAGAATCGAAAATACAAAAAGAACAATCTATTGTTGAGACGACGCAAAGAGAGATAGAAAGATTGTCTGATGAAATAACAGATATGGAATTAAGAACAGATGAAAAAAAATCAGCTGCCTTGAGAAGGCTACAGCAAAAAATGAAATCTATTAATGTAGAAATAGAGACTGGAAAGTCTGAATTGAGAAGTTATTCGCAGAAAATAGGTGAAAAGAAAGCAAAAATAAATCAATTACAAAAAGAATCTGAAGAATATGACAGGTTACAAGTAGAATGGCAGGTATACGATTATCTTTTGAAAGCCACTAGCTGGAGAGGTATTCCGACCTATATTATGAAGAAACAATTGCCGATAATAAACGAAGAGATTTCAAATATATTACAAGATATAGTTGGTTTTACAGTAGAGTTAGACATAACAGATAAAAAGACAGATGTGTTTATCAATTATGGAGATTCAATGCGTCCTATCGAATGTGCGTCAGGAATGGAAAAAATGGTTTCATCCATGGCTTTGAGAGTAGCTCTTGGAAATGTTTCTAATTTGAACAAGTCTGACATGTTCATAGTCGACGAAGGATTCGGGGCATTAGATCCCCAGAATCTAGAATCTGTGACTAGCCTATTAAAGAAACTTAAGTCTTATTATCGTCTAATCTTGGTGATTTCTCATGTTGATGTTATCAAAGATTCTGTTGATGATATAATAGAGATAAGAAAGTCTAGCAACGATTCAAAGGTAGTCTATGAGTGATAGAATAGTGAAAAAAATATCGGAAGATTTGATAGTGACCTATCCTAAAGACTGGAAAGAGAAAAAGAAAGATTGTCCTCAGTGTGGCTACGCTTTTAGAGATAAATCTGATGTTATCTCATATTTACAATATGGTGTTTGTACAGATTGTAGACTCGAAAATTACAAAAAAGAGTATACTTATAAAGAAAAGGAGTAAGAAAATGCCTCTAACAATGGAAGATTATAACGTTTTGGGTTCTGTGGTTGATTCATCATTTGCAAACAGTTCTGCTAATCAGAAAGGGTATTACGTAAAGGTAAAATTTGCTGGAACAAAATCAGACTCTAGAGTCGAAGATAAAGTTAATCCAATGCTCGAAATATACTTTTCTCATGTTGTCAACTTTAATCCCAGGCATGGCATGGATCAACAGAAAAAAGAACTCGATCGAGTTTCTATGCAGATGTTGAATGATAAATTGTCAGAAGTAAAGAAAGATTATCGAGATTTGGCAGGAAAAACTTTGACTACAAAGCTATTCAAGGAAGTAGACCATCCAATGGAACATATTTCACACAACCCTTCCCTGATTCGCGCAGTATACAAGAAGTCTATACTGGTAGAAATAACTTAAGATGGCAGTAACTACAAAGCAAAGACAAATAAAAGAAATAATTAAGTGTGGAAAAGATCCGTCTTACTTCTTTAATAGATATTGCAAAATACAGCATCCAATCAAAGGTGCCATTCCTTTTAAGACATATCAGTTTCAAGATGATTGCGTCAAAGACTTCGAAGAACATCGGTTCAACATAGTCTTAAAGTCTAGACAGTTAGGCCTGTCAACGATTTCTGCTGCATACAGTGCTTGGCTGGCTATTTTTCACAAAGACAAAAACATACTTGTTATTGCAACGAAGCTAGCTGTAGCACAAAATTTTATAAGAAAGGTAAAATTTCTTATAAAGTCCATGCCTAATTGGCTTCTGCTTCCAGAGATAGTAAATAATAACAAACAGGCTCTAGAGTTTTCGAATGGATCGACGATAAAAGCCATTCCAACGTCGGAAGATGCAGGTCGTTCAGAAGCTTTGACACTTCTAATTGTCGACGAGGCTGCTTTTGTAAGAAATTTTGATACATTGTGGACTGGTTTGTATCCAACCCTATCAACTGGTGGTCGAGCAATTATTCTGTCTACGCCGAATGGAGTCGGCGGGCAATATTATGATCTGTGGATGCAGGCAGTTTCAAAAGAGAATATATTCAATCCAATTAAATTGGCTTGGGACGTTCACCCAGAAAGAAATGATGAATGGTATGAAAAAGAAACCAAAAATATGTCTAGACAACAGATTGCGCAAGAATTATTGTGTGACTTTCAAGCTTCTGGCGACACATTCTTGCAAGTTGAGGATATAGAGTACATCAGAAATTGGATTCGGCCACCAACAGACAAATGGGGTCCTGATATGAACGTCTGGGTTTGGGATTATCCTCTATCTTCCAAGAAATACGTCATATCAGCTGATGTTTCGCGGGGCGATGCTAGCGATTATTCCACATTTTACGTAATAGACACAGAATCTTCTTCTGTTGCTGCAGAATATAGAGGAAAATTACCTCCAGATAAATTTGCGCAGGTCTTAGCAGAAGCTGGAAGAAGATATAACGAAGCATTAATATGCCCAGAAAATAATTCTTATGGATACGCGGTAATTATGAAATTATCTGAGATGAATTATAGAAATCTTTGGTTTCAAAACGAAAAAGACCGATATTCTTACATGTACGGCAATAAAGAATTAGGAAAGATAGGATTTCAAACAAATGCAAAGACTAGAAATCAAATTCTTACAAAACTAGAAGAAGTTTTACGTACAAAGCAAGTAATGATAAAATCAAGTCGACTATACGAAGAACTTAAGACTTTTGTTTGGAAAAATGGAAAGGCGCAAGCTCAAAAAGGGCAAAACGATGACCTTATTATGGCTCTTGCAATTGGAGTATGGTTATATGACACTAGTCCTCAACTAAATAAACACTCATACGATATCAATAAAGCAATGTTACAAGCCTTTTCTGTAAATTCAAACAAATTAAAAGATTCAGTTATTGATCCAAATCCAAAATATGATAAAGATGGAAATAACGAAAGAAAAATATGGGGAAAGAACAATCCTTATTACTCGAATTTTAAGTGGGTAATAGAGTAGACCACATAATTAAAGTTACCCAGAGGAAAAATTATGGCAGAAGAATCTCTTTTTAGAAGGTTAACGAAGTTATTTCGTTCCGGGCCTACTATCAAAAGAAAAGTGAGAAACATTTCAAAGCAGGAGCAAAATGCATCTTCTGCCGTTGAATTATTTAAGAAGCACCATTCAGATGTATACAATTCGACCCTCAGTGCCTATGGCACTTTTGATAGAATGGCAAGATATTCAGACTTTTCCGAAATGGAAGCAACTCCGGAGATAGCTTCAGCACTTGATATTTATTCTGAAGAGTGTGTATCTCCAGATGTAGAAGGAAAGTGTCTACACATTACTAGCGACAACAGAAAAATAAAAGAACTATTAGAAACTTTGTTCTATGACACTTTAAATATTGATTTCAATCTAGTAATGTGGACCAGAAACCTTTGTAAATACGGTGATTTTTTCATGTTTAATGATGTGCATCCCGAATATGGAGTAATTAATGCCTATCCGATTCCCATCACAGAAATGGAAAGAGAAGAAGGGTTTGATAAAGATGACCCATCAGCAATACGATTTAGATGGATCACACAGGGAAATCAGGTTCTGGAAAATTGGCAAATATGTCATTTTCGGCTACTTGGTAATGATGCTTTTTTACCTTATGGTTCTTCCGTTTTGGAGTCTGCTAGAAGAATATGGCGGCAGCTCATTCTTATCGAAGATGCAATGCTGGTATATAGGGTTGTGCGTTCTCCTGAACGCCGTGTATTTTATATCGATGTTGGTAATGTCCCTCCAGAAGACGTAGCAAATTATATTGAACAAGCAAAAACAGCGTTAAGAAGAGACATGGTTGTAGCCAAAGGATCTGGAACTGTTGACCTTAGATATAATCCAATGGCTGTCGATGAAGATTACTACATTCCTGTTCGTGGCGGAGATTCTGGTACAAGAATAGATAATTTGGCAGGCGGTCAGAATACTTCGGCTATTGAAGACGTTGAATACATACAGAAAAAATTATTTGCCGCGTTGAAAATACCAAAAGCTTACTTGGGATACGATGAAGAGATCGGAGCAAAAGCAACCCTTGCACAAGAAGATATAAGGTTCAGTCGTACAATACAAAGAATACAGAAGACCATAATTTCAGAACTCAACAAATTGGCAATGATCCATCTCTACGCACACGGTTTTGAGGGTGAACAATTGCTTGATTTTTCCTTGGGATTGTCTAACCCATCATCCTTAGCTCAACAGCAAAAATTAGAGTTAATAAGAACAAAATTTGACATTGCCGGCGCAGCTCCAGAGGGAATGGTTTCTCGATCATGGATATATCGCAACATATTCTCTTTTACAAGGGACGAAATCGAAAGAATACAAAGAGAGAAGGTCGAGGATAAAATATCAGATGCAGAGCTTGAAAAAGCCGGTAAAGAACCAGAAGGCGGAGAAGAAGGCGGAGACGCCGGGGGCGGAGGACTTTTTGCCGGTGATTATGTTTCTGGAGATATATTAGATGCAAATAGCGGTGCAGTTCCTACTGCCGCATTAAAAGAACTCGACGAAGATGATTCGCTAGACGAGTTCGACGTTGATGATTTGGACGAAATAGACCTAGAAGGTATTCAGTCTAACAATTCTAAAATTAAAGCATCGTCATCCGCGAAGAATGCTTTTGGCGGAAATCTAAAAAAGAAAAGAGACAGAACAGTAAGAGATGGTCCTGCAAGTACTCATATGCCAGATTTTAAGAAAATGGTTCTAACTGGTAAAGCAGGAAGATCGCAAGATACACTGAATAAACCATATGATAGTGATTTTCTAAAAAATCCGTTTGGAAACACTTTCTTAGAAACAAAAGATCCAAAATCTCTGGCTGATTACATATTGGGACTCGAGTCAAATGACGAGCCCGTTTACAGAGGCTATCGTCCAGTAATGACAAAAGAACTACAGAATATGTTTGAAAGATTAGGAAGCAAATTAGGGAAAAGGTCTATAATTAATGAAACACGGGAATTCTTAACTGAAGAATTCGATATTGAACTCGAAGAAGACGAATAGGAGCAAAAAATGTCAAAAAAATCCCACAACAAAAAAAGAAATGTCGGGATTATATACGAGCAACTGATACAATATATATCTGATCGCCTCGTCAATAATCAGACCACTAGTGCTAACAAGGCAAAGAGAATAGTAAAAAAGCATTTTGTCAAAGATAGTCAGTTGTATAAAGAGTATAGGTTGTTTATGGCTCTATCAGATACTCATTCGGTAGATCCATCTTTGGCAACACAGATAATTTCAGAAGCTCGAAGAGGTTCTAGAATACACGACAAAGAAAGATTAAAGAAAGAAAAGTCTATTTTAATAAGAGATATAAATTATCATCTAGGCCAAGATTTTTATAAAAGAAAAATAAAAGAATATAAAAAGTTTGCTACAATTCAAGTGCTCTTGAACGAATGGCGATGCGGAAATATATGTGTTGAATATGAAAAAAAATTACACGAAATGCTTACAGAAAAAAAATCAATTACAAGCTTAGAAGAAGAGAAAAATAAAGATGTTAATAGACTAGTATTGAAATTGGCAGAAGAAAAATTCAATAAAAAGTATTCGAGTTTGTTAAATGAACAACAAAAAGCAATATTGAACGAATATGTTTTTTCTCAATCCAGCAAAGACTATACAAAGATAAAATCTTCTATCAAAAAAATAAAAGAAAAAACTGTCGACGCATTGACCAAATATTCTATAGATTGTAAAAATGAAACAGTCAGCAAAAAGATTCAGCCAGTTATAACAGAAGTTCGAAATTTAAGTGAAAAAAATATAAACGACGAAACTATAAAAAAAGTTTTATCTATAGTTCAATTAAGAAATGAACTTTTGGAGAATAACAATGAGTGATTTGAAATTATTAACTGAGTTTAATGCATGGGAATTTGACAAAGAAAAAATGTTGAACGAAAGAACCAGTTCAAACAGATACGTTATGAAAGGTATTCTTCAAAAGGCAGACACTCTAAACCAAAATGGAAGAATATATCCGCAGGATATCTTGGAAAGAGAGGTGCGAAATTATCAAAAATTTATTGCCGAAAATAGAGCGCTTGGCGAATTGGATCACCCGGATTCTTCTGTAGTAGAGTTGAAAAATGCTTCCCATATTGTTCGAGAAGCTTATATGGACGGAAAGATATGTTATGGAACAGTAGAAATTCTTGATACTCCTGCTGGCAAGATTCTTAAGTCTTTGGTTGACAACGGAGTGACATTAGGTATATCGTCCAGAGGCGTAGGGTCTACGAGATCTGAAGGAGATTATCAGGTTGTTCAAGACGATTTTCAACTTATCTGCTGGGATTTCGTGTCGGAACCATCAACCCCCGGCGCCTTCATGATGAAAGAAGCAAAAGAAATAAAGCCATCCGATCTTAAGAAAGTATTTAATAAATCGGATAGAATTGATAGAATATTCAACAACATATTAGATTGGAGAAAGTAAATGGCAAATTATTGGAGAGACTACGATAGAAGAAATGGAGCCGGCTCTACTCAAACCGCCCAACAATCAGGCCTACAGTGGCAAGGACCAGGTCTTAATTTCGCAGCAGAATATCAGGTTGCAGGAATTCCAGCCGTATATACTATAACAACTTCAACGGGCGCAAGCGATCCTATTGTTTTTCCAGGTGTTACACAATGGATCATGATATCTCACAAAGGAACTAGTGACTCTTTTATTTCTTTCACTGCAAATGCTTATGATGGCGATAAAAAGTCTGATGAAAACACAACAAATGGAAATGCGCTATCTGCTTGGATGCTTCCACGATCCGCAACTATAGAATCAACAGGAAGAATTCCTATCAAGTGCACAAAATTGTATGTCGAAGTAGGATCTTCTTGTACAGTATCTATTATCGCTGGAATCACAAATATACAAACCCATCACATGCCGGTCCTCACGGGATCAGGAGTAGGATAAAAAATGAAATTAAAACGTTCAGTTCTAAAACAGCTAATAAAAGAATGCCTAGTAGAGATTCTCATAGAGGGAATAGATTCCGAAGGACAAGAAGACCGTTTGGTTGAAGCAGCTGTCTCTTCTAGAAAACAGCAATTCAAAAAACCTCAAAACGACTATGTACCAGCATCATCTAAGAGTCAAAGAAAACCTATGATTAATGAACATGCTGTCTCTGCCATGGCCGGCGGTGACAGCATTATGGCAGATATATTTCGTGACACCGCCTCAACGACCCTGCGAAATCAAGGCATGAAGAACGAAAACGCAAGAATACCTGCCGACAATGCCGCCGCTGTCGTTGCAGATCACGATCCAACAGAACTTTTCGAAGGTGCAGGAAACTGGGCAAAATTAGCATTTATGGGATCAGAAAAATAAATTGCAATAATATATTTCTGTCTCATAATTAGATTTATAGTCAAAAATTGTTAGGAGAAAACAATGAGAAGAAAAAGATCCATGAGTGCAAAAGCATTCCGAAATTTTGTTATTAGAGAAGCCAGAAAACTTCAAAAAGAAGCGGTATCTGGAAAGATCGAAGACGTTTCAAAAGTTAAGGCAAAAGAAGTTGATGCAGATGGATATGCTGATACGTTAGAGCAAGATATAGATTATATTAAAGCACTGAAAATCAAAGAAAATAAGATACGTAGACAGCATGCAAGAATGAAGCGCCAATTGAAAATGATCCAAGAAAGAAAAAGAAGATTGCGTGCTAGAGTTCTTAAGAACATATAAGGAGACTATAGATGTCAAAAAATTTTAGCACAATAAATTACAGAGGTGAGCCGACAGCAGCCGCTCTTGGCCCGGTAGGAGGTGTATCAACCTCTGGAACAGCGAGAGTAAAAGCTTGTTTTCCGCAAACGCCGGTAATTACAGACGAACAGTTGATTGATATTTTTAAAGCAAATGTTCTTCCTGTTGGAGAAACAAAAGGATTTATGTTTGACAGCGAAGTTTATCTAGATTATAATCATCCAGACGCTCCTGGTTTTACGCCAGATGCTGATAAAAATTTACAGGTAGGTGATGAAAATATAGGGTCACACTTTGTTCCTAATCCTACTTCTCCTGGTGAAGGTTCTATTAATGTAACTGATAAGCCTGCTGCCCCTGAAGGATTCGCAACACATTCTGAACAATTTGGTAATGGAGCCGGTTCAAAGATGGCACCTAATGAATTAGGCGCTGCTCTAAGAACACAGCGAGAAACTTTTGGAGAGGCTTTGGCAAAAGGTAGGGCAATTAGAGGTTCATGAGTAGTAAATTTGCATCGGGCAATTTTCCAAAAGCTGATGGGAGAACTGGTCTTGGTTACGGCCAGCTTTCTCCCGTTCATCATTTACCATACCAGAAAGCAGGTACCTTTCCATACTCTGAAGATGAATGGGAAGATGAGCTGGATGATGTAGAGATAGACGAAAAGACTATTTCGGCAGTACATCAAAAAACTGCAACACCAAGAGATTATGATCCCATGCCATACGGAAATCGTTTCTATAATATTTCAGGAAATAGAAAGATATACGAAATCAGATCTTTGTCGCCATACTATGATGGTTCACAAAGAGGTAAGATAAATCGCTATGGAGATCAAAAAGGCTGGAATTATTTACCAGATATTTGGGATGAAGACTCTGAAGAGCCTATTTATTCTTTAGAGGACCTTTCCGATAAACAAGAAAACAACTTAAGAGAATGGATTAATCTAATATTGAGGACACTATGAGCAAACCATGCAACTTTGCCGTAAAAGCAAGACATGATTCTAGAAAAACTACTGCCGAACAAAATTCTATACTAATAAAAAAATTTATGAGTAAATGGAAAAAATCAGGACTTCTTAAAGAGCTTAGGGATAGAGAATATCCTACTACAAGAGGTCAAAAAAGAAGACAGAAAAAAAATATCGGCATGAGACGCCATAAACATCGTCAAAGTTCGTGAAGATTTGTTTTCTATGGAATACTTATGAATAAAATGTTAATTGGAGAAATCAATGTCTAATATCTTTGATGAAGCGATTGCAGACGCAAAAAAACTAAAAGAAATTGCGGAACAAAATGCAAAAAATAGGATTATAGAGGCTGTTACACCTAAAATAAAAAGGCTTATCGAAGCTGAAATTGCTGGTGAAGACATGGACCTGGAAGATGCAGAAGAAGATTCTGATGATTATGAAGAGTTCACAGCCGGCGATACTGCCATGGATGTGGATTCCTCTTCTGGGCTGGATCTAAGTTATAACGAACCTGTGGAACCAGAAATGCCAGCAGATATGGGGTCACCTATGATGACCGACGACATAGATCTGGATGATGGCCTTGGCCTAGAAATAGAAGACGATAAACCAGAAAAGAACGTTGTCATCAACGTCACGGTAGAAAGTGCCAGAAAATCTGCGTTGTCAAAATTGAGAAAAAGAAAAGCAGTAAAATTACTTGAAAGTCTAAGAAGTGCTAAAAATGCAAGCAAAAAAAGAAAAATGCTTTCTGAATTGGCAAAACTACAAAGAGAGTGCATATCTAGTAGTAGTACTGTTGACAAAAAATTAGCAAGAAAATTATCAACTTTATTAAAGGAGACAAATATGTCTAGAAGAACACGAAAAAACTGGTTTTTATTCGAAGGCGAAGGTGAAGGCGAAGACGAGGACTTGGATCTCGGCGGAGACGAAGATCTTGACCTTGAAGATGAAGACGAAGAAGTGGACGTCGATGCTATTAAGTCAGCAATCGAAGAATTAGCTGATGCAGTCGGTCTTGAAGTAATGGACGAGGACGAGGACGAAGACGAAGACGTAGAGGGTGAAGAAGAGGAAGAGGAAGAAGATCTTGACCTTGGAGAAGCCGATATGGATGATGTCGATATGGCAGAGGGAATATACGAAGCTGACATGGATGAAGACGAGGATCTCAAAGAAGACGATGATAAAGTCGTTGAGATTAACGAGTCTGCTCTTCGTAGAGACCTTATGAGAATGAAGCGCAATGCTCGTAACCGTCGTTCTCGACGACTTGCAGAATCACGTCGTTCAAGAAGCGCAAGCAGAAGACGCCGCAGACTTTTTGAAGCAGAAGCAGTAGATGCTGCTAGCCATTTTGGCGGCGGATCTGCCGAACAAGAAATGTTCATTGATGTCGACGAAAACACTCTTATTAATGCTCTCGCAGAAGAACTTGGAGACGCACACGATCTTGACATGAACATAGACGGATCTGGAGATGCTTCCAAAGCAGCCGGCCATTTTGGCGGCGGAAAAGCTCAGGCTATTCGTGAAGCAAGACGAAGAAGAGCAATCGCTCGTCGTGCAAAAATTACAGAGTCTCGCGCAAAGCGTGCAGTACTGGCTGAACGCAAGAAAGCTGCAGCTGCAAAGCGTGAACTCAAAGAATCAAATCTTTTTAATGCAAAATTGTTGTATGTAAACAAATTGATGCAACAGCATGTTCTAAACAAAAAGCAACAGCGTGCGATTGTTGAGGCTCTTGATAATGCCAAGACGTTACGTGAAGCAAAACTACTTTTCGAAGGGCTTTCTGATTCTCTTTCGAAAGCAAAAAGAAAATCAGGCAACAGCCTAAATGAATCCAGAGTTATTTCCGGAAGATCATCAACTGCAACTCGTAGCTCTGCTCCTGCAACTACTCAAATGAGTTCGGACCTTTCTAGATGGCAAAAACTCGCTGGAATCAAAAAGTAAGTTCAGCCCAAGTTAAAAACAAACACAACTTTTATTGGAGACAAAAATGTCATTTACATTGCAAAAGTTGACAGAGGGCATTCGTCAACGTCACATGGGTGCCCAACATCAACGACTTACAGAAAAATGGAACCGCACAGGTCTTCTTCGTGGTCTTAACGGACAAAACAAAGAAAACATGGCAGTTCTTCTCGAAAACCAAGCCGCTCAACTTTTGAGAGAGGCAAACACTCTTGGAGCTACTAGTGCTAGTGGAACTGGTCCCTCTGCTTCCGGAGACATTCGCGGATTCCAGAACGTTGCATTCCCAATCGTTCGCCGAGTATTTGGTGGATTGGTTGCAAACGATCTCGTATCTATTCAGCCCATGAGCCTTCCAGCTGGATTGCTCTTCTATCTTGATTACACTTACGGTTCAAGCGTCGGTGGAGCAGATGGAACAGTTGACTCTACTGTTTATCAACAAGGTCAGTCAATCTACAACAACCCTGCTGGAAAAGGAATTCAGTCTGGTTCTTTGGCTGTAGGTGGACAATACGATCTTGCTGGTGCAGGATTCTCACGAAAGCATACAGCTGCTGTTCTGGCCGAATCAAATACACTCGGAACAAACATTGTAACAGGTGTTTGGAGTCCTAGCGACGCATTCCAAAATGGAGCTAGCGTTTCTGATGCTTACATCTCTGCAGTTGGACAGTTTACTGGTTCTAACGCTCGATTGATGCAATATGATCCTCAGATTCGTACTGCTCTTGATAATAACGAGCTCGGCGCTGTTCTTTTTGCTATGATCCCTACATCTTTGATGACTGGATCTAATTCAGAACAAGCTGATCTTACCATGATCAAGGACATTGCACTTACTGCTGAAAAGGCCGGAGAAGCTACAAACGCTGCATTGCTTACTCAGTGGGGAGAAAAATATCAAGGTGGAAACAACGTCAAGAACCTCCGACGTCTCAACCAATTGGTTACGTGGGACGGCTCTGGTCTTCCTGTGCATGCTCCTCTTGCTGAATACAATACTTCAAATGCTTATGTATTGATGGTTGTAAAAGCGACAAAGGGCGCAATCCCTACTCTTGCAACTTTGGCTGCCGAGCAAATTGGTGATCTTTCTTTCCCAATTAAGCCTACCAGAACTTCTGGCGACAGCGGCGATTCAATCTTGGTTCCAACTTTTGAATCTAACATGCTTGCTGGTGCTTCAAACGCTCCTGTTATTCCTGAAATCGACATTAAGATCGAATCTATCTCTGTTACCGCGGTAACTAGAAAGCTTCGTGCTCGTTGGTCTCCAGAACTTGCTCAGGACTTGAATGCATACCACTCTATGGATGCAGAAGTTGAGTTGACTCAGATTCTTTCTGAGCAAATTGCTCTTGAACTTGACCGTGAGATTCTTAACGACCTTCTTACTCAGGCAAATGGTGCTAACCTTTACTGGTCACGCGCTCCTGGTAAATTCGTCAACAAAGAAACCGGTTCTCAGATTGCTGTCTCAACTTCTGTGGCAAGTCCTTCTTTCACTGGTACAGTTCGTGAATGGTACGAAACTCTTACAGAGACCATCATCGACGCTGCTAACACTATTCACCGTAAGACTCTTCGTGGATCTGCTAACTTCATCGTGGTTGGACCTGATGTTGCTACAATCCTTGAAAGCTCTGTTCTTTACAAGCCTGTATACAGCCTTGACGGTGACGGGCAAGTTGGTAACCCAATGACTATTGGCGCCGAGAAAGTTGGTAACTTGAGCAATCGTTTCACAGTCTACAAGGATCCTTACTTCCCACGTAACAAGATCTTGATCGGTTACAAAGGTGGTTCTTATCTTGAAACTGGTTATGTATATGCTCCTTACGTGCCTCTTATTGTTACCCCTACGATCTTTGCTCCTGAGGACTTCACTCCTCGTAAGGGTGTAATGACTCGTTACGGTAAGAAGATGGTTCGTTCTGACTTCTACGGAACTGTTACATGCTTGGATATGCACATCATCTAATGACGGTGTAATCTATTCATCTAAGGCGGCTTTATGGCCGCCTTTTTTGTTTAACGGTATATTTATTAATGATATATGGGGGAAATCATTATGTTTAATTTGTTATGGCCACTAGTGGCATTTTCTGGGGAACCAATTCAAGAGATAGAGGTTATCGCACATGAAGACATTGAGGTCTATGTTGCGCCTACGATAGTAAAAAATGAATCTAAAAAAATAGAAGCTACGATCGGCAACTATTCTATATTCGGTTATACGTCTCAGTATAAAAATCTTGCAAAAGTAAAAGATGTGTATGGATGGACAACTATAGACTATTCAGACCAAAATGTCAATGTGATGAACGAAGATACAATAAAATATTATTGGGAAGATTGCGACTATAAGAAAGAACCAAAAAATTGTTCCTATAAAAATTCTCATTATCTTCTCGAATCCTATATAACTGTGGATGAAAACCAAATAACACTAGAGATGTTTTTATATGATCCAGAATTACAAATAATATCTTCCTCTAGAGAAACATCCACAATAAAGATAAATTGGATAAAACAACAAGAAATGACCGTGCAAGATAACACTATGGGATCGATCAACAGAGGGAATAATTGTACACAATCTTCTTGTCCTGTTCAATCTAATTCTGGAACTTACGTAAGGAATAGATCTGTTAGCAAGCCAAAAGAAGAACATCCGATAAGATGGGATATTCCTCCAATGTTATTAAACAAACATGTGCAACAGTGTACTATAAGACTATGGTCGTCTGTAAAATTTAAATTGTAACAACAACAACACAAGCATATTTATATGCAAGCAATACAATCCATAGGAGAAATTAAATGCCAGTTAAGAAAACAGAACCTGCAAAATCTACAGCAGGGCTTGAAAAAAAAGTAGCAGAACTTGAAAAGAAGCTAGCAGAGCTAGTTGCAAAATTGGAACTGCATGAAAAAGAATCAAAAAAAGGACAAGAAGAGCTTCATGCCAAGTGTGACGAATGCTGTAAACCAAAGTCTTCAGGAACAGAAGACAAAGAATGTCGTGAAGCTGTAAAAGCTATCGCAAAATCTTTACTTAGTCCAAGAGCATCTGTTCCAGACGTTTCTGGCCTGTAAAATTTACATACCAAATTCAAATAAGTCAACAAAAAAATTAATTCATTGATGACAAAAAATTGGCTGTATCTTATTGGTATTGCCAATTTTTCATTTAGGGCGAAGAAGGAATCAGGCAAATTTGAAAGATACTTATATTTGGAACGCGGGAGAAAAGAATGGCAACATTTTCGAATACATTAAATCCAACGCCATTTGGCGTATTTAATTCCGATACTCAGTTTATTGCTGAAGCTGATAACATGGTCACTTTCGTCAAAAGAAAACTGGGCGATGATATTCTTTCTGTAGAACTTACAAAAAAACAAATATGGGCATGCTTTGAAGAATCTGTATTCGAATATTCCAAATTTATTAACGAGTATCAAGCAAAATCACAGCTTGGAAATATGCTGGGGAATCCTACTGGCTCTAATGCAAATTCTGGACCTAAGGGCGCAGAAAACAAATTTCCAAAGGAAACCCTTGAATTTCTTACAAGAAAAGCAGAACCATATTCTGCCCATGCTGGTCTTGGTGGTTCTTATAATACATATTCTGGATCTATTGATCTAAAAATAGGCCAACAAGATTACAATATCTATACTACACTTTCTAATTCTGCCGGCGGCGTTTTTGGAAACATGACAAACAAAGGGAAAATAAGAATATTTGAAGTATATCATTTTTCACCCCAGGCCGCATATAGATTTTTTGATACGACTAGTGCGATAAACTACCTAAATAACGAATTCGCTTTCGAATCATTCACGCCAGAAACAGTTTTTTATGTTCTTCCAGTGTTCGAAGATGTGCTAAGAGCACAGCAAATGGATATCTCGAATAGAGTGAGAAGAAGCAATTATTCATATCAGATCATGGGACAAAATATCAGAATATTTCCAAAACCATCTGTATCTGGATCCCTATGGATAAACTATGGGCTACCTATGGATCCGCTCACAGGGTCTTTTCAAGATGATTCAATTCATGGAATTTCTGGTCTTAATAATATACCGTATGATAACTTAAGATATGAAACAATTAATTCAATGGGTCGACAGTGGATTAGACAGTATACTCTTGCTTTGTCAAAAGAAGTATTGGGATTAGTAAGAAGCAAATTCGGTTCAGTTCCGATACCCAATGGAGATCTTCAATTAAATGGATCTGATCTATTAAGTCAGGCACAGTCAGAAAAACAAGAATTAAAAACACAAATAAAAGAAATGTTAGAGTCCTTAACTTACGATAAGTTAATTGAAAGTCAGGCAACCGAAGCAGAAAATATGCAAAGACTGCTGAAAACAGTACCTATTCCGCTAGGAAAGGTAATAACCATAGGATAATACAATGGCAAGACTTTTTATAACGACAAGAGAAATAGACTTTATATCTGACCTAACAAAGGAAATTACCAAAGACGTAATAGGTCAATCAATATATTATTACAGAGTAAGAGAAGATATATCGGAGGTACACGAGGTATATGAAGAATCTCTTGAAAAAATATTTGATCCTCCAATAGAGATAGAAACTCGAGTGATGTGGAACCCACAGGACATCAAGACTGACCGGTTTGGTCTCGAGGCCACAAGCCAGATAGAGGTGTATGTTCACTATCGAGACATGATAGACAAAGGAATATCGCTGCTTGAAGGCGATTATTTTTCATTCGGAGCAGATTTCTTTGAAATAACATCGATAAAATACGATAAGATTATCTTTGGTCAGGTTGAGCACATTTCTGGTTATACTATTATGGGCAAACAGGCAAGATTGGGTCAAATTAATATTAAGAATCCGCTTGGACCTACAGAAGAAATATATACTGATGCAAATTCTGTACAAAGATCTTTTGAACAACAAAGGGGACAACCTAAAAACTCAATCGGTGAAACAAATGATAAACGCGCACTGATAGATAACGGAACATTAGATAATCCAATTTCTCAGCCTCAGAAAATAATTTCTGGTTCAATAAATTCATATTTTTATGGTGAATAAAGATGTCGACTAGATATAATATAAAAACACAAAGAGGCGAACACTCTAAGACTGTATATCAAGAATTAAACATTCCAGAGAATTATGTTGTTCCATCCTGCGGGGTAGAAGACGTAGACAAAGCAATTTTTAAATTGTTCAATGAAGAACTTCCTATGACGATTGAATTAGAAGGAGAAACAAAAAGAATACCGGTTATTTTCGCAACTGGAGAAAGAGCGTTTATATTAAGAAGACAACAACCCCTCAGGGATCGTCAAGGCGCGCTGATTTTACCACTCATATCAATTCTTCGTAGTGGCATCGATCAAAATCCACAAATCCAGCCGGCTATTAGTCCCGGAGATGGACAGATCGTAATTAAGAGAAATATATCTAAGAATAACGATATTTACAGAAGACAGGAAAACATAGAAGGCTTGCAAAACCAAAAGGGTTTTGCCACAAACAACAAGCATAAAGGTCCATCTTCTAGAATAACCTACAATAGAGGAAAAATATCTTTAGAGCCGGTAAAAAACAACATATACGAATTTATTACGATGCCTGTGCCTAGATTTTTTGTAGCCACATATGAAGTTTCATTTTGGTCTCAATATTTACAACAGATGAACAAAATACAAGAAGCACTAATGACAAGCTACAACATTAGCCAAACAAGGACATTCAGGATAGAATCAGACAAAGGTTATTGGTTTGTGGCAACCGTAGACTCCGGAATAAGTATAGACCAGAATTTCGACTCTTTTCAGGACGAAGAAAGAATAATAAAATCTTCGATAACTATTAATGTAAACGGTTATGTTATAAATCCTGATTTTGACGGGGCAATAAGCCCGATCAGAAGATTTTCTTCTTCGCCCCGTGTATCATTTGAAGCTGTTTTTGCAGACTTAGATGTGCCGCCCACGTCTCCAATAAAATCAGGAGATCCAAAAGATTATACACTTCAAGACCTTTCTGGAATAGATGATGAATACCCAGGTTCAGCAATAGGGTTTTTACATGATGATGGCGAAAATGTTATCACCGGGATTGGAGGAAAGACAGCTGGAACAGAAAATGTAGTTAGAACCATTACAGATCCATTTAATCAACAGTCAAAAAGAGTAAAAGTTGCCGTAAAATCTAACAATAAAAAGAAAGGCGAAACCGTTTATAGAAAATTATGGACTTTGTGATATTGCCAACATATTTATAACTAAAAATAGGAGACATAAAAATGGCAGAAAAATCTTTTAAATCACCAGGATTTTTTGAACAAGAAATAGAACTAACTGTTCAGAGACAATCTCCCTCCGGAAATCCTGCAGGAATTATTGGAACGGCAGAAAGCGGACCGGCTTTTGTTCCAATAACAATCGGAACCTTTGAAGACTTTCGAAATCGCTTCGGTGGTCTTCATCCCGACCGTTTTGGACCTTACGCTGTAAGGGAGTTCTTGAAAAATAGAAACGCCGTAACTTATATGAGGGTCCTAGGCGCTGGTTCAAATGATTCGCCGACAGATATTACGAATACAAAAGAGTATGGAATAGTAAAGAATGCCGGGTTTATTCTTAAAGGTTCTACTTCTGAAATCGATAGTAGAAAACCTGGAACTGTCCAATTCTTAGTGGCTCAGCATACAATACCAGCTGCTGCAGACATTGGATATCCTCTTTTTACAGACAATGAATCATTCCCTTCGGTACGGGAGTCTAGTAAAACTTTTACAGCTGACGCCGGAATATGCCTTGTTCGAGCGGTAATATTCACTCCGACCGGTTCTTTGATGACGATACAAGACAACGACTATGATATACAAGCTGCGGCAAACGTGAATGCCGCAGATGATCTTGCAACTGCTGACAGTACAAATTATGCTGTGAAACTAGTCCTCAGAAATGGAGAATCATCGGAATTTGGCAATAGCGACGGAAAAGGAAGTAATTCTCAAGGCGTGAGAGTATATTCTGCTTCTTTAGATCCAGATAATGTAAACTACATAGGAAAAGTATTGAACACAGATCCAAAGTTGTTCCAGCAAGAGCAACATTTGCTATACTTGGATTTTCCAATAGAAACTTCGGTTGCGACACCATCAACAACTGCAAACCATGTCGGCCTGTTAATGGGTGGAGCAAACACGGTTACTGAAGTTCCTACGTCTGTAATTTCGGATGTTTCGCATGCTTCAATATTCGGTAGATATGATACACGTTATAAGGCTCCGAAGACAACAAAATTTATTTCGCAACCATACGGAACCACAGAGTTTGATTTGTTTCATTTCGAACTTCTTTCAGACGGTTCAAACGCGAATTCTTTATATAAAATATCGATATCTAACATAAAGGCTTCTACAAATCCAAATTACAAATATGGAACATTCAACGTAGAACTAAGAAAATTCAACGATATTGATCAGTCGCCAGAAATCCTAGAACAATATACCGCTTGTTCTTTAGATCCAAGAAACGAAAGGTTTATAGCAAAGGTCATTGGAGATAAAAAAGTTGTATATGATTTTGACTCAGAAAATGAAGATGAAAAAAGACTAGTAGTATCCGGAAGATATCCAAACAAATCTTTACGTCTGAGGGTTGTAATGGAAGACGCAGTATATAAAGACCAGGTGCCAGAAGATGCTTTGCCTTTTGGTTTTAAGGGCATACCTGTTATAAAGACTTCGCCGAATACAAAACAAGCACCTGCTACTTTTGACCCAATCAACTCTTTTGGAACCGCGGTTGTGAGCGGAACAAAAAGATTGGCAGAGGAAGCTAGCACTGCGACTGATCTTACCGGTTCAATCGTGCCTCCGCTTCCTTTCAGGTTCAAAGTAACAAAAGGCGCTTTGGAATCTACTTCCACCAGTGTTCATTATACTGGCTACCCTGGAGCAAAAGAAAGAATCGATGGTCGTTTATACTGGGGTGTTCAATTTCAAAAGATTGGTTCTTCTATCTACGCTCCAAACGGTTCAAATAAGGCAAATGAATTTATAAAATCTTATACCAAATTTCAAGGAATTCAGAAAATAGGCGCGCTGTATTCAGACAGTGACGCAAATTCCTTTGGATCTAATAAATTTACTCTGGCAAGAGTAGCCTTAGGTAATTCATTGTCCGGGGCCGGCCACATCTCGGACATTACAGGTTCGGCAAGTCAGCACATGTTGGAAGCAGCCTATATAAGAAATGGAACGGTCAAAGCGTCAGATTACACAGTGAACGATGCTGTCTCCGGCGGCGATCGAATAACGTTGGCTACGCTTATAAATTCTTCTAGCGTGCATTTCAATCGATTCAGCTCTTTTGCAAAGTTCAACAATATATTTTTTGGTGGATTTGACGGACTAAATATACTGAACAGAGATATCAATAATATGACTGACAAAGCAGCGTCAACCGATTCTGCTGCTGGAGGACTTGGAGGAGATTCCATCACTGGAGGCCTGGGATTATCTGGAACAAACGATGGTAGCACAATGGGTAAAGGAAAATTGAATAACGTTATCGCTTCGTATAGACAAGCTATCAACATCATGACAGATCCTTTGTCTGTAAGGACTAATATTCTTGCAATTCCTGGAATAAGAGACGCTTATGTCACTGACCACGCTGCAGAAAAATCACGTGATTATGCAATGGGGTTCTACGTAATGGACATTCCATCTTATGATGAAGACGGAAATAGAATATTTATTGACGACGCATCAAAAGTTCCGGACGTTGATAAGACAGCCGAAGAACTAGAAGGAAGGGTTTTTGATAACAACTATGCTGCAACCTATTTTCCAGATGTTTTTATTACAGATCCACAGAACAATAGAAGAGTATTGGTGCCTCCTTCGGTAGCTGCTATCGGCGCCCTTGGATTTTCTGATACTGTTGCTTATCCATGGTTTGCTCCCGCGGGATTCAACAGAGGGTCTCTTGGATTTGTACAAAATGTCAAAGTTAGATTATCAACACTAGATCGAGATACACTCTATGAAAGTAGAATTAATCCTATATCTACATTTCCTAATGGCGGATTTGTAATCTTTGGACAAAAGACACTTCAGTTGGCTCAGTCTGCTCTTGATAGAGTAAACGTAAGAAGGCTTATGCTTGAGGTCAAAAGACAAATTGTTAATGTTGCAAGAAATCTTGTCTTTGAACAAAACAATAACCAGACAAGACAAAGATTTATAAACTCTGCCGCCCCTAAGTTGGCGCTTATTCAGTCTCAGGCTGGAATAGAATCTTTCAAAATTATTATGGATGATTCGAATAACACTGAAGCAGACAAAGAAGAAAACAGACTTAACGGAAAAATAATCGTCGTTCCAACCCGAGCAATTGAGTTTATTTCAATAGACTTTGTAATTACTAATTCGGGTGTTGCATTTGAGTGATAGTTATATAAAAGAATCATGAAGGAGAGACATAAATGTCAGAACAAATATTAAAAAGTCCAGGAGTTTCCGCAAGAGAAATAGATCTGTCTCAACCAGGCAGCACATCCCCTAGGGGAATACCTGCTTGCGTTATTGGAACAGCTCAGAAAGGTCCGGCTTTTGTGCCTATTACCTTTGCATCTTATGCTGACTTTAAAACAAAATTCGGTGGAACCGATGGAAAATTATTCGGCCCAATTGCTGTCGCGGAATGGCTAAGAAATGCTCAGTCAGCAACTTATGTGAGAGTTCTTGGCGTCGGAAATGCAAAAAAAGCAAATACAAACGGAACTACAACTAATGCTGGTTTTGTCGTTGGTAATAAGCTTCCTCAAGCTGGAGGAAACATCGGAAGGAACATACACGCTACGGATCTCCGTCCCGCTGGCCGAACATTCTTTTTATCTGCCTTTATGAAAGACAAGTCTGATGCAAATGCTGATAAAATTGGATATTTGACAGACGCAGATTTGTCTGGATCTGTAGATAAAGCAGTGTTGAGAGGTTGTATTCTTGTCGCTTCTGGTGTACGTCCTGCATTGTCCGGATGGGACGCTTCTGAACTGGATGCCCCAAATACTACGACAACAATAACTAGTGATGCTGGCCATGAGGTTGGAGCCGTAAATTTGAATACTAATGGCGATGAATCATTTGTAATGTTCCTTAACGGATTCACGAATACAAATGCTCAAACGGCTATAATCACCGCTTCGATGAATCCTTTGAGTAAAAATTATTTTTCTAAGGTCTTGAATACAGATCCAACAAAAATAGAAGAAAAAGGTCATTATCTTTATGCTCATTTCGACGTTCATCCAAATCAGGCAACGGTTACTGCGATGGAATATCCGGAGAGAGATAAGCAACTCGAAAACGCAGTGGGTTATGCTCACCGCGTAATAATTCAATCAGGTTCACATACTAGAAATACTTTTCATGGTTCACAATACAAGCCTAATTTTGAAAACTTTGAAGACAAATTTAAACATGCAGAGTCTCCGTGGATTATATCTCAGACACTAGGTTCCGGACCAAAAAATCTATTCAAGGTATATGCGCTAGACGCCGGAGAATATGCGAATACTCTTTTCAAAATATCTATTGCAAATATTAAAAAATCTTCTGATGTTAATTATGATTATGGCCAATTTGATTTGTTGGTAAGAGCATTCGATGATACGGATGCAGAGCCACAAATCCTAGAAAAATTCACAGCTTGCTCTCTAGATCCTTCTTCCGATCGATATATAGCTAGGGTTGTAGGCGATCAGAATATATTCTTTGATTTTGAGAAACAAGACGCAAATCAAAAATTGGTTATAGAAGGTTTGTACCCAAATAGATCGCAATATATCAGAATTAAGGTTGTCGACGATGTTGAAAATGGCGTTATTAGCGCAACTGCTCTTCCGTTCGGATTCCGAGGAAAGAAACACTTGGTTCTTGATGGTGTTTCTCTTGGTCCTCTAGACGCATCTGCTACCACCGGTCTTGATGAAGCAGAAATAGACGGAAATGTCTTTGAACCGCCTGTTCCACTTCGAAAAACTCTACGCATAGGGCAAGGATCATTGTCAAGAATCGATTCTCGACTTTATTGGGGTGTTCAAAATACTATGCAAGGATCTGTTCTTGATCCAAATGCATCCAGTGTTATTAATCCTCTGATAGCTAACTTTACAAAATATTTTCCAACCTTTGGAACCTATGCTCCTTTCGTCGGAGACAACGCCGGCGCAGCGAATGATTCCAATGGAGCAAAGCTTGATAGCGATGCCTATAATAACAACATGTTTACCTTCGAAAGAATATGGGCAAAATGTAAATCCGGAGCTGTTGCAAACGCTGTCGATAATTTGCAATGGCACGAAGCCGTTTATATCAGATCAGGTTCTACGCCGGCCGCTAATTCTGGGCTTGGATATTTCCAAGAAGATGACGGTTCTACGCCGAAGACGGCTGCGAATGGATATAGATTCTTGGATTACACAAAAGACTTTGGCGAACAAGCTTCGAAGAAATTCTTCAAGTTTACTACATTTTTGCAAGGCGGGTTTGACGGTTTGAATGTCTTCAAGAAAGATATGCATGAATTGGCCAACAATCAGGCACATCGAGAAGCTCTATATTCGACGTCAACCGGTTACGGAACAACTGGGCCTACGATCGCGGCATATAGAAGAGCACTTGATATAGTAGCAGAAAAATCAGACGTCGATATTCAGTTGTTGGCAATTCCTGGTATTCGAGAGCCATCTATCACCGACTATGCCATCGATCAAGTAGAAAACAGATTTGATGCATTGTACATTATGGATGTAGAAGAAGAAGAAACTTCTGCTGGAACAGTCGTAACTTCGTCTTTGCAAAATATCAACGTAACAAATACTTCTAATCGACTTTCAAACAGAGTGCTTGATTCTTCTTTTGCAGCGGCATATTTCCCAGATGTGATCATTGCAGATCCGGATTCAACAGCCAACATTCAGTCGCCACCTTCTTGTGCAGTATTAGGAGCAATGTCTCTTAACGACTCTGTCGCGCATCCTTGGTTTGCGCCTGCAGGATTTTCTCGCGGGGCTTTGTCGTCAACTATCGAAGCACAAGTAAAATTAAATCGTGCAAATATGGATTCTCTTTATGAAGCAGACATCAATCCTATAGTTGCTTTCCCAACTTCTTCTGGTGTTGTAATCTTCGGACAGAAAACTCTTCTGCAGGCTCAGTCTGCTCTTGATAGAGTAAACGTAAGAAGATTGCTGATAGACATCAGAAGAAAAGTAAGATTGGTCGCAAACTCTGTGTTGTTCGAGCCAAACAGAGAGTCAACTCTTGCAAGATTCTCTGCTTCCGTTCAGCCGATTCTTACGGTTATTCAACAGCAACAAGGACTAGATAGATTCAAAGTCGTTATCGATACAACCACAACAACCCAGCAAGATGTTGAGAATAATACGATAAGAGGAAAAATCTTCTTGCAACCCACAAGAGCTGTAGAATTTATCTCTCTAGATTTTGTTGTTACAAATGCTGGTGCAGAGATTTAAAGAACGTTATACTTATTAATATAAAACTTTTCAGGAGAAAAAAATGGCAGAGACTTTATCCGTAGTGGACATGTTGCCCAATAAATTTGAACCAAAAAGAAAGAATAGGTGGATCTTTGCGCTTGAAGGTATCGATTCTTTCCTTATCAAGACTGCTGCTCGTCCCAGTATCACTATAGCGGAACACGAGATCAAGTTTATGAATTCCAGAAGATATGTGGCTGGAGTTGGAAACTTTGACGCAATTTCTTTGACTCTTCACGATCCTATTGCTCCATCCGGTGCACAGCAAGTAATGGAATGGGTACGTACTCATTTTGAATCTGTGTCTGGACGACAAGGATATGCAGATTTTTATAAGAGAGATGCACAGCTTAAGTTAGTTGATCCAATCGGTACAGTTATCGAACTTTGGGACATGAAAGGATGTTTTCTTACGAACGCAAACTTTAATGATGTTTCCTATGACGATGATGGCGGAATGGAAATATCTCTTACAATGCGATTTGATAACTGCGTTTTACAATACTAGAACAATCGAACGCTTGTATTGATATTTGGTCAGCTTGTATAAGGGGGCTGGCCAGATATTTATTTAGAAATAATTTACAAATTTTGTGTAAAGTCTTCTAAAAAATATTATATTAATTAGGAATAACACCGCAGGAGAGAAAATGTCAAAATCACTTAAAAAACTTTTGCTCGAGTCAATAGATGGTGCAACTGTTAATAATTTCCAAGAGATAGTCGACAACCATGGGTTCTTAGGAACCAAAGGCATTATAGTGACAGAAAAAGATCTGATCGGATCTGATAAATATGTTCTCTTTGCATCTCCCTCCGGTCTCAAGCACATCGAAGAAAGGCACAAGGATCCTAATATGCCAGGTTCTGTTTTCGTACAGGGTATCAATCTTTATAACGTCATGCAAGACATAATTCAAGATAACCCTCCAAATGACATGCGACAATTTCCAAAAGTAAAATGGATAGAAGTAAAAATGAACGATGTTGTTGGCTATTCTGGAATATATCTAGACTCCCCAGAAAAAGTTGCAAAGATGAAAGATTTTGCAACCCCCGGAGGAAGAGGAGAGATTGTTAAAGTAGCTCCTGGAAAATTATATCCAACAAACGCCATGTCGCTGATTACGATAAAAATTGGAGACTTATCAGATGGAAGGGAGGCTCTATCTCTGATTACTTTATTTCCTGGTGATGGGTCTATTGATGGAGTCGAGATTCCTTCTTCAAGGGATGAATTTGCAGCAAAAGGATTTTATTTTCAACTTCCTCCAGAATCTCCAGCACTAAAATAGTTTACAGAGCAAAAATTGAGCAATATAATTATCAGTGAGTTCTGTTCAGTTATTTTAATAAAGATTCATGGAGTTATAGATGAGTACAAGACAAGGAAACGATGTCTTCAAAGACGATAAACCAGAAGGCGCTACAGGTTGGACTGGCCCGTCTTCTAATGTAATGAGAGACGAATTTGGTCTCGAGATCCCAGTGGAGTCAATTCCGCTTCCATCCAAAGGAGTTGTATATCCGCCAGATTCGCCACTGTATGGCAAAGAAACGATAGACATACGTCCTATGACAGCCCGCGAAGAGGATATTCTTACAAGCCGCGCGCTAATTAAAAAAGGCACAGTTATCACAGAATTAATCAAGAGCTGTTTAATTGATAAAAGAATCAACCCAGAAGATCTGTTGGTTGGAGACAGAAACGCAGTTATGACATCTCTCAGGATTACAGGCTACGGTTCTGATTATAACGTTGAGGTTGGTTGCCCTTCTTGTGGAGAGAAATCGAAACAATGTTTTGATCTGACAGAGCTTCCGATCAAGAGACTCGCACAGAATCCTATTGCTGAAGGATCAAATTGTTTTGAGTGCAAAATAGCAACTGGCGTTGAAGGAAAAGAACTGGTTATACGGTATCGTTTTATGACAGGTACAGACGAAAGAGAAATCCAAGTTTTGCAAGAAAGAAAAAAGAAAAAAGGATTTTCTGCAGATCAACTAATTACGACAAGATACCAAAGACAGATTGTTGCTGTAAATAACGTGACAGATAAGTCAAAAATTCAGATGTTCATTCAGAAAATGCCAACGAAATACTCTCGAACTCTTCGTAAACACATGGACGAAAACGAACCTGGCGTCGAAATGAAAGCGCATATGCAGTGTCCTCATTGTTTCGAGGAGTCGGAGGTCTCCATGCCCATTGGGGCTAGCTTTTTTTGGCCTGACGCCGGATAACAAAGAAATATTTCTTGAACAGATTTTTAATTTAATGTACTACATTGGATTTACATATCACGAAGCTTACAATATTCCAGTCTGGCAAAGAAGATGGTTTATACAACGTCTTAATACCGAATTAGAGCGAGCAAAAAAAGCGAATGGAGGAGAGGCCCCTCCAACAAGAGCAATGCATCAGAACACCCCTGACGTACGCTCCATGATGGGGAGAATGAGATCGCAAGTTCCAGCTAATCTAAGAAGATTTACATAAATTTTGTAAAAAAGCGAAGAATAAGCTATAATCAAAAAGACACCCTACTACAAATAAACATGAAGATGCATGTAAATTACTAAGACGATAGGTGAAAACATACAAGGGTGACGAATATGCTAGTAACCAACCATAGGGAATAAGTCTATGCAAAATAAAGAAACTCAACTTCTAATAATAGAGTATCTAAATGCAGGGCTTGTTCCCTATGTTCCATTTTCAAATATACACTTTAACAAAAAGCCAACAAGAAAACAAAAAAGAAAGTTTCGAAAATTATGGAGAAAACTTTCCGACGAAATAGCAAAATCAGATCATGGTACATATCCGTCGTTCAAGAAAAGAAGGTTAAGAAAGACCATTGTCTTAAATGAAATGTTTTCAAGAATAGAAAGGCCAAAATGAATTTACAAGAAGTAAAGGTAGGCGATTGTTGTTTTTTTCTCGTGCGTGGTGTGAATACACCAAAATTTGGTGAGATTTACAAAATTAGCGAAAAAGAAGAAATCATTCATGTAATAGAAGTCAAGGACTCGAAGTACTATTCAGTACATTCTAGAAATTTTGCATGGAACAAAGAAGACTTAAAAGATAAAAAATGGGAAGATCCACATAATTATAATGACACAGTGGAGAATGCTAATGAAAAAGAAACTACTAAAAGAAGCAGTAATGTTCATAACAGGAAGAAGGCCTCAGATTCAAATAAAAGGAGAATCAAAAAAAGCAAAGGCACTTCTGAGAGTGATGGTAGCAAGCAAAAATTTATACGAAGCACTGGAAAGCAAAAATCCAAAACTAAAAGAAATAGAAAAGCTAGTAGAAATAAAAAAGGTTAGAGCCTTCCAGTTCAAAAAGATTACAGGAAACGATTGGCCGTTATAATTTAAACTCAAAATTCAAGTCAAACATATTTATCAATGCATGGCTTGAGTTTCGGAGATAAATGTGGCTAATGACGATAGAAAAGAATTAGAAGAGACCGGCAAAGCCGCCGAAGAAGCCACGGCTTCATTGGGACGAATGGCTGCTCAAATGAACGAGTTTTTCAAGGTTTTGGCAGGTGTTTCTGAAAAAGCAGCTGAGGAAACAAAGTCTGTTTCCGAACAAATGGAAGAAGCCGCAAAAAAAGCAGGTCTCGCCGCCGGCGCAACCGACGATTATGAAAAGGTTCTACAGGAATTAAACAAAACATCTAATAGGTCCAGGAAGGAATTGACCGGTTTTCAAAAAGGCCTTTCCGATGCATATGATAAGGCGCTAAAATTTAATCTTGGATTATCTCTTATCAACGGAACTCTTGCATCGGTCAAGTCTACATTTGGACTTATGCAATCGATGCTGTCCGGAGCAATGTCAGCAATAAAAGGATTTATTGGATTGGTTGATGGGCTATGGACTGGTCTCCTGGACGCAGCGGTTGATTACATGAACGGATCATCAGCCCTAAGACAAGCAATAGAGAACGTTAGAAAAGAATTCGGTGACTTGGCAACAAACGAAGGTGCTCAAGTCATGACGATGTATAAAGAGCTCAACAAAACATCTTCAACCCTTCGTACCACCGGTAGATCTCTGTGGAATACTTTTGGCGATTTTGCAGAAAGATTGCAATTCGTTACCGAAATAGCAACAGCAGCCGGCGGAGCAATGACCCGTTTCGGCGATTCGCTAGTAAAAAATCTGCCGCAAGTTGCGCTACTAAATAAATCTTTAAACGTATCAAACGAAGCGTTGATACAAATGATTAAAAACTCCGAACGTGCAGGCCAGGATCCAAAAGAGGCATTCGATGAATTGGCAGTCTCTGTAGCGCACCTTTCAAAACAATTTGGCGTGTCTGCCAAAATGATAGGAAAGAATTTTGACGAGTTAATAAAAGACACGGATACATTTGGTCATATGGGTCCAAAAGCCCTAGCATCCGTGGCAACTTACGCAGCAAAATTAAATGTTGAAATATCTACATTAAAAGGCCTGATGACCACATTCGATACATTCGAAGGAGCCGCGACAGCCGCAGGAAAACTAAATGAAGTTCTAGGAATACAAGTCGACACAATGAAGATGATAAATGCTGACAATCCAGCCGAAAGACTGGATATGATGCGCAAGGCTTTTGAAGATACTGGTAAATCCGTTAACGATCTATCTAGACATGAACTCAAAGCACTGTCAGGTGCGTTGGATGGCATGCCAATTGAAGATCTTAAAAATTCTTTATCAATGTCAACAGATGATGTAAACTTTGCAGAGATTGCGGATGAGGCAGCCGAGGCTCAGAAAAAGATGTCTCCTGTGGAGGCAATGAACGAGCTATCAAAAAATATTGAGAAGCTTATAAAAAGTGGCGAGTTAGTAAAGGGTGGATTCTTTGCAAACTTTGTAGAAGGTATCAGTCTAGGAATCGAAAGATCGAAAGGATTTCGAACCCTAATGAGATATATTGGCCGACAATTAAAAGCTGTTCTCAATGCCGGTAAAGCAGTTGGAAAGATATTAGGTCCAATCTTTTCAGAAAAAGGACCACTTGGCAAATTAATAAAGCAATACAAACAGCTTATTGACTTTTCAACAAAAGGTTCTATCGGGGCAAACTTTCTTATTGATATAAAAAATGCATTTAAGGGACTAATGAAAGACCTAGAGACAGACCCAAAAAAGGCGTTAACAAAATTCTTTGATAATCTCAAAAAAGCTTGGAAAACTTATACTTCAGCAAAGTCCCCAATGGTAACAAATATCGGAGAAGGATTCAAAAACTTATTTATCGGCGCCCTAGAATATATACGGGACGAAGTTCCAAAAATGATAAAGGATCTTGGCGAAACCGTCTCTGCGGTCACCGAAGGAATTGGTAATGCCTTTGCAGAAGATGGCGCGGTTAAGAAAATACAAGATCCATTTTTGTTAGCGCTCAGTGAGGCATTCACGGCTGTGTTCAAAGCAGTTTGGCATCACTTAGTTGGACCGGTTATAGATCTTGCAGTCACACTTGGCGGTATACTTTTTGATTACATGTATCCAATATTAGAAAAAGTTTTTCTTGCGCTCATGATCAAGGCAATCGTAACCGCAATGCTGCAGGCAGTTGTTGCTTCGGCGGTTAAAAGGGTAATAGGTGCGGCAATGATGAAACTTGGCATGCAGGTCGCCGTACAGAACACTGTTGTTAACCAAACAATAATACAAGGAGCTGCACAGACTGGAGGTGTGGCAACAGCGATAAACACCACCGCAAAAAGTATTACTATGGCAACGCTAGGCAATGCTCTTAAGATTGCTGGGTTCATGACAGTGATGGCATTTACTTTCATCGCCGCGGCATTTGGGCTTTATAAAGCAGCCGAAGCTGCCGGCATAACAAGCGACTTCACCGGTTATCTAAAAACTTTTGCTGCGATCGGCCTGATAGCAGGGGCAACTGCCGCATTGATCTTTACGGTAACTGCCGCTGGAGAAGCACTCAGCAAAATGTCACCGATGGCAATATTAAAGGGCGTCGTCGCTGTTGGACTCGCACTTCTCGCGATAGGAGGTCTTACGCTGCCTCTAATGTTTATAAACTATATGGTCGAAGGACTTGACTTATCGAGAGTTCTTGCTGCAGTTGGAATTATGGGTGTGCTTGTGCTTGAAGCTGCAGTCCTTATTGGGCTTGCCATAGCCGCAGGGGCCGCCGTCTCGGGCCCTCAAGCTATCCTGTTGGGAACAGGTCTCGCCGCTGTTGCGGCTGTGTTAACAGTTTTGGCTATTGCTGTAGGACCGGTCATGGCGCTAATAGCTTTAATGATCGGTAACATGAAACTCGAACCAGTAAGTAAAGCGGTAAACATAATGGGTAAATTAGTCCTTATGGCTGCAGGTTTGACCCTAACAGCTATCGCAGTTGGATTTGCAATCGGCGCAAGCTTTGGTGTTGGTGGAGTAGCTATTGGTGTTGGATTCGCTGCGATCGCATCAATACTTTACACAGTAGTTGACGTGCTAGCCGGTCCCGATGGTATATTAGCATCGGTCAACAAGATAAAAATCACCAACTTCGACAACCTAGCTAAGAAAATAGCCTTCCTAGAAAAGCTTATGAATCTTATAACCGGAGTTGGAAAGGTTGCTATTGATGCTGCAAAGATCGCTGGTAACGTTTCAACGGGATTCTTTACTTCGTCAACAACAGCGACAAAACAATTCAAACAAGTGATGGCATCCATAAAAAGCATAATAGTAGCAATGAAAGATTCGTTAGTCGATGTCATTACGAACGTCAAGACGTTAATGGTTCGCATCGGAACGGTAGATGCCAAGAAACTAAAAGCAGCTTCTGTAATTGCGCAAGTTGTGGGCTCGCTAGCCCAATTAATGGGCTCGATGACCGATCCAATGAAGGAAGTGGCACGACTGGCGAAGAATAGAGATGGCGAGGTTGATTCGGGTGCGCTCACGAGCATGTTAAACAGCATGTCATCCGTTATGGATATATTTATTGGTAGCGATGCAAACAAGGGAGCATTAGAAAGAATCATCGATAACGTTATTAAGATGTCCGAAATGTTCAAGGGTAAACCTATCAAGGGAATTAAAGGAAGACTAAGACTAGTTGGTATAGCGTTTAAAGCTTTTTCAGATGTTTCGACTGGGCTTGCAGCTGTAATGACCGCAATGAAGAAAAGACGATCGACCATGATAACCGAGGCAGATGAAAGTCGTAGGGCTCGTTATGGAGATCAAAAAACAACCCAAACCCGGGCAGACGTAATTGACCCTGATGATTTGGAAAAGACTATTAACAAATTAACGGCAGTGTTCAGCGGCGGGTCGCTGTCAAAATTTGTAAATGCATTGAACTCAGAAGCAAAACTGACAAAAGCAGTTGATCAAAAAGCACTTGATAAACTCGAGGCTGCTATGGGGTCCGCAGATAGCGTCATAAGTATAATGGACAAAGTATTTAAGCCTGAAACATTAAGAGCCGTAACGGCAACGATGAATCGAATAAGAAAACTCAACGATTTGATAAGAACAACGCCAAAAGGCGAAACAACTGTCAAGATGCTCTTGCAAGAGGGAGAGCAAATAATGAAGCAAGTGGCTAAATTTTCAAAATCTGTAGATGTGAAAATGTTGAATAAAGCCGAAGCCTTGGTTGGTATTGCCGAAAAAGATGGTAAAATACAAATAGTAACTGATAAAATAAGCGTTAATTTCCATTTAAATATCAAGATGGAAACAAAGGAAATAGCGTATGCTCTTCACAAAGGAAAAGATGGGCCTTACTTTGAACTCAATCACAAATACCAACAGGATCCGTTTTTCAAGAACAATAACTAGGATGCCAAAATGAAAGAAAAAAAATTTATGATTAAAGAAGTACTTGAATCCGAACAGTATAAAGAGTTTCTAGAAAATGTTCCTCAAGAACAGCGAAAGACCGTTATTGAATATACCTTGGGGTTATGTCAAAAGCGGCAAAAAATGCTTGACATGGTCCAAAATTTATCAGACGAAGAAAAGGTAAAACTAATGAAGGAGTTGACCGGTGTCAGAGATAGATGAGAAAAAAATAGTAAGTCCGAGGTCGGAAGACGGTGGGCCAGTCCAGACCTATCGCGACGATTTATATCAGGAAAGAAAAAAAACGCTTGGAGATTATTTAAAGTCGCAAACTTCTGGTGAGCAATACAACTTACCTAATAGCGATGAGCAAATTCTTAGAAAAGAACACAAGAATGCTTTTAGTATTGGCGAAGGCGGTTCTGAATTTTCTGTAATGGATGATGAAGGTAGACCGGCCGGAATACAAAATTCACCAGAGTCTCAACCTTCTTTCTCCAATCAGGAAGACTTGGAACAATCTTTTACTGAGGCATATAAATTTTTTGATAATCTGTCCAAAGGACGATTAGATGATTCTCTTGGAGGAGGCTCTTTTTCGAATGAAGATTTATCGACCTTAGAAATAGACAAGAACAATCAGGAATCCGGACACTTTCTTCTTAATAATCCCAACAGGATTGCAGACAAAGTAGTATCTTCTGTTCTTAGAAGAAACCGGTGGACTCCATATCAAAATCCGGACAACCCAGAAAGTGACAGAAGATACGAAAACATGAATCAGTCAGAGTATAATGTCGACCTAAGAAATCCGCGTCCGGAAATAGAAGAGTTTGAAGCAGATACTCAGAAGCTTCGAAACATAGGACGATCCCTACTCCTGGCAGCATCTTCGGAAGACTCGGTTGCTTCTCCAGTAGACGTCCGAGAACAAGAATTTGACGTCGGAAGTTTTGACCTCTTATCTTTTTTGCAAAACTCAATTCCAGGTGACGTTGCCGGAGAGCCAAGCCCAAATTCGCTAAGTATTGACTTCGCAAACACAAAGATTCCCGTAGATAGATTCAGGCCAATAAACCATGACATTACTCTAGACAATCAATCTAACGACGGTCGAGAAAAAAATTATACCGCTTCATCTTATGGGGTATTGAACAACCATATTAGGCAATTTGAGGATCAGTCAGGAAGATCTGATATGGTTGTTCTTTCTTTTTTATCCTTGGTAGCGATGATAGTTAGTTCAATATTCACTCTTTTGATAGTCGAACTAATTTCCTCCGCCGCGACTGCGCTCACAGGACTTGCCTACAACAACTCTACAGGCAGAGGTTTAGGATCAAGAGTGCTTCCATCTGGAAATTCTATACAAAAACATTCTAGATCAATCGGAGGCTGGGAAGGACTCGGGGATGAGGCACTAAAAATAATTTTGAATTTGCCGCAGGCTTTTGTTGAGTATCTTGGCATTTATCAGCCAATGCATATCTCAGGCAAAAATGGATATGGTTCTTACTCTGCTGCTGTTGGAATGGGAATTATTTCCCTTGTTTACGCAATGGTCAAGGATTTCGGTTTCTCTTCAGGATTTTTTGCCAGTACGTTCAGAACTGTCATGCGAAGTGAGTTTACCGGTGACGAATTATTAGATAATCCTACAGGTCTTGCAACGAATGGGTTCGACAGTCTAGTAGGATACTTTCGTAATCTAAGAGAATCAAGGGGACTCAAGGCTCTGAATTACCTTGCAAAGTTAGGAGACATATTTTATGTTTCTTACGATAGAGATTCTGCCTATGCGGTTAAGAATGTATCGCGACTAGGGTATGACGTAGTAAAAGGCCAGAAGGAGCACAATGAATTCTCCAAAATCGGAAGAACATTTAGATCACATCCTTCTAAGGTTGGCGGAAAATTGAACTGGAGAGTTGATTCTGCAGCTTCTTTCATCTTCGATTCCGAATATGAAGATAGAGCCTATCAATATGTCAGATCCGACCTAATTGGCGTGAGCATCGTTCAAGCCAGAGAAGAGGAATTAATGCAATCAAATTCTGAAATCGATGAAGATATTATCGGAAGAGCGGTAGATAAACCAACACGATTATCGGCCAAGATGGTTCGAATGATCGAAGAACAGTTAGAATCAGAATATATGCCGTTCTATTTTCAAGATCTACGAACAAATGAAATTATAGCCTTTCATGCCTTTTTATCAAGTCTTACAGACGGATTTCAACCAAGCTACAATTCTACAAAGGGATTTGGTCGAATGGATCCTGTGATGACCTATGGAGACACTACTAGATCTATATCTTTTGCGTTCACTGTTTATGCAACCAGCAAAGAGGACTTCGATGTGATGTGGAAAAAAGTGAACAAGATGGTTACTCTAGTGTATCCGCAGTGGTCAGGAGGAACAAAAGTAAGATCTGCTGACGAACAACATCTGTATACTATACCATATTCCCAAATTCCAACTGCTTCCCCGTTAATAAGAGTTCGAATTGGAGACCTAATTAAGTCAAATTATTCTCGCAAAGACATGACAAGATTATTTGGGACTTCTAATAATGATTTTACAGCCCATGGGGTGGCCTTTGGCTCACTATACCATTCCATTTGGCAACGGAAGCGAAGAAAAGAAGCCATGAAACAATTTAAAAAGTGGTCTGCTTCTCTCGTTGAACCGAATGGAAAACTATTCAAGGTCAGCAGCGTACCAAATCAGCCCCATACCACCCCTATAAAATTTCGTGTTGCTACAGGAGCAGATTTCTGGATAATAAACATGGACCCTGACGATAGAGCCAAGATTACCGAAGAAAGAAATAGTCTAAAAACGAAATCAAAAGTTATTAAGAAAACACCGCTTCAAAAGATAATTTACAAGGTTGGGTTTGCACCAACTTACCGAGAAGACGGAACCATAATTGGGCATAATTGGCAACTAGTAGACATGGACAAGAAAGTCGGAGAAGTACAGCAGACCGAAACGAGGAAGGGCTCCGATGGCCAATACAAAGAGGTACCGGTGGGAGAGCCAACAGATGTAAAACTAAACGATATGGACAACGGGCTCCAAGAGTCAAAATCTTTGCAGGGCTTCGTCTTCGATCTCGAGGTTGATTATCCGAAGTTCTGGAGCGCCATCGGGTGGCCTGATGAAAAGGCTTGGATTGCAGATCACTTTTTCTGTGAGCCAGTCGATGGTACTAAGGCAGAGCTATTGAAAGGATTTGATAACTTAATTGAGGCACAAGCTTCAGCCCTCACAGCCGTAACAGCCAAGACTGGTATGGCCGCAGAAATAGCTGCTCAAATTGAAATGGCCCAAAACTGGAAAAAATTAATTAATAATGACAAGATTTTATTGGTGGTTACAAAAGAACTCGCGTTGGGTCAGGCTATTTGGGTTCAAGACGGATTCATAAGCCAAGAGTGGATCAATCAAAACCCAGAACCAACAGACATTCCTTCAGTGGTTGAAAAAGTAGAAGCGTCACAAAAGTTTTTTGACCCAGAAAAAAACCCAATCATGAAAGCTTTCGAATCAACAGCGGGAACAGGACTGCCTGGAGTAATTACGCAATTAGGATTAGACTGGAAACTAAACGAATACCCATGGGAAATAGATCCCGGTAGTAAAGCCCCGATGGGCTGCGAAATCACTATTAACTTTCAACCAATGCACGAAATCGCTCCTGGGCTTGATAAGAACGGCATCAACAGAGCCCCTGTTTTCCGCGTTGGCTCAAGTGCAGATAAGGAATAATCACCATGAGAAGATATGCAAGATCATCAGTTTATGCTGCCGGCAGGGCACTTGGTACCTCCTTTGCAGTTCCAATTATTAGAGACGAAGTAAAAAGAGGTACTATACCGGTCGATGAATACATAACCAAAGAAGGTGATCGTCTAGATCACATTGCTGCAAGAAAGCTTGGTTCTGGAAAATATTGGTGGATTCTCGCAGCAACTTCAAATATCGGCTGGAGTATGCAGGTGCCTGTCGGTACACGTCTCTTAATTCCGGAAAATATGGATCGAATTAAGTTAATAGTAGGTGGATGATGAGCAGGGAAACAAATCTCGAGTTAGCAATTGCCGATCTTGGCAGATTATTAGGTGTTCGAACTCAACACGATCTTATGAGAGTGCTTTTTAGGAAAGCTACAGATAAAAATTTTTCCGATGAACAGATTGCCTTAGAACAATTTGATTCAAAGTCAGAAGATACTGAACTCACAAAAATTATATCTGCGTTAATAAATATAACTGACGGAGGCATGTTAATAAGTGATTTTCAAGAGGTGTGGTCGTCTTTTCTTAGTAAAGCAGAACCGGAAGATGCAGAAAAATACGTCGACTCACAAATGATCCCTTTTACAATTCTTTCAAATGGAAAAAACATCCAGAATGTTAGCGAAATTAGCCCAAAAGAAATGTCCATATTTTCTAATTTGGAAGCATCGTCCACGCCCGAAAAGTGGAATCCATCATTTGGCTCTGTGCAGTTTCACAATGTTGCTCTTAATTTTTCAAATAGGTATTCCTCCGCGGCTACTGTTTTTCTCAGCGCTATTCCAACGGTTGAATTATCTAGATGTGTTCCTTATCTAGACGTTAAGTTAATAACAAACACGAAAACAGTAGATGCAAGGGCCCAACAGCCCCCAGATGCTAATGCAATATCGTTATTTAGGTTTCTATACGGAAAAGAACCATTCAGGAACGAAGACTCTAGCAGTTTGATTAACATAAAATTAATAAACGAAAGACTAGAAACAGACAAATACGGACCGGACGGCGATCTCGTTGGCGGCGAAGATTCTGTTAAGACAACTGTTGAAAGTACGGCTGCCGGAATGGAAATTTTCACATCGCCTCAAACTTTAGTGAACGGAGATGAAGCTTTTTATGACTTAGAACCAATTGATAGCACCAATGCTGATGTTCATCTTAATAGAAAAACTCCTATTATAGATAAATTTAGGCCATTTATGACACTTAACAATTTTAGTTTAACCGTACAACCTACATTTGGCACATTGTCAACCAAGCAAGGGTCTATGAACATTACACTTCATGATCGATCTAGATTGGCAGAAATTTCTCAACTGACTTCACCTGGCGAATTTCAAAACGTTGAGTTTCTTATAGAGTATGGCTGGTCACACCCGGATTCGGATTCTCCGTATGGAAAAATACTTAATGCTTTTCGAACTAGACAAAAATTTATTTCTATTGGATCTTCTTATTCTTTTAATCCTCAAGGAGAGGTTGCTATTGATATCAAATTGCTGACAAAGGGCTCTAATCAATTCAATTATGCATTAGTTACAGATGCAAAGATTCAGCCGTTGCTGGAGAAAATGAAAAATATTATTCAGATTATGAACAAGTTAGAAAAAGGAGTAAAATCAGAATACGAATCAGAACTGAAAGATATTATGAACGGAGGGGAAATCCTGGGCAAACTAAATAGTATCGAAGGAATGGTTTCACTGTCCGCAAAACAAATAAGTAGTTTGGAAAAATCTATTCTAAAACTAGACAAGGAAATTAATAATGCAAACCTAGATTCTCTGATAAAAGACCTCAAAGATTCAGTAGGGCTTGGGGATAAATCTGAACCATCAACCATTAAGAGGTATAAATCAGAACTTGAGAGGTCTATATCGGAATTGATGAAAGATATTGAGAATCAACCTGATCCGTATTTAAAAGCCATTGATCCAAGTCTTGGTATCGTGAACACCAAAACTGTTAATAAGGTTGTTGGCTATGAGGAAGTTGAAAATCCAGAGTGGACAAAATCTCAAAAAGTCCCGGGCATGGAAGGAAAAAAACGTGTAGGTCCCAGGAAAATAGTGGACATACCCAAATATATAAAAAAAGCAAAAAGAGAAAAACAGACGATAGTCTTGTCGTCAAAATACGTTTCCCTTGGAAAATTGCTTTATCTCTTTGTTGCTTCACCACTAGCTTCGAAGCACCTTTATGACGAAATACAATTTTTATTTTATCCACTAAACGCTTATGCATCGTTTGCAAGAAATGCAGATGTTGCCTCATTTCCTATATTGAAATCAAAATTTCAGGAACTTTTTCGAAAAAGGCTGGAAAGGAACCCAACTATAACCTTGGGTCAATTTGTCGGCTTTATTAACAAATACTTTTTTTCTAATTTAGCTTCAGAAGTATTCGGCTTTGGAAATATTTATGAAAGAGATCAAAAAACGGCCGCTGCCAAACTACGCGCAAAATTTAAATCGAAAAAAGCAAAAAGAAAGGCGATTGATACTAAAACAGATATTTTGACAAAAGCCTACGGAGGCACAGGGCAAAAACCAAAATTCAAGAAGCCGGCTCTTTCTCTTCATATGGAATGTGTTCCTGCTTCTGGAGATTCAGAACGAACAATCATGAGGATTCATTTCTTTGACAAAAGTACATCGTCCTTTGAATCTTATGCGGATCTTTGGAACTCGACAAAATCGAGTTACCTATCGGGAGTTCAGACTACAATCTCTAATTCAGTAAAAAACCTTAAAAATATAGTGGAATCGGAAGATAAAAAAAATGCCGGTAACGCATCAATGGCTATTTCTGGCCATGAGCAGTTGATGCAAAGCCAACTATCTAAGTTAGACGCCCTAGGACTGTTTGTTCCTATCGACGACCAAGGTAAAGTCGCACAATCAGATAGTGACCTAATAGGTTCAACAACACTCACGACTTCAAAAGTTAAATACTATCGTCTTAGAGGAGGCCCACTGGGATTGAGGCATTATTTTGCAAGAAACATGCCTACTATAAAATACGGAACAGAGTATTCAGCAATACTTAATGCAAGTGTATCGACCCAGTCCGATCCCGCGATGCAGATGGTTCATATGGAAAGGCAGGGAAGAAAAGAAAACCTCCCGGGTTCCGAAGTTAATGACGGATTGCCTCTCGTTACTTTTCCTATAAGCCTTTCTTTGGAGATGTTTGGTTGTCCTCTGATAAACTTTGGCCAACAGTATTTTGTTGATTTCCAAACAGGAACGACTATCGACGATATATATCGAGTCAACGGCGTAGAACATTCGTTTTCCCCCAATGACTTTAAGACACAGGTTCAAATGATTCCTGTGAGTCGGTCAGGAGAGTTCGTGTCCACCCAGTCTCAAATTACGCAAGCTATTAAGGAACTCGAGGATATAAAGCAAAAGTATAGCGATGAATAAAATATAAAATTGCGTTTTGCTTGTTACTATAGGTTCATGATATCTATCTCAAAAAAAATTATTGGATCTGAACAGGACCTAGTATACGACAATGGCTTTAAATGGGGAACCATCGAAGAGAATGATCTCTTAATTGGTCCCGGCAAATATTCTATTAGCCCGCTTCTAAGAATCTTTCAGGCTCCTGATTATTCTTTTATCGATAAAAAATATATTACAATGGCCAAAGCTATGGGGCTATCCGATCCTAAATTTTACAAGATTATCGGTAAAAATCATATAAAAAATATAAGAAATACTTTAGAATTACTTACTCCTACGATAAAAAAGATTCAAGAGTCTAGATATCTTAATGTGTATAAGAGAACCCAGGATTTTTTGTACTCTTTCGAAAAAGTAAAGGCTGACAGAACCAGATTCGCGTCACTTAAGGCAATGGGAACTAGATATGATGGCATTTCCTTTCGAGATGGCTACATTCATCCTCCACGATACCATCGTGATCGAACAAAGACAGGCAGATTGACAGTATCTTCAGGAATTCCTATACTTACGATGAAAAAAGAACACAGAAATGTAATGGAGGCTAAGCAGATAGACTACTCTTCTATGGAACCTAGGTTCTTGTTGGCTTTGTCTGGCAAAAAAGTAGAAGGAGACCTTTACCAATGGGTCGCCGACCAATTAGACATAAAGAAAGATCGATCCTATGCAAAGATAGCTGTTATATCGTCTATGTATGGCTCAAAAGTAGTGCCAGAAGTTACAGAACTATTTGGTCTTGATATATGGATACAGAAACTAGAAGAATGCGTTACGGATGGAATTATAGAATCTTACTGGGGCAGACCTATAGTCGTTGGTGAATCAAAAGGGCATAAGCTTTTGGCACTATGGTTGCAGTCTACAGCTGCAGATGCAGCGCTTCTCGGATTCGCTAATTTATTTGAAGAAAGAAAAGATCTAATTCCTCATTGCGTTATTCATGATGCGTGCATATTTAATGGTAACAATGTTCCAAAATATATTAATATAAATGAGAACATCAAGATGCCAATAGATTGCACGGAGCTATGAATGAAATCATTGTGGGAACACATATTACTTGAACAGGAAAAACAAGAAAAGACCTATCCGACGTATACAGCAAAGCCAGAATCGATTTGGCGAGGCATTAGATATAATTCTATAGACGGCGCCGTGGTTCAAAGAGAGCGATGTAACACTGATCCAGATGGGTTATTGAACGACCTTAAGGTTTCTGCAGGACAGAATAAAGAAGCGCTCAGCGAAACCGAAGTAATAGAGGACTTGTACAAGATATATAATCAAGCAAATGAAAACAGCGTTTTATCAGACGTTGTTTTATCAACAGAACTTGTGCAAAATTCTTCTGGCACCAGAAAGGGAATAAAAATTAGGTTTCAACCCCTTTGGAAAACACACTATCGAAGCGACAAAAAACCAAATGAAAAAAAATCAATGCAAGTTTGCTGTTTTTGGATGAAGTCCATCGCGGTTGCTTCTTTCAGATCTAAGAGAGTGCAAGCAAAGCGGTTTGTTGATAAAAAAACAGAAGCCGGAGTGTCCGAAGGTAACCTGAAGGTAGAAGTGGTCGAAGCGGACGATGTAATTATAGTGTACTTAGCGAGGAGAATCGAGCAGTGGGACGTCAGATAGAAAAAATTAGAAAAATTATAAGGCATATAATAATGGAAGAGGTAGAAAAAGAGAAAGAAATCTTAGCCGAACCGGATATGTCTGAAGAAGAAGAAAGAAATTCTTCGGAAGAAATAGATGAGATGAGCCTTGCTGGAAATATTTCCGGACCGATGGCTCCACTTGGACTCGGCAGAGGAACAACTGGCGTTCCAGACTCAAGAGCTACAAAGAAAAAGAAAAGGAAGTAAAAATGGCATATCTTAATCACAACATTCCTGTGTTGACCTGTTATATTAGAAATGAATATCTTTTTAATCACACCAAAGGTCACGGGGATTTTACTCTTTGCGACGTACATTCTGTCGCCAGTTTAGAAAAAAGGTCCCCATTGTTTGAGGCTTTTTTAGAAAATGGCGTTAATTGGACTAGAAGGCCAATTACTGCTTTTTGCTGGAAAAAAGACGCCCCAATTAGACCTTTATGGGAACATATGTATTGGGATTGCTTTTCTCCATACATTGACGTACAAATAAGGCAGAGAATGGCCGGTCTGAGAGCCGAGCTTATCTTACCCTTCGGAGAACGACAAGAAGGCACATATCTTTTTTCTTTAGACTGGGGCTGGGAATCAAAAGCGGGTTTTACAGACGTGAATTTTTCCGAAACACCAGAACATAAATGCGCGCATGTTTTTAAGATGGACGAAGGAAACTATTTTGCATATCCTAATAATAGAATAATATGGTATGACGATGCCTGGACAAAGGATCGGATTAAAGGAAATCCAGGATATATTATTGATATGAACGTATACACCGTAGAAGGCGTGAGAAAACTCGAGACTGATTATCAGTTTATGACAGAGTTCAAAAAAGCTGACCAAAAAGATTTTAAGGACGATTTCAAAAAAGAAGACGCTGATGAGAAAAAAAATACTTAAGGAATGTATTGTCCTTGCAAAGAAAAACAAGAATGGATGTTATCTTGCAAAAAATAGAGATAGAACATATAGTCCTACAACACAGGTTGTCCATGGAAACTATCCCTATTTGGAGTACATAGTTCTTTCCGATACAGATACAGGATATTTTGAGGGAGTCAACGCAACAACAGGAATTGCCGCCTTAAATTCTGCGCTGTTGAATGGCGTTGATTTTGGAAAGTCCAAGTCACCCGAAGGTTACAGAATGCTAAAATCTTTACTTCATTCATCGACAATTGAGGAAATGATAGAAAAAATAACAAAAGAAAACAAAGTCTTTGGATGTACCGTTATAACAGATGGGCATGATATTTGCGTAGTAGAATCAGATAAAGATAATCATAAACACAAAATATACACTAATCCGGAAGAATATATTGTGCGTGCAAACCATGGAAAACTTCTGGGAAATGCAGGATATGAACCAAGTGAAGCTGATGATTATCTTTCCTCAAAAACAAGAGAAGCTGTGGGAGAGATAATTGTGCATAACTCGGAATGCATTGATGACGTCATGTCTAATTTTCTATATCCTTTTTTTGACAATATGGGAGCAATTAATCCAACACGAAGTACAGATTACATGAGCACAACCTGTCAGCTAGGTATTGATATGGAGAAAAAAAGATTCTTAATTACTGATATTCCCGGAAAGCAGAAGTTTCTTGGTGTCAAGAAAATCGGTCCGTGGGAAAACAAACCGACTTGGAAAATTGAAGTTGTAGACTACAACAAGCCACTGCGTCCGTCTTTTAAATTCTGGGGAACTCGATGAAAAAATTTAGCTTACTGAAATATTTGAACCCATATAACGATTTTAACGATTTGTCTGGACTAGAATCTGATGAAGCAGAACGTCTGGATAATACGAAAAATTCCAAGGTGTATAGACATGCTTCTGATTCTATAGAAGAAATGATAAGTTCTTTACAAGCTATCGAGGCTGCTCTTTTACGTGGCGATGTCGCGGCTACCTATGCTCTAGAAGACAAAGATCTTCATGATATAAAAAGAATACTAAAGAGATTGAAAAAAAGATACATGGGTTTGTTACAAATGAAAGTCGATGTGTCTGCAAAAAATTATAAAAAAGATTTATAAATATTTGATTGCCATACTATAATGTTCTTGTTCCGATAAAGGAACGTTGCATAAAACTAAACATTTGAACATTTGGAGAAAAGATATGGCTATCGATTTTGATGCAATCCGTAAAAAACTCAACCAGCTATCTGGTGCTAACTCAAAACGTAACTTGATGTGGCGACCACCAGAAGGGGAAACTACAACCGTTCGAATCCTTGGATTCACTGACAACGACGGCAACCCTTTCAAAGAGCGTTGGTTCTATTACAATATTGGTAACAACCCTGGCCTTCTTTCTCCTCATCAATTTGGTAAACCTGATCCGATTCAAGAGTTGATTCAAAAACTCAAATCAGAAGGAACCAAAGAATCATACGAAATGGCAAAGAAGTTGTATCCTAAGATGCGTACTTATGCTGCTGTTATCGTCCGCGGTGAGGAGACTGAAGGAGTAAAGTTGTGGGCCTTTGGGAAGACAGTGTACCAAGCACTTCTGAACGTTATGCTGGATCCTGATTATGGAGACATCACTGATGTATACGAAGGACACGATATCAAGGTTACTTGTACAAAGCAAGCAGGTCGACAATGGGCAATGACAGATGTTATGCCTCGACCAAAGTCAACTCCCCTAGGAACAAAAAGCGAGATCAAAAACTGGCAGGATAATATCCCTGAACTAGATGATCTCTATCAGCTCAAGTCCTATGATCAACTAGAAAACATTATCAATGCCTGGTTGAATGGAGATGAAGAAGCAGACGATACAAGCACAGGTTATCAAAATACAGCAGCAAAGCAACCTCAAAAAAAGTCCAAGACTGAGTCGTTCGGTGATATCGATGATGCTTTCAAGGATCTTGAGGGTGATCTAGGCTACTAAAAATTGCCGATACTTATATCTAAGGAGTTGAATTTTTCAACTCCTTTTTTTTGTAAATAACAACGCATTCTAATATAATAAAGCAGTACCAAGGAGGAAATGTGCCAAAGAAAAAAGAAAGCGATTTTACCGCTGATTTAATAAAATCACTCAACAAAGACCATGGAGCAAGAATAGCATACAATCTTGCAGTCGACGAATCTCCAACACATGTGAATCGTTGGATTAAAACAGGCTCTAAGCAATTAGACTGGATCGTAGCAGGAAAATCAGGTGGTGGATTACCTGAAGGAAGAATAGTTGAAATCTTCGGGCCTCCTTCAATCGGAAAGTCACATATCGCCATACAGATTGCCAAGCATACGCAAGCGCTTGGAGGTATTGTTGTATATATTGACACTGAAAACGCTACGTCTGTGGACAATCTTGGCCTACTGGGGGTTGACATCGAGAAGAGATTCGTCTATGTTGATACTCACTGCACGGAAGAGGTTCTCTCGATTGCGGAAAAGACAATCATCAAAGCAAAAGCAATGGAAAAAGACGTTCCTATTACAATCATTTGGGACTCTGTTGCTGCGACTTCTCCAAAGGCGGAATTACTTGGAGATTACGATAAAGAAACAATAGGACTTAATGCGAGGGTCATATCTAAGGGTATGCGCAAGATCACCGGCATTCTTGCCAACGAGAAGGTGTTGTTCATCTGTCTCAATCAAATTAGAACTAAAGTTGGAGTAATGTATGGCGATCCTACTACTACACCCGGGGGTAAGGCAATCCCTTTTCACTCATCTGTACGAATCAAATTGGGAGCAGGACAACAGATCAAAGACAAAAAAGGGAATATTGTCGGCATTAACGTTTCGGCGAAAACAATCAAAAACAAAGTAGCTCCTCCGTTTCGAACATGTCATTTCGAGATTCACTTTGGAAAAGGTATATTTGAACATGAACAATCATTTGATGTGCTTCGCAGATTCTGTAAAGAACATGGGCCTGTACAACACGATGGATTAGCTATGTCGATAGAAGGTACTGGAGCATGGAAGACGTTGACTGTCTGCAGCACAGAAACCGGAGAAGTTATTGAGGAAAAGAAGTTCTACAAGAATGATTTCAAAGATGTGTGGAACTCTCCCCAGTATAAACCTTATGTAGATAAAATATTTGACGCGGCTCATGCAGATTTGATGGGAAATCAAGAAGCTGTCGATATCAATTCTGAATCTTTTGAAGAAGTCAGAGCAGTAGCCATGATGATAGACGAGGACTCAATCGATGCAAAATGAAAATCCAATACTTTTGATAGATGCATATAATATATTTGCTCGAGCATACTGCGTAGTTCCTCTGATGTCATCTCATGGTTATCATCTAGGTGGAACTATCGGATTTATGAAATCCTTATCCAAATATATTGAAATGTTCAAGCCATCCCGCGTGATTGTCTGCTGGGAAGGTGGCGGATCCGCTAGGCGAAGACAAATTCTTCCGGAATATAAACTGAATAGAAAACCTATTAAGCTGAATAGATCCGACATATATGAAGACATACCGAATACACAAGAGAATTTTAACCATCAGGTTTCACTCTTGACTCAAATGCTAAAACATCTACCGGTTCAACAGGTCTATGTCGATCAATGTGAAGCAGACGATATCATTGGTTTCATATGCAGATATAAATTCAAGGGACAGAAGAAAATGATAGTATCGATGGATCAAGATCTCCATCAGCTGATTTCTGCAGAGACTTTACAGTACTCTCCAGCATCGAAAAAAATTCTAGATGAAAATTATGTCCTGGGTAGATATGGAACATCTGTCGAAAATTTTATCACGGCAAGATGCTTTATTGGAGATGCATCTGATGGCATCTCAGGAATAAAAGGCTGCGGTTTCAAGTCACTTTTGAAACATTTTCCGGAATTAGGAAAATCGGATTTTATATCGGTAGACGACATAATTAGAATGAGCGAAGAGAGACAACGTCTAAAAAGGCCATTAAAAATTCTCTCGAGCATCATAGAAAACAAAGAAATACCAAAGAGAAACTGGCGGCTTATGTATCTTGATAATTCTAATCTTTCCTTTGAACATGTCAAAAACTTGGAATATAGTGTCAATGAATATAATCCAAAGAAAAATAAATTCGGTCTAGTAAAAGACCTGATACACGAAGGCATTGATATGCCTCGAGGCCTTGATGTTGATCGGCTCTTCATGAGAATGAACGCACATATAAAATAACAGGAGACTACATGGGACAACCAGCATTAAAGCCCATGGCTGCACAACGCAACTTTAGCAGCTATGGCAAATTATTCCAAGAAAAAATATTTCAAGGTATGGCAACAGATAAAGATTGGGCACAACAAATGCACGAAGTAATGAGCCCCGACTATTTCGAACTCAAATACCTTCAGTATCTATGTCAGAAATATTTTGGCTACTATGATCAATACCGTTGTTTTCCCACTATGCAGCTCTTGATTGGAATCGTGAGAGAAGATCTCAAGAAAGAAAAAAGCGATGAACTATTAAGAGATCAGATCGTTTCATTCTTGCAAAGAATGAGAATGAATCAAAATCCTGAAGATCTTCCTTATGTCAAAGATCAAGCGCTTCAGTTTTGTAAGAGACAAGCTTTCAAAGAAGCATTGGTCAAAGCAGTAGAATTAGTTCAAGGAGAACAGTTCGAAGAAGTCGTCGATCTCATGAGAGGCGCAGTATCCGTAGGTATGCCACAATCTATTGGACACGAGTTTTTTGAAGACATGGAAGCAAGATTCCAAGACATACAGAGAATCACTACTCCAACTGGAATCCCAGAGCTTGATCACAAGGATGTTTTAGATGGCGGACTAGGCCGCGGAGAGCTTGGCGTTATAGTTGCGCCTACTGGTGTTGGTAAATCTCATTGGCTTGTGAACATGGGCGCTGAAGCAATTAAGCGTGGAAAGACAGTGGTTCATTATAGCTTTGAGTTATCAGAAACTCTTACTGGAAAAAGATACGATGCAAATATTACGGACATTCCAGTTTCAGACTTGATAGAAAGAAAAGAAGAGGTTATGAAACACTATGAAGATAATGAGTACGGTAAATTAATTATCAAGTACTATCCGACAAGGACAGCTTCAGTAAATACTATTCGAAATCATTTGGAAAAATTAAAACTAAGAAATTATTGGCCATCTTTGGTGATAATAGATTATGCAGACGTTATGAGATCAACCAAGGCATACGACGCTTTACGACATGAGCTGCAATTGATATATGAAGAGCTGAGACAAATGGCTGCAGACTTCAATGTGCCAGTCTGGACAGCGTCTCAATCGAATCGATCCGGAGCAAATGCAGACATGGTAGGTCTTGAAAACATGGGTGAATCATACGGCAAGGCACAAGTGTCAGACTTTGTAATAGGTCTGAGTAGGAAACCAGAAGAAAAAGCGACAGGCTTTGGAAGACTATTTGTTGCAAAAAATAGAGCCGGCATGGACGGAATCAATATGCCGGTAAAAATTGATACTAGCAAATCTAAGTTCTCTGCCATACCGCAAGACGAATTAGAAACTTATGAAATGAACACAAATCCAAAACAAAAAATGAAAGAACTATGGGAAAAAGTAAAACAATCAAAGGAAGATTTACATGACTAAGTACACCAACAAATTTACTCATGAACAAGCGATGGAGGCATCTCTCGAATATTTCAACGGAGATCAACTCGCGGCATCAGTATTCGTAAATAAATATGCTTTGCAGGACGGAGAAGGTAATTATCTCGAGTCTACACCTCACGATATGCACAAAAGACTTGCTGCAGAGTTCAGTAGGGTGGAAGGCAAATATCCAAACGGAATGAACCGTCATGAAATATATGGATTACTAAAAGATTTTAAGTACATAGTTCCACAAGGCTCTCCTATGTCCGGAATAGGAAATGATACAAAGATTCAATCCTTATCAAATTGCTTTGTAATTGAAGCACCGGCAGATTCATACGCAGGGATTCTAAAGACAGATCAAGAACAAGTACAGATCATGAAACGCCGAGGTGGAGTTGGCTTTGATATTTCTACAATAAGGCCGAAAGGACTTCCTACTTCCAACGCTGCAAAAACAACTGATGGGATTGAAGTTTTTATGGACAGATTTTCTAATTCATGCCGAGAGGTAGCGCAAGGTGGCCGCCGAGGAGCATTGATGTTGACGATATCGGTTCATCACCCTCAAATCATGGATTTTATCAAAATCAAACAAGATCTCAAAAAAGTAACAGGCGCAAATATATCTGTACGAGTAACGGATGAATTTATGCGAGCTGTGAAAGATGGAACAACATATCAACAACGATGGCCTGTTGATAAATCTGATATAGAAGTCCAGGCAATTGCAGATGCCAACGAGGTTTGGAACGCACTCATAGAAGGAGCTCATGGTTCAGCAGAACCAGGTATACTTTTCTGGGACACTGCTAAAAGCATGACTCCAGCCGACATTTACGAAGAAGAAGGCTTCGGCTCAGTATCCACTAATCCCTGTGGTGAGATTATTCTTTCGCCGTATGATTCGTGTCGTCTTATGTTGGTCAACTTAACATCGTTTGTAAAAAACCCTTTTACTTCTAATGCTTCTTTCGATTTTGGAAAATTTCGAAACGTATCTCGAAAAGCTCAAAGGCTCATGGATGATATGATCGATCTCGAGATTGAACAAATTGATAAGATTTTATTCAAGATTGGTATTGATCCTGAAGATGATGAAATAAAATTCTACGAAAAAAGTTTGTGGCGGAAAATAAGGCATGCCGCCCTCACAGGTAGGCGTACCGGCCTCGGAATAACAGGCCTCGGAGACGCGATCGCGATGCTAGGCCAAACCTATGGATCCGAGTCTTCGATCAAGACAACCGAAGAAATCTATAAATGGCTGTCTCTTGCATCATACGAGGAGTCAATTCAGTTAGCCAAAGAACGCGGGGCTTTCCCGATTTGGAATCTTCAAAGAGAAGAAGGGCATCCATTTCTTGATAGGGTTATTAATTCCTTAACTGATGAGTCACAAGAAGACTATAAAAAATACGGCAGAAGAAATATTGCGAACACAACAACAGCTCCAGCCGGCTCGGTTTCTTGCCTTACACAGACTACTTCTGGTATTGAACCTGCGTTTATGCTGTACTACAAGCGCAGAAAAAAAGTCCAAGGAGACGAGGAAGTCACCTTTGTCGATGAATTAGGAGATAAGTGGACAGAGTTCAACGTATATCATCATGGATTTAAACAGTGGCTTGACTCTACTGAACCAGACTGCGAATGGGAAAAAGACAACATTGATGTTGCAGTGTCACATTCTCCATACGCCGGCGCTACCGCAAACGAAATAGACTGGAGAGCAAAAGTAAAATTACAATCCGTTGCTCAAAAGTGGATTTGTCATGCAATCTCAAATACTACAAATCTCCCTTCAGAAATTGACGTTGAAACAGTTAAGGATATCTACCGAATGGGATGGGAACTCGGGTGCAAGGGAGTGACCGTATACAGAGATGGCTCTCGATCCGGAGTTCTTGTCTCCACGGATGACAAAAAGGAAGATAAAGACATTTTCAAAGAGAGGCATGCCCCAAAAAGACCCGACACCCTCAAGTGCGATATTATACATACTTCTGTCAAGGGAACAAAATGGGTTGTGCTTGTTGGACTTATGGATGGAAAACCATATGAAGTCATAGGCGGCGAAGCCGAAATGATTGAGCTCCCGAGGAGATACAAGAGTGGAACACTCAATAAAAGATCTTTCAAAACTACTAATTCGAAATACGACCTTACAATTGGGGAAGGTGATGATGCTCTTTGTGTCAAGGATGTCGTGTCGGTCTTTGATAACCCGAACTATGCTGGCTACACTAGAACTATTTCTTTGGCTCTTCGCCATGGCGTACCTGTACAATATCTCGTAGAACAACTACAGAAAGATAAAGAAGCAGATCTATTCTCGTTCTCAAAGGTAATTTCTAGATGTATTAAGAACTATATTACAGATGGCACAAAGGCTAGTAAGCAGTCATGTTCAAACTGCGGTGCAGAAGGAACAATAATTTATCAGGAGGGATGCCAAACTTGTACTGCATGTGGGTTCGGTGCATGCGGATAGATCATTTTGAACATCAGAAGAAAGATGATTATAATATTCTTGAATCACTAAAGGGAGAAAAATTGAACATATTTGCAAATGGCGACTGCCGAGAACTCATAAAGAAAATACCGGATGAATCAGTAGACCTAATTCACACTGATCCTCCATACGTGACCACTAAGTTTCACTGGGATCATCAAGAAATGGTTACGCCAGAATTAGTTGATGAATTTTTTCGTATTCTAAAGCCGGCCGGTTCGCTGTATTGCTGGTGCGGTATTGGCGAAAAAGGAAATTCACTCATGCGATGGCATCCAATTATTTCTACAAAGTTTTATTTCAAAGATCTAATAACCTGGAAAAAAAGACGCGGGATCGGCATGCGAAAAGGTTGGTTATATACCAGAGAAGAATTGATGTGGTTTGTCAAGGATAACAAAAAATTTATCTGGAACAAAGATTTTCAATATACCGATGAACCAAATCAATTCAAAAAAGGGTTTAAAGGCACAAAGGTACATCCTTTTAAGAGGATCACCAATGTCTGGATCGATGTCCCTGAAATACTAAGTAGAAGAGACAAAAAGACATCTCATGCGACTCCCAAACCAATGAAAGGGATCACAAGAGTTATACAATGTCATACGAAAGAAGGAGACGTAATATTTGATCCATTCGCTGGTTCTGGATCAACGCTAAAGGCAGCCGAACTGTTAAAAAGAAATTATATAGGATTTGAACTAGATAAAGAAATATTTGAAGAGACAAGACAAACATTAGGAGAACACAAGAATGAACTGGACGACTAGAATAGACCCGAAGATAAAAGAACTGGAACTAAGACAGAATCCTGTAATCATAAGAGTAAACAAGTTCAATGAGGATACTGCTGCAGAATTTGCCACCCAAATGTCGATGGCACATAACACAGGGCAGTCAGTTATTCCTATTGTCATAGATTCTTATGGAGGCCAAGTATATTCTCTTATGAGTATGATATCGGCAATTCGATCTGCGGAGCTTCCTGTTGCAACCATAGTAGAAGGAAAGGCAATGTCATGTGGAGCGATCTTGTTTTCTTGTGGCAACGAAGGATTGCGTTTTGTTGCGCCAGAATCGACAATCATGATTCACGATGTGTCTAGTGGGGCATTTGGCAAAAACGAAGAAATTCAATCAAACGCAAAAGAAACAAAACGCTTAAACAAATTGGTTTATGAAATTATGGCAGACAATTGTCGCAAGAAAAGAGACTACTTTACGAAGGAAGTGCAGAATCGAGGACGCGCAGATTGGTATATTACTCCCAAGAAAGCCAAGAAAATGGGTCTAGCAGATCATATTGGGCTACCGAAATTGGATATCTCAGTTAGCGTTGAAATTAATTTGGCGTTAAAGGAGGAGTCTGAATAATTATAGCCATATAGGAGCTATATATGGTTGAAATATTTTCACAGTGGATTGCGACCCATAAAGCAGTCACATCATGGTTCCATGCTGCTCACCACCTTACAAAAGGTGTTGGGTTCGGCGGGGACCATGTTAACATTTACGGAAAGATATATACAGAATTTCAAGAAGACTTTGATGCTATAGTTGAAAAAGGGCTTGGGTTATGTAACGATGAGACGCTAGCAGATCCTCTCACCATATTGTCATCCGCATCCACAATGTTAGGCCAATACTTTCAGCCATCAAATTCTTGCCCAGATAAATTAGCCATCGCTGCATGTGAATTGTCAAAAAGATATGTCGATTTATTACAGCAGTTTTATACGAGGTTTGAGTCCTGTGGGCATTTAACTATGGGTCTTGACGACATGATGGCAGCCATGGCAAATCGATACGAAACGCATGTTTATCTACTACAACAGAGAGTAAAATAATGAAACTTACAAAAAGACAGCTTAAGAGAATTATAAAAGAAGAGTACACACGGTTGGTAAGCGAAGGTCTTATCGCAGAGTCTTATGGGCAAGATTATCGAAACCAAAAGAAAGCTATCGGCCGCAACACTGGCTACTTTGATATGCTTTCACAAAACAGATACCGCCCCTCTCCTGACACAGTTTTTAACATGATAGACAAATTACATGGTAAGCCAGGCAAGACGATCGCTGCTAAGCTCGCATCTCATAGAGGAATATCGCTCGATGATCTTGAGGCCGCTTATTCAGAAGCAAAACTTGACGGTGGACCTGACGCTGGAATTATTGAGGCTGCTATCGACTATAAGAAATATGGTCTTCCAAGAACAAAAGACACATATGTTCCATATCAGCAAGGTGGCCCAGAATGAGAATAACCGAAGCAAATCTCCGAAAAGCCATTAGGAATCTGATCAAGGAATATGATGATGGCTTTGGTAACTATTATGACGGAGAAGACGCGGAGGAAGCGTCTTATGATGCTTTGTATCACAACCTAGACGGTTGGGCGAACAACAGTATGGATAAAAATTATCTGATATCTGGTTTACAATCCGGCTTTCAAAATGCAGACTATGAAACAATTGTAATGGTTGTTGAAGACTGGATTGCAGAAAACGCAGAGTAAATATACCAAGGATGAAAACAATGGGTTTGCGGCAACAGATATTATCTCGTAGCGATTATCACAGAGGATTATTGATTTTTATCGAATCAAATCCTGGCTGTACCGAAGAAGATATTTTTAATTCGCCGATAGCTAATGCACTAATTCCTATCGCGATCCGCAAGCAAGCCATAAATCTGTGGGTAGACAAATTAATTGTTGACGGTTACATACAAGAAAAAAATGGAAAATTGTATTCATCAAATTCCGCAGAATGGGAAGGGCATAATATAAAAACAGAAAGTAAGTTACGTCGATCGATCATTGAATCAATTGAAAATAACACGCTTTCCCGCGACGAAGAGTTAGATCTTCTGTTCTTGATACACGACAAAAAACACGCAGCTTCGTTTGGAGAAATAATCCCGGGACTAGAAAAGGCAATCAAACTATTTTCCAAACGTTGTAACAGTTATCTCCACCGTGGAGTGACAGGTGAAGAAGCAAGATATATAGCATCATCAGATGTTGGAGACATTATAGAGAATCCTGGATACTCATCTTTTTCCAGAAGACCAGACATCGCAAGAAAATTTGCGAAATCATACCAGACAGAAGAAATGCCAATTGTTTTAGAATTAGATAGAGGGGCGATGGCGTTTGATTATAATAGCTGGATATGGAATTTTTGGTACGGCAAAATGGGAACACAGCTTTTCTGGGACAATGACGCCCCAGATATTATGGAGCTTGCTGAAGAAGAGCAAGAATGGATCTTACCAAGAAATTCAAAGTTTGAAATAACCAAAATAAGAAAAGCTTTCAAATGTTTAAATTTCGAGGTTAAACTTAAGTGAGAATAAAATGGCAGTAGACAAAGAATTTTACAATGAAGCTAGCGCAGCAAAACTAGGATGGGAACCGGATTGGTTCATATCTGGACATAAATACTTTGATAAAAAATTAACAAGTGCAATAAGAAAATGGCAGAAGCAGAATGGACTCTATGCGGATGGAATGTGCGGACCTTCTACTTTTCGAAGAATCAACGCAGAGAGAGAATCTCAAGTTGATCTAGAGGAGTTAGGTTGGATAACCGACACATCTGATGTTATCTGGTGGCAGAACAAACCTATCAAGATTGATTGGCCGGCTGATAAGGTCCACACTTTCAAGGATCCTGGATTCCCATATCCTATCAGTAAAGGAGTAAGAAAAAATTCAAGGAAAAGAGATATTCGGTCTTTTGTAACACACTGGGATGTCTGCTTAAGCGCAATGAGTTGTGCAAAAGTTCTCGTAAAGAAAAACATATCGATTCACTTCTGTATCGACAATGATGGCACAATCATACAGTTGCACGATCTCAACGATTGGTGTTGGCACGCCGGCAACGGCCCTGTAAATAAGCATGGTGTAGGTGTCGAGATCTCAAACGTCTATTATCCGAAATATCAGAATTGGTATGTAAAGAACGGATTTGGGAAGAGGCCAATTATGTCTGGTGCTTTAGCTCAGAATAAACCACTAGACGACTTCCTATGGTTCTATGATGTACAACTTGATGCATTAAAAGCTCTTTACAAAGCGATTCATGAAGGATGCGGCGTCCCCCTTGAGGCCCCAAAAACAAAATGGGCGTACGATAAAGAAGCCGCTTCGGGAAGGTGGAAAGGATTCATGAATCATTATCACTGTTCAAAAAAGAAAATAGATTGCGGCGGCTTAGACATCGAAAAAATACTGGAAGAACTAAAATAGCTTTTCATCTAGGTATATCTTTTTGTAAATCCCTCTATAATAGAAAAATTATAGAGGGATTTTTTATGTTAGATTACAGTCAAAACAAAAGTTTATATAAAGACAAGTCCAAAACAGTTTCGACAGATCTTCGTGCTCCATTCAAGTGGGCAGGATCGAAAAATAGAATGTTCAAAAGATATATGGCTTCTGGATTTTTTACTTCCGAAGAACCAAAATATTTTGTTGATTTATTCGCGGGTACGGGGATTGTTTCTCAATGGGTTATGAAAAATTATCCGGGTATAGAAATTATAATCAACGAATCATGCGAAGAGCTTATTAACATGTATCGGTCAATGCAAAATTTTTATTCTGATTTCGAAAAAGAATACAAGAAGCATGTTGCTTCGTATGCTTCCTATTATACTCCGGACGACAGAAAGAAACATTACTATAGCCTAAGGGACAAGTACGCCCTAAATTACCAAGGGATGACACCTGCTGAAGAAGGTGCCACCCTGTTTTATCTTTTGCAGACAGGGTTTAACGGTATATGGCAAACCTCAAAGAATTTTAATTGGAGATATGCTACAGCCGCCGGAGTTATGACCTGGAAACCAAACGGAGATCTTTTTGATTTGGCCAAAATCAAGAGATACGCAGAATTTATCCGAAAATGTAAGTTGAACACGGGGGATTTTGAAAAACTAAAGTCACACGCTGGAAAAGACACGTGGTTTTATGCAGATCCTCCATATCGAGTATCTCGCGCTAAGTATGAATCATCTGGCGTCTTTGGGTCAGAAGACCATCAGCGACTTATAGACTTTGCAAATCTTGCTCATTCGAAAGGTTCGTTGATTGCTATGAGCAATAGAGAAGATGTCTGTTTTGGATTAGGAGAGGAACCAAAGACAATCACTAGAGGATTTTTCGCAGATAAATTTAATAATGATTGGAACGTTAATTATTTTGATGTAAAATATACTGCCGGCAGACACAATAAAGGAGCGAAAGGCAAAGAAGTATTGATAAAAAATTATTAGGAGAAAATTATGAAAATAGATCTTTATGACGATGGTATTGGCTCCGTAGAATATGTACAACATATGGGAGAAGATATCACAGTGGTAAATTCTGCCCGAGTATCTTTTGGAAAACATAAGGAAACGATGGATGGCAAAGACAAAAAACTCATCAAGTATCTCTTACGTCATCGTCATACTTCTACACTCGAGCATAATATTGTCACTTTTCGTTTTGTTGTTCCTCTTTATATTCGTTCGCAGCATCATCGTCATCGTACTTGGTCTTACAATGAAATTTCTAGAAGATATACGGAAGAGAATATAAGATTTTATGAACCAAAAGAATTCCGAACTCAGCACAAATCCAATCGCCAGGCATCAAACATAGATAAAGTAAATCCAATCATGGGTTATTATGAAGACGGCGGACCCTCGTACGCTGACTCCCTAATAAGGCGGCATCACCTAGACTCTCTACATCTCTATAACGACTTAATGTCAAAAGGTGTTTGCAGAGAACAAGCTCGAGGAGTTTTGCCTCAAAATATGTATACGGAATATTACGGAACGTGCAATCTGAATAATCTCATAAAATTCTATGAACTCAGGACTCACGAAGGCGCACAATGGGAGATTCAAAAATTAGCACACGCTTGCATGGATATAGCAAAAACTCTCTGGCCGATCACAATAGACTCCTATATTAGTCTAAAAAATAAAAGATTGGATTCAAAAAAATAGATACTTATATCTGTTAGTTCTCTGTTCTTGTCAGGAAAATTATATTTAAAAAAGGGGAAAGAAATGAGCGAGAACGGATGGGAAATACACTCGAAATTAGTATTAAAAGAATTAGAAACATTGGCAGCCTCGATAAGACAGTTGCAGGCACAGATAGTCGACCTAAAAAGTGAGATAGCAGAAATAAAAGCCAGAGAAGACAAGGTGCAAATGTTGACTCAGTGGAAAGAAAGAGTTGATGAAGTGGCTTCGCCATCTCAAATGAGAGATCTTCAAAAACAAGTACAGCAACTTCAGGACTTTAAAGTAAAAGCCACAACCGCATTTATTGCTGTACAGATGGTGGTTGCCGGCGCCTTTGCATTAATAAAAATGTTTTAATTGTAAAATAAAAGTTTCTTCTATATAATCTTTTTGAACTTATTGTGTAGGAGAAACTTTATGCCTGAAGCACCAGAAGTACGATCAATGGCCCAATCGCTTGCAAAACTGTGGAGTGGAAAGACACTGACTAATGTAGAAGTAGTTTCTGGACGCTACATCAAGAACGAACTGACCGGACTAGATACGATAAAATCCTTGCTTCCTCTCAAGGTCGTTGGTGTCGGCGTTCATGGAAAGTTCTCTTATGCCATACTTGAAAACGAGACTTTTGCTTGGTTTACCATGGGCATGACTGGCTGTTGGAGAAAGGAAAATAACAAACATGCCCGTGTCAAATTTTCTTTTGGTGGCTTTGACACTTATTTTACGGACATGAGAAATTTTGGTACTGTGAAATTTGTGCGAGGCAAACACAAAATGATAGAAAAACTAGAGTCGCTAGGTCACGATCTCATTGCAGAAGACATGGATAATGAAGAGTTTGTTATCAGAATGCAAGCAAAATCAAAGTGGCAACTATGCAAGGCATTGATGGACCAGACAATCATAGCTGGAGTTGGAAACTATATCAAAGCTGATTCTCTGTGGCTCGCAAAGCTTAGTCCAAAGAAGTTGGTCGGAGACTGTACTGACGAAGAACTAATAAATCTTAAAGATTGTGTTCGACGAGTTATGCTTGAGTCCTTCAATTCAGGAGGTGCAACCATTCGAACATACAAAAACATTGATGGCGAAGAGGGTGAGTATGGCTCAAGGTTCCTTGTGTATGGCAGAAAAGAAGACCCGGACGGAAATCCAGTCATTCGTGACACGTTCGCAGATGGGAGAACAACTCATTGGTGTCCGAAAGTCCAGAGCTAGCCATAGGTGATTATGTTATGAAAATTATGGGATACGGAGCCGGAAAACTAACCGGCGTTGTTGTTGGCATCGAAAAAGAAAAGGTCGTTGTCTTTACGGAAAATGAAATAGACAGGTGGCATTTAAGATTTGTAAGGGTGATGTATGAAATATAAAACAATTCTAGCAGACCCTCCATGGAAATTATGCACCGGCGGCCAAAAATCTCTGGCGGTACATACACATTATCCTGTACAGACAAAAGACCAGATTATATCAACGATGACCAATTGGTTATCACAATACGAGGTAGCAGATGAGGCTCATTTATATTTGTGGACAGTTAATTCTTATTCCGCCGGCTATTCAAGAGGCATTCTTGATGCCGTTGACGTTTGTAACGCTCTTGGCTTTCGACCTGTAACGAACATCGTCTGGACAAAGCCCCAATCAAATCCAACTCCGTATGGTCAAAGAGCAGTTGAGCTTTGTCTTTTTGGCGCAAAATGGAGAAAGGGAAACCATAGAGAGGTCATGTATAAAGGAACCAATAATCAAGAATGCGTAGCACAGGCCGGTCTTGTAAGAAGCACGGATTGGTTCACTTCAGACAGGAGAGAACACTCAAGAAAGCCAGATGAATTTTATGAATACATAATGAATAGATCCAAGGGCCCATATCTTGAACTATACAGCAGAACAGCTCATCCAAAATGGGACTCTGTCGGAAATCAAACTGGAAAATTTAATATTAACACAAACCAAAAAGATAATTAACAACAGGAGAAAACATGAAATTATCCGATAACACAATCGCACAAATCGCAAAATGCCTTCAGGTAGCAATTCTATCAGGGACGGATGTCGTTGATAATTTGCGACAACTCCGGCTCGTAGCAAATGGAGAGATGCTCGAAGTTGATCCCAAGTACATGTCAGACTTTGAACACGCACTCGCAAAGATGGTGGAAGAACTAGAAGAGAAAAGCGACCCGAATCAACTAGGACTTTTTGACGAGACGTGAAAAACAAAAAATCAAAACTAAGAATAGATAATGCCGCAGCAATGATAAAAAATTCATATCAGATGCACCGCGGCATGATCTCTATTCATGGGGAGTATACTCGAGACTTAAATGAAATATTGGAAAAATTTGATCAAGAAGCTTCTAGTGAGAAAAAGAACGGTGAAAAAATGTCAGATTCTACAGAGGTTACAGTAGGCATAGGAGATTCGCAATCAAGTAATCAGGCACCAAAAAAAGAAAAAACAAAAAGATATAAAAAGCTTGACAAAAAAAGAAAAATAATTCCCGCGAAAGAAGTTCATCCACCTTGGGCAAAGGAATTATACAGAAAAATAATGAGAAAATGCCACCCGGACATTTTGCAAAATTCTACTATATCGGCCGTAGAAAAACAATACAGGGCCGAAGTCGTACTTCAGGTTACAGAAGCAATAAAAAACAGAGAATATGCCGAGATTCTCTTCCTTGGGATAACTGTCGAATCCTACACGGAAAAATTAAAAGCTTCTGACCAATTAAAGATGTTGAATAACATGTTTGCAGGCCTTGCCGATAAGATAGACAAAATTCAAAATTCTGTCTCTTGGCTATGGGGAATAAATTGGGACAATATTGAGTCTCGCGTTCATATAATACAAGTTGTAATGAGATCAAAGGGTTTTCCGTTACCTTCCCGGCAAGAAATAATTGCAAAAATTGTAGAACACGAATTAGAATAAATTCTGTGTAGCCAGGCCACAAATGTGCTAAATTATCATATGGCAGGAGGAACTATGTCAAATCCATGGGACTATGAATATCATCACCCAAATAAATCAATACGCAAAAAATCAAAAGAAGCAATAAAGACTTTTGTATTTGCTACTGCAATCGTTGTAGGAATTTATTACCACTTTCTAAAAAGCAATGTAAAACCAATCAATTAAAATTACAATAGTAATGAACTATAGGAGAATAAATGAAACCAACAAAATTTGTCGGATTGCATGCTCACGATGGCTTTTCGACTTTCGATGGCCTTGACTATCCACAGGATCACATTGACTTTGTAAGATCCAACGGCATGAATGCAATGGCCATTACGAATCACGGGCACATGAATTCGTATGCACACGCGCAGCTTCACGTTGAAAAGATTAATAAAGCCGGAGCTAATTTCAAGTTCATTCCAGGCTGTGAGATGTATGTTCATCCCGACTTGAATCTTTGGCAACTAGAATACGACATTCGCAAAGCGAAGAAGAAGGGCAACCTAGAAGAGGCGGCCCGCCTAGAAGAACTACGTAAAGAGATAGATCCCACCATTCAATCGTCTGGTGATGATGTCGAAGAAGTTGCAACAGAAGACGCCGGTCTAACGATCGAGAATGAAGACGAAACAAAGTCTGGAAAGTTCTTTGATCCAATCAAAAGACGTCACCACTTGGTAGTTCTTCCTCGAACCTCAACAGGGCTGCAGCGGCTTTTTCATCTAGTGTCTCGTGGATACAAGGAAGGATTTTATCGCTTTCCTCGAGTTGATTATAAGATGTTGAAAGAGGCTGCCAAAGGTGGACATATAATGGTGTCGACAGCCTGCCTAGGTGGTCCGTTGAGCTATGAAGTCTTCAAGCAGTTGGATGGAATAGAGTTCGATGACATACGCCCTGAACTTCTTGATAATCCAGAATTACGCAAAAAGATTATGCAGAACGTATCCATTGCATATAATCAGCTGGTCAATGCAATCGGAGAAGAGGGAGTAATGCTCGAACTTCAGTTCAATCGACTCGGCGCACAACATCTTGTGAATCGCGTTCTTATTGAGTTCGCTCGAGATAATGGCCTTACAGATAAACTCATCGTAACATGTGATTCACATTATTCAAAGCCTTCGCATTGGAAAGAGCGTGAGCTTTACAAAAAACTTGGATGGATGAATCACCGTGAATTCTCACCGGATTCTTTGCCGAAGTCTATCGAAGAACTCAAGTGTGAACTGTATCCAAAGAATGCAGATCAGGTGTGGCAGTCATACAAAGATACAACGCAGGGAATGCCGTTCTATTCAGACAAGGAAGTATTCGATGCTGTCGAACGCACTCACTATATTGCCTATGAGATGATTGGAGATATTCAGCCGGATCGCTCTCAAAAGCTTCCGTCGTATGTAATCCCAAAAGACAAGACAGCTGATCAGGCACTTATTCTTTCATGTAAAAAAGGGCTTGTTGAAAGAGGTCTGCATAAAAGTAAAGAATACATCGATCGACTTAAGTATGAACTTACGGTCATCAAATCAAAGAACTTTTCAGAATACTTCTTGACCACCAAGGCAATTATCGACTTGGCAAGAAAGCATATGTTCGTCGGCCCCGGCCGCGGCTCTGGAGCCGGTTCACTTGTGAATTATGTACTCGGTATCACAGATGTTGATCCTATCAAGTATGGTCTTCTCTTTGAAAGATTCTTGTCTCCTGACCGAAAAGACATGCCAGACATCGATACAGACATCGGCGACCGAGATCAATTGATTACCTTGATGCGTGAAGAGTTCGGAACAGAGAACATTGTTCCTATCTCAAACTACAATACTTTCAAACTCAAGTCATTGGTAAAAGACATATCTAGATTCTATGGCATTGAGTTCTCAAAGGTAAACAAGGTTCTATCAAGTCTAGACCGAGATGTTCGCCAAGGGCTTCGATCGGACGGTGTAGAAGTGAATGGCCCTGTCGAAGCAAAGCTAGAGTGGGCAATAAAGTATTCTCCGGCTTTCTCAAAATTCATCGAAGATCATCCGGAGATTGCAGAACCTATTGATGTATTGTTCAAACAGAACAAGGCGCTTGGCCGACATGCAGGTGGAGTTATTGTATCAGAAAATATTGCAGAACGAATGCCTCTCATTCTTGCTCGTGGAGAACTACAGACTCCGTGGGTAGAAGGAGCTTCGTACAAACATCTAGAACATTTTGGTTGGGTAAAGTTTGATCTTCTCGGCCTAGAAACTCTTCGGATCATAGAAAGAACAATCGAGCTTATTCTCAAGAGAAAGAAAGGAATCAAGGATCCATCGTTCGATCAGATCAAGGATTGGTTCAATGAGAATATGGCAACGGACACTATCGACTTTGATGATCAACGAGTGTATAAAAACGTGTATCATAAAGGCAAGTGGGCTGGTATATTTCAGTGTACTCAGGCAGGTGCCCAACAATTGTTCAAGAAGGCTCAACCGTGTTCGATTGTAGATATAGCAACGCTAACTTCTATCTATCGTCCAGGACCGCTTGGAGCAAACGTAGATAGATTGTATCTTCGCAACAAGAAGGAGTACAGTGCAACATACGGCCATCCTCTCATCGAAAAGATTCTTGAAGAGACATTCGGTTGCATTATCTTTCAAGAGCAGGTGATGGAGCTTGCGAACAAGGTTGCTGGTATTCCAAAAGAGGAATGTAATTCTGTACGTAAAATGATGAAGCCGCAAGGCTCATCCAAAGATGCTTTGTCAAAAGCAAAAGCACTGGAAGATAGATTCGTCGGCGGCTGTATCGAGAATGGCATCTCTAGAAAGATTGCTCAAAAGTTGTTCGATGACATTATGTTGTTCGCATCGTATGGGTTCAATAAGTCACACGCGGTTGCTTATGCGATTGATTCGTACTATTGTGCTTGGCTGATGACATACCATGAAGAAGAATGGCTCTGTGCGTATCTCGAATCCATGGAAGGCAATCCGGACAAACGAGGAAAAGCTTTCTCCGAAGTCCAAGCTCTGGGATATGAGATTGTTCCAATCGATATCAACTACGCTGAAAAGAACTGGACTATTCTTCCAGGAAAGAAGTTCATGCCATCGTTCCGTTCCTGCAAAGGGATTGGCGATACGGCGATCGATGAGATAATAGAGAATAGACCTTATCATTCTTTCAATGAGATGTTCTGGACCGATGAAGGAAAGTGGAAACTCAGCAAGTTCAACAAGCGTGCCATAGAAAGCCTTATTCGGATCAAGGCTCTCGAGTCGATGGGCGAGATAGGCGATGGCAAACTGTTTGAGTCCTACAAACACGCGTATGAGTCGATTATACCAAATTGGAATAATATCCGAAAGTCTCTCAAGAAGAATCCACTTCAAGGCAAAGATAATTTCTACGAAGCAGTCGAGACAAATGCCGGCTGCGGTGAGTGGACTCGGATGGAAATCATCAAGAATGATATGGACCTTCTAGGATCAGTGTCCGTAGAGAAGATCGTGCCGCCTCGATACTTGAAGAGGTTCAGCCAAGAAGGATTTTTACCGGTTGATGAATATGCCGGCAGATATTTTTACTGGTTCATTGTCGTTCAAATGACTCCGAAGAAAACAAAAAACGGGAAGTCTTATCTCCGACTAAAGATTATGGGACAAAACGGCCGGCAGGAATGGATGAACGTCTGGTCCTGGAATGGAATAGACCAGATCGACCCTTATACGGTCTGTGTTGCTGAAGTCTCAGAGAATGCGTTCGGAAAGTCTTCTCGCTGGTCACGATTCGAAATATTCACAGAATAATCATGTAAATACAAATAACCATTAGTATAATATAACAGCACACGGAGTAAAAATGAAAACTGTATTCAGAGATCTCAATAAAGCCTTTGTGTTTTCGCTCGCAGCTCTCCAGAGGGATGGTAAGCTTGTGAACTCGCGAGGCACAAAACAAAAAGAAATAATCAATTATAACATCTGTATTCTAGATCCGACCGCACTGTCTATCGAACCAAGGGCACGTAAGTTCAATCCAAGCTATGCAACAACAGAATGGTTATGGTATTTGAGCCAATCTCGTTCGGCAAAAAATATTGGCAAAATGGCAGGAATATGGAAAAAGATAGCAGACGGAAGAGATGAGGTAGAAAGCAACTACGGCACATATATTTTTGAACAGTGGAACTGGGCAGTACAAGAACTGTTACTTGATAAAGATACCCGCCGTGCAACGATTGCAATCAACCAGCCATTTCACAAGTATGCCAATCCATGCGACTATCCATGTACACAGTATCTTCAGTTCTTGATAAGGGACAACAAACTTCATCTAATCGTCAACATGAGATCAAATGATGCAGTATTCGGTTTTTGCAATGATGTTTTTGCCTTCTCATTATTTCAACAGATGATGCTTAACGAACTTAACTACAATGACCGGGAAGGAGGCAAAGCACTTGAACTAGGGCATTATTATCACCACGCTGGATCGTTCCATATATATGAATCTCATTGGCCAATGATGGATAAGATACTCAGCAACTACTATCCGTTATACTTGCAAAAAGAGGGTTCTGGTGAACTTCCAAAACTCAAGAAATACAAACTGCGAGAAACTGTCCATGGCTTCGTCGGTAGGTATATGTTGCCAGAAGATGACATGACGAAAGAACAAATAAAAGAATTCACCCAAAAGATAGCAAAGGAAATCTATGTCTAATATATTAGAACAAGCAAACAACATTATCAACAATCGATCGGAAGAAAAAGAACGCCAATACGGCCCAATGGGAGAAGGCTTTGAAAGAGCCGCAATGATTGCGTCAGGTATGTCTGGAAAAGAATGGACCGCTCATGACATGTTTATTGCAATGGTAGCACTCAAATTCTCGAGACAGTCTTATAATTTCAAAGAAGACAATCTTCTCGACGCTGTCGCATACCTTGGAGCGTGGCAAAATTACATCGATGAACAAGAGAAAAAGAAAGATGAACAAGAGAAAAAGAAAGATGAAGAACAAAAACACGAAGGAAAAATTATTAAGAATGATTTCCTCTCGGCGGTTGGAAATCAGACGCATGAGGATCTTAAAAAGGAGTCGATTCAAAAAAAATCAGATTCGCACAACCCCTATTCTCTTAAGAAAGCTTTAGTTGAACAAATGGGAAATCATGGTTATACTATGCTTGTTCCCCCATCATTTCAACACGAGGATGAAAAATGAAAATTTGGAAAATGAGAGAAGTAAAAACACCTACAAGAGGCACGCCAGGATCTGCTGGAATTGATTTCTATGTTCCTGAAGATTATCCGGATAGTCTTTGTACCATAGCCCCGGGAGAAAGATTCTTTATTCCATCTGGAATTAAAGCGAATGTACCTGATGGTTTTGCGCTTATAGCCATGAACAAATCTGGCGTTTCAATGAAGAAAGGCCTAATGGTTGGTGCATGCGTTGTCGATTCTGACTATCAAGGTGAAATTCATCTACATCTAATCAATACTTCAAATAAGAAAGTTACTATATCGCCAGGAGAGAAGCTGATTCAATTTCTATTAGTGCCAGTAAGCCACTGTGAAGTAGAAGTAGTTAAGTGGCCGGATGAGTTGTTCGATCAAGAGACAATAAGAGGCTCAGGTGGATTCGGCTCAACGGGAACAAAATAGCTGAAGCGCATAAATATAAATTGCAATCTTCTAGAAATTGGAGATAAGAAATGATAGAACCTTCTTCCGTAAACATGGTGATATACCACGCAAACTGTAACGATGGATTTGGCGCAGCATACGCTGCTTGGAAACTGTTAGGAAACAGAGCTGAGTACTATGCTGCCAATCACGGTACGCCGCCTCCTGACGTAAAGGGAAAGAAAGTAGTGATACTTGATTTTTCATATGGTAACACAACGACAAAGCTTTTGATTGAAGACGCCGAATCTTTGTTTATTATCGATCATCATAAATCAAACATGGTTGAGCTCCATGACATTACAAATACACATTTTGATATGACAAAAAGCGGTGCCATGCTATCATGGGAGTTCTTTCACCCAGGCAAAGAGGCGCCAAAATTTATTCAATATATACAGGACCGAGATCTCTGGAAGTGGGAACTACCGTATTCGAAAGAGTTCAGCGCTGCCTTTGACATGGTCCCATGGGAGTTTGACGAATATGAAAAATTTGAAGATGATTCTGTGTTCGACGATGCTGTTAAACGTGGATCATATATACTTGCATATTCAAAGACAGTGGTCAAGAAAGTATGCGATAAAGCGACAAAAAGAAATTTTGGAGAACATGATGTGATGGTCGTAAATTCTTCTCATTGGATGTCTGAAATTGGAGCTACTCTCGCAAAAGACTGCGACTTCGCGATGATATGGTACTACGATCACGATGAACAAATATACAAATGTTCGCTCAGAGCATTTCATGACACCGTCGACGTGTCTGAGATAGCAAAGAGATTCAAGGGAGGTGGTCATCGAAAGGCTGCGGGGTTTGTCCTGCCGAGGCAAAAACATCCGGATTCTATCTTCTTTCCGGAAAAAGAAATTAAGAATTGTGAATGGATGGAAGAAAGAGGAGAGTTCGGTGCCGACTAGACCAGAATGGGATAAGATATGGACGGACTTCGCAAAGTTGATCTCTACTCGTTCAACAGATCCGACTTTCCAGGTAGGGTGTTGTATCGTGACACAAGACAATACTCAGGTACTCGCTATCGGATATAACGGAGACCACAAAGGTGGACCGAACGAGAGAGAATCAATGGAGCCTGGCCATTCGGGATTTATTCATGCAGAGATTAACGCTCTTATTAAGATGGATTATAATAATCCAAAGAAGAAAACAATATATCTCACCTTATCTCCATGCAAATCCTGCTGTAAGGCCATAATTAATGGTGGTATAGATAGAGTAGTGTACACAACCGAGTACCGGGAAACATCTGGAATAGAATTATTACAAAAGGCAGGAATTGAGGTCGTATACTATTCTGCCGAATAATTATTTGAAAGAATAGGAGAAATCAAGCGATGTTACTAGATGAACTTTTAGAAAGCGTAATAATGGCAGCGCATGCATTGAACGAAAAAGATGCATCAAAAAGTCTAGACGAAGTAGAAGGAGATGAGGAGAAAGACGACTTTGGTGAATTTAATAAGTACATTGACAGAATAACAAAGAATTCAAAAAGTTTGGAAGATTTGCTCAAAAAGGAACTCGGCGACAATGAAGGTGCTAAAAGTATCCTTTTGCCTTTTGAAACTACGCGAACACTCTTGTTAGGGACACAGGAAACGATAGCGAATCCAAAAACAGATTTTCAAGATCCAAAAAATGAAAATGCGAAACAAATAAATAGCACTTTGCAAAATTTTATGATCAATCTTGTATCACTGCGAAGAGGGCTGGAAAGTCTAGCGGAATGGTCAAAAGGCTTAGATAAGATAGGAATTAAGGACGCACAATTTAATAAGTTGTTTGGTGTTGTTCAAAAAGAATCAATGATTCATAAATCTAGTCTTTCTTCTCTGCTATTAGAAATGAAATCACCAGAAGACTATCCTGCTGGATCTATTGCAAAAGCGATTGCAAACCTTGCCAATTTCAACGTTAATCTAAAAGACGTTTTTGACCCAGACGGAAGAGAACATAAATTAGTAATCAATTATTTTAAGAAGCTGGATGACAACATTGGCAAATTAGAAAAGACGCTAGGAAACAAAAAAGCACTTGAAAGCGAAATTGATAAATTTTTCAAAACAAGACCAGGCCAAGGTGTCATTGCAGCTGCCTGGTCCTTTGCTAAGTCAATGGTGGCATCCTTTTTTAAGCCGGCACCTATTGGCGATGGAACAATTCTTAATGCTAGGCAAGCCATGGGATCAATAGAAGAACCATCAGGCCTCTTGTTTCTTAGTCCAAAGCAGATCATAGATATAAACGAGAAGGTCAACACTGGTCTCAAGGACATGAAGAAGAATGTCTCTATCGTGCGGGACATGCTCGCATTCGGCGGAAAAGACGCAGACAGAATCCAGGCATACATCAAGGATAACGAAATAGAGGCCGACGATTATCTAGAAGATCTAGATGCAAATATAGACTGGGACAAAGAAAAAGACTACAAGAAGCTAAAAGCGGCAATGATATCGTCAGACTATTATGGAGAATCCTATCAGGTTCAAAAAAATCTAATACACAAGAACACGATGCAAAATCTTTTGTTCGAAGACGCAGAAGAATTTGTCGATCTTTGGAATCAATTTCTCTCAAAAGGTAACAACATAACCCAGAAGACAAAGGAAGCCGGGACCCTCCTGTTTCCGAAATTATCAGATGATTATGACTGGAGTGGTGAAACCCTAAATTGGGAAAAGAAAAAAGAGCCCGACATGGCTTTTCCGCAAGGTAGCCTTTATCCCTCCTCTGACGACCCAGAATTTCGAGCGATATTGAAAAAGGTTGAGAAGAAAGAACCTCTCTCAGACGAAGACCAAAATAAATTAAAGGAATTAGTGAAGGAAGAACCATATAAAAAAGCAGATCTCGCACAGGCCTTCATCGAAGACAAAGGTAATGATATCAATAACGCAGATTTGGCCAATCAGATTGCTGACATTATTACGTTAGGTAACGATGAAGTATTGCTGTCTGCGGTTGACGATGACAGAGAGCAGATCAACAAAACCTTAGAAGAAAAAGGAATCCCGTATGCAATCAACGCAGAAAAGGATGATGACGGCAAACCCATTGCAATTAGATTGATAAGGGTTGAAGATAAGCCAGAGCGCGGAATAAATCTGCCCGCCGGTAAGACAAAGGTCTCAAGGGCTGCGATGAAGGCTTTATTTCCCGATAAAGATGAGATAATCACCCAAGCACTCGCCGCGTTAGGAAATTACGAATTGATCGAATCTAATAAATTGCTGCACAGAAATTCACTAGCCCAGTTATTATCCGAAGAAAAACAATCGCTATTAAAGTACATTGTTTCTTATTATAGCAAGAACGCTATTGATCAAACCCAAAAACACTGGGAAAATACCCCGGGAGCCAAAGACGCGGCACTGAAAAGACTGAACAATATGCTAATACAAAAGAAAGATGTGCTCAAGGAAAAAGGAATTGATCTTGATGAAGAAATAGAGATTGCCGAAGAAGAGCCAGGTGAAACAACGATTACACTAGAGCCTGGTAAATACCCTGATCCAAAAAGCGCCGAGGAGGAACTTGACAGCTCACCTGTGACTGATGATCTACCAACCGCGGAAAAGAAGAAAGTAGCGTCAGTCATGGTTGGTGTATCACAGAAAGAAACAACGCCTCAAGAAGCTAACGCTGAATTGTTTGGCACTGGCTTGGGAGTAATGACCCCCACAGGTAAACCCTTGGAGTTGGTCGAAGAGGAACCTCCTCCACCCAAGCCGAAGAAGGAAGAAGGGCAGCCGGTACCCGATGAGAAAGAAACATTTTATTATTCTTTTACACCGCTGAACACATTTAGGCCTACCAAGACCAAAATCGCTACAGTTGAAGAAATCATAGCCAATATGAAGAACGATAGCATCGCGTCGCATATGGTTTATTTATCTGCAAAAGATGGTTGGTCTATGAACACTTTTGGCTCCTTTGACAACGACTGGCCTCAGGTCCTAGGAGGATCCTCGGATGCTGCCTCTGAGAAAAAAGGCGTCTCAAAACAAAAAATCAAATCCCTATTCAGCAACACTACTTCGAAATTCTACGACGACCTTGAATATAAATATACCGGCAAAGACGGCAGCAACAGCAAACGTGATATGGGCAGTTCGTTGATGATGCATATTCCAAAAGCTATTGCTTCAGCAACCGGCCTGGAGCTGACAGAATCTCGCCTTATTCACAAGTCAAGTCTATCATCTCTTCTCAGAGAGGCTTCTGTTTTTGATAAAATATTTGATGAGTTTCATTCTAGTTTTGCTAAGAAAGCGCAAGATAAAGATGGAGGAATATTCAAAAAAGAACCATTGAAAAAATTCCTAAGAGGCATTTTTGAGAAGGAAGAATTAAAATCCGTCATGAAAGACTTAGGGGTCGACGATGTTTTCTCCGGTGGAACAGATGATGAAGAACCGGAAGCAGACGTTCAACCAGTGAGTGTGCCAAAAACTGGCAGCCCAAAGGAGGATGTGGAGAAAGACCTCAACAAAGCCGGGATCCAAAATTCGAAAGAAGTTGCTAATGACCTTGATGCGGATGGAGATGGCAATATAACGTCCAAAGAAGCTGAGGATCTTGCAAAGAAAAAGGAGGACATAACCGCCAAACCTGGGGAAGACGATTCAACTAATCTTATTGTGGAACCTTCCGCCGAACAGAAAGATTCGGGCACAAAGATAAGCAGAAAAACAGACTTGAGAGATTTCACCGAAGATGAACAAGATACCATCGAACTGGCGCTTGCCGACATATTAGATGGAGATATTGTAACAGAATCCAGCCTACACAAACTTGGACTAGGCATTTTACTTGAAAACAAAGCAAACGATTTTGTAGAGCTGTTATTTGATTCTGGCCTAGAAGCTGAGCAGGTTCAAACCATTATCAAGAAGATAAAAGACAACAAGGATCTTAGCGACAAATTAAAGAAGCTCGGCATAGATATGGAAGAGACATCAGAAAAATCTATTCCAGGCGTAACTATTCGACCGAAATTTATGGACCTCATTAATAAAAAGAAAAAACAACTAGCAACCCAAGCATTCACGCGAGATCCAGAAGAGGGTGGTATAAAAGGTCTTCCTGGGGTCAATGTATTGAAGAAAATGTTCGGGGACCCGACACAAGTTGCTAATATCGAAAAGACTTATAACTATATTGCCAAGAAAACAGTAAAGGCTCCAATCTTTCCAGAAGGAAAGCGCAGCCCCAAATCAAAACTTATTCACAAACGTAGTCTTACCGAAGCATTATTTAGTGACGATGACTAGGAGAAATAAATGAAAAAGAAACTCACAGAAAAAAGAATCATCAACGCTATACGTAAAGTGTATCGCCAAAGACTGGCAGAAGTCGCCATAGCAGCCGGGCTAGAAGAAGCAGACATGTATGACAAAAGAGGCAACATGATTCTCTCTCAAGGATTGAAAGTTCGACACAAGGCTTCCGGATATGAATATACTGTAGACCATGTAGAGGGCGACGGAGACGGCGCAGTTATATATCTTCGGCACCCAGACCAACCAAGATTCGAAGCAAGCGATTCAAACATGACAATATCAGAATCCGGAGTTTCCGTCGATCTATCCGGTGTAGATTTACAGAGAGTCGCTGGCAAAAAGAAAATGCCAAAGGTTCAGCTGAAAAAGAAACCAGATGCCGGAGAGTTGAAAATACCAAAGTCTTCTCTTTTGGCGGTAAGTAAAGAAGAATTCGACAAAGCATATGAGGTAGAATAATGGATAGAACAATTAAAAAAATTATCAAAGAGACGTTAGCCGTGAAAGAAAAAGGCCCGATAAACGAGTCTTATGTTACTCGAGCAAAGAAATATGATTTACCTACAGAACTATTGTCCGAAAAGAATAAGAAGGCACACCAGGAGCTCTTAGCCAACTATGTGGAATCTCTCAATGCGGTCTCTGCGAAACTAGACACTGTATCTCGAGACGATGCTAGCCTAAACCATTCTTCGATTCGTTCACTAAAAATTGATGAAACATATAATGCCAACGCTGCTTATCTTCATGCCCTTTTCTTCCAGAACATCTCAGACCTCAAGTCAGTTATCACGATGGATTCTCTTACTTTTATCAGGATCGAAAGAGATTTTGGATCTTTTGATGCGTGGCAAAAAGATTTTATTGCAACATGTCTTTCAGCTAGAAATGGATGGGGACTATTGGTATACAATATGTTCCTAGGAAGATACATGAACGTGGTCGTAGACCTCCATTCTCTCAACGTTCCGATTGCTTCTATTCCTATCTTGATTATGGATTGTTGGGAACATTCATACTACAGAGATTATCTTAAAGATCGCAAGACATATGTGTATGCTATGATGAAAGAAATAAATTGGGAAGTAGTAGAAAAAAGAGTCCGTAAAGCAGAAAAGATCGCCAAGATTCAGGAGAAAGGATAATGAGATATAAGAGGAATAGGCTTTGGGAACTTGCAGGTATAGTTCATCGATCCGAACTTCTTACCGAAGGAGGTGACGATGCCGGTGACGACAAAGAACTAGATGCTGGCGGTGACGACGATGCAGGCGGAGATGATGCAGAAGATTCCGGTGGCGATGATCTTTTCGGCGGAGGAGACGAAGGCGGCGATGAGGGTGAATCTGGAGGCGATAAGGAAGGTGAAGAAAAAGAAGAAGAGGAGCCTGCCGAAGTTCTCACAGCATCAGAGATTTCTCGATACGGCACCGGAGAGTTTGAGACCGAGATCGATGAAATCTTTATGACTATTTTTGATCAGGCGAAAGGCCGAGCAAAAGTAAGATCGGAAAAATCTATTGGTTATCCTGGAAAAATAGATTTGGAGGAATCAAGAAAATATAGCCTGAGAGTGCTTCTGGAAGAAGCAGACCCAAATTCTGAAGAGTTTGATTTAGTCTTTTTTACAAATGAAATAGCAAGATACATAAACAACTATACTACTCTGCTAGACGTAGAAGGAATTTTATTTTCGAAGGCAAAGCAATTTTTATTAAATCAGCGATCGAAAGAAGAAGCAAATACGTTTGAAGAACTTCTAGCAAGAGATCATGGTCTTAACTTTTCTCATGACGACATATACAAAAAACCACTACCACCGGAGGCTGCAGGAGCCAAGGCTTCATCATAATGTCAAAAAATAAAAGATATGATTTCAGTACAAGGAAGAGCATTCATTTCCACCTGAATAAAAATATTCACGCAGATCTGAGAATTGCTCTTTTACAAAAAGGTCTCACGATGCAAGATGCTTTAGAGGCATGTTCAGTTTTGATAGCAGAACAACATCCTTTTATGGAGAAACACCTTGATAAAGTGGTTGAAAGAAAACTTAATGGGGAGAAGCAAATTGCAAAAAGAGAAGCAGAATCAATATACGAAGCTATTGAAAGAGCTAGAAGACCTGAAGAAAAAGATTCAGGAAATTGAAAAAGAAAAAGAAGAAATGTTAGAAAGAGAAAAGCTTTCTGCCAAAAACCAGAATCTTATTTCTCGTTCTTTGCTCGACTGTGCACAACAAATTACTGTCATTTCTACAGCTATTCATACATGTTTAGATAGAATTGATGCAATAGATGCGGAGTTTATGGTTCTGAAGGAAGCCATAGGGCTTAAAAATCAAGATTATAATTTTTTTAATAATGGAACGACCTATAATTAATAATGACACCAAAGGAGAAAGTCATGTTGAGTGAAAAAGAAATTGTCGAAGCAGTAAAGGAAATGCCAAAAGAAGAGAAAAAGTCTTTGTCCGAAAAATTAGCCGAACAATTTTATCTAGATGTAAAAAGTAAAGGCGTTCTTGATGCTATTCAAGAAAAGGCGGTATCTAGAAAGCTATTAGTTTTTATTGTTGCGACAGCACTGATGTGGTATGGACTTGATCCAGAAACATGGTCAACAATCGCAATCATATACATTGGATCTCAATCCGCTGTAGATATTGCCAAAGTGCTTAAGGGCATATAAGGCATGGACTTTATTAAGAAATTCTGGAAATGGATTGTTGGTTTCTTTGCCATTCTCATTGGTGTTCTATTATTAAGACCTAAGGGAAATCCAGAGCTACAAGCTGAAAAATCAAAAAATAAAAAATTAGAAGATCTTAATAAAAATATTAGAAAAATAGAATCCGAAGGCAAAGAAAAAGTTTTTGATAAATTTGCAAAAAAATCAGAGGACATTCAAAAAAAGACTACCGAACTCAGAGACCAAATAGAACTTGAAGAAATCCAAAGGGTTGAGTCTATTAAGTCAGCAGAAGACGCGACAGCGGCCATCAAGGAGAAACTCCAAAAATGATTTTATTTCTATGTTCTATGTTATTTGCTGATGAAGTAATCACGCTGAAGAAGGGCGAGTCTGCTCCTTTTGATGGTACCCTACTTTCGCCAGAAGCGGCCGCAAAACTATTAGCCTCTTCAGAGTCAGATTTGTCCAAATGTAAAGCCGACCTTGAAATACAAAAACTTCAATTTGAAAACAAACTAGATCTCGAGACAGGACTTTTGACAGTAGAGATAGACACTTGCAAGTTGGAGAGAGATCGTCAAAAAAAGATATATGAAGAACATATAAAATTATTAGAACAGAGATCCAAACCATCATGGCATGATAATCTATTGTTTGCAGGCGGTGTTGCCACCGGCGTTGCAGTCGTAGTCTTATCTGCCTGGACGCTCGATAAAATACAGGTGAATCAATAATGAAACTAGATGAAAAAAGACTCATAAGAGCTGTTGGCAACTGGCTTTTTGAATACTCCGGAATTCCTAATGGCAACCGCACATATGACAACCTTGCAGGGAACCTAGGTGACGAAGAAAGTGAGCTACCAACTGCAACTCCTATTGTTGCAATGGATCAAACAGCTGCTCAGCTAACATATGATCTTCCACCAGTAGAGGATGAAGAGTATGTGCCTGAAAATGCAGAAGAATTATCGAGGGCTGCTAGAGAACTTACAAAACAGGTTCCAGATGATCAGGTTGCAAATTTCTATTCTGACCTGAGCAAAATGATCGAAAATTCAATTGACAAAAGCCGAGACGTGGAAATTCAGGAACACCCTCCCGTCGAAGAGGATATAAAAAACCCGATAAAAGTTAAAGAAAATAAAGATTATTTTCGTAGATCTGGTGTAGCCAACCGTAAAACAAGTTACATTAATCATGTAACAAACAAAGGAGGCATTATGTCAGAATCAAGAGGAAAAAAATCAGCCCGTCAACGCGACTTCGGGCGCTCTTGGGCGCAAGGCGACGACCTAAGAATGACCTGGAAAGATGATCTAGAAACATCGGATGACTATCGTGACATGGACGACTTTGACCTAGGAGAATTGGCTGATGAGTTCGTTCCGGATGCTGAAGACATTCAGGCGTTCATGGACGCAAACGATGAAGACGATCCAACTAAGGTTCCCGGCTTTGATATGGAAATTCATGGTCAAGAGTTCGAACTAGAAGACTTCGTGAAGTCCAAAGTATTTCCTACCGCTAAGCGAGCCAGCGCGGTGCACAATAAACTGGAAAGAGAAATAAATCCTGTTATTCGAATGACACAGTCCGCTCCGCAGGTGGCAGATAGGCTTATGTCTCTTGTTCGCTCAAACTTCGCGGCAGACGCTTTTCTTGACGCTGTATATCATGCGGACCTTATGGAAGAAGAAACTATCGAAGATCTTCGGGAAATGTCCCGAGGTAACGAAGAACAACGTGAAGCGTTCTATAAGTCTGACATGTATCAATTTTTTGCTTCGATCGCTTTTGTGCGTCCGGCGGTGAAAGAACTTGAAAGACTCGCAAAGCTTGGTAAGGACGTATTCGACCCCAAGCGCAGAAAGTCTCAAATCAGTCCTGCCGATGCAAAGTCGATTATCAAGTCTGTCAAAAACGCATGGTCTCGAAAGAACGCGGCTCAAATGTCTCGGTTCGCAGAACGGGCTTTTGAAAACCTCCACTACTTCGAAGCTCGTGATAAATCTGTAATGGGGTAGATTATGAACAAACCAACTCTTATGGATCTTTATTTTCCAGGCACTAGTTCCTCGGTCTCTTTGACCGAGGCTTCTACTATTCCCACGGAACTTCCGATTGATGTAAAAGATAAATCACTATGGAAACTAAAAGAAGATCCTGAAAGGCTTCTTAGGATTTATCGGCTTTCGAAAGAGAAAGAGTTTAAGTATTTTGTACAAGATCTGCTGGAACTTCAGGATGAAGAAGGGCACCATGCCAGAATTACAATTCAATATCCCCAAATCAAGATAGAACTTTGGACACATGATCTTAAACAGGTGACAGAGTCAGATTTTCAATGGGCGGAAAAGGCGGACAAAATATACAATGGCTACAAATGACCTAATGGTTTCTGATTCTTTGAAGGGGTTGTTTGACGAACCAGTTAAGCAACCCCAAAGCTTTATTTCTCTTGTGCATCCTATAGGGGGAATCATTACAAGAATTACAAGTTCCCCTTCAGGAACAAAATACTTTATAATGCCAAAAGATGCAACTACAGCGTTTCAGTTATTTGCCAAGAATAAAGTAGATAAGCTTATATTTAAGTACATGGACATTGAGATGGTTCATAAGATTTCTAATCCTCTGATTTCAATTGATAATTCTCAGGGAAAACTACTTATTCAAATAGAGAGTATACATGAGACGTAAGAAACTTTTTGACCTAGATAAACTAATAATGCAAGAAACAAAAAGAGCCATGGCTGGTGTCATAGAACCAGAGAGAAGGCTTCAGCAAGTTCAGGCCGAAAAAAACAAACCCTTTAAGGCAAAGGAAAAATCTAGGAAAGATATTAGCAAAGACAACGAGAAAGAAGGAGAGGTTGACGAAGCGGAAAAAGACGACGGTGCAAAAGTCAAAAAGTCGGCTCTTCCCGAAATTGACATGTCCGCTATTTCAGATCTTGTAGATACCATCCGAGCAGGAAAGTCTCTGAAGGACAAGAAAACTCGTGCGGATTTAAAGGCATACTATCAAAGATTAAACGAAGATGAAAGACTGGCACTTTATGCATTTCTCTCAGGGCTTGCAGAGGTCATGACAGATCCAGAAGGGGACGCTGGACAAGATGCTGCCCATCCAGCTAAGGATCCATATAAACTCAAGATGAGCCGATCAGCCCCGAAAGCAGATAAGAAAGCGAAGGCAAAAGGAGAAGATTCTCCCATTGTTGTCGGTGAAGCTGCAGACAAATCAAGAGAAAAAAGAATCATTCGATCCAACTTCAGAAGAAGAAGATGAAGATAACACGAAGCCAATTACGAAGAATGATCTCTCTTATCACAGAGGCAGCTGATTCTCATCGGTGCCTCGATGGCCGAATAGTTCCTAAGGATTCAAAGGATTGTTATCTGGATATCTGTGCTCGAATCGAAGATGCAGAATATATACGAAATGGAATGTCTGGAGGCACAGCCACAAGAGCTTATTATAATGGGGTACTTGCAGACCTAAGAAAGAAAAGAAGAAGATTATCCAAGAATTTACATGAATCTGTTGCTCAAAGAAAAAAATTACAAAAGTGGATGAGCCAGCCGAGCTGGGACACCATTTCTAGAGGAGCGAGAATCCAAAGAAAAAGAGATGCCGATTATAAGCTTCTATTTAAAGACAAAAGAGACACTTCGTATGGCGAGCCCATAATGTGGAGAAGTGATATGGGACTAGAAGAGCCACCCGAAGACTATAAGCCGACTCTTTCGAAAGAAAAAAGAGATACATATAGAAGAGCTTCTTTTGCCCAGTCTAAAATATATGACTGGTGGCAGAAGAATGCAGACATAGAATTTTTGAAAAGTGTTCAAAAGATTCATTGGATAGGCTGGATTAATGAAAAAGCCGCAATCGGAGGATCCGAAAAGCCTAAGGGGGTAGACGGTCTCAAATTTTTTAATAGAAAATATAGAAGAGGCAAATTCCACAAAGACGCTCTTTCTACGGTCGGTTACACTGGAAGGATTCCAGCCACAATGAATGCAGTTGGAATAGTTATCAAGAATTCTCATCCAATTTTTGCTAGCAACGATGACATATGGACAAACGAACTGTACATGGCAACCGAAGCAGATATAGAATTCTATAGCAACAGCGGGCTTCCCAAGAAGCCTTCAACCGCTATAGATCCAATGAGTGTAATTTTCGATGCGACTGATGTTAGGGGTAGGATAATTAGTGAGATAGTCATAGACAATTGGGCTTGGGAAGAAATATATCTCGGTGCGGCTTTATCCAAGAAAGATGTTGCAAAAATAAAAAATTACTGTAGATCCGCAAACATCAACATAATTAATAATAACTTTAAAGGATTATAGGAGAATCACGTGAATCTTAAGAGCCTAAGAAAAATAATTTTGGAGACAATCAATGAAAAAAATACTCCCTCCAAAAGAAAAAACCGCAAAAAATATTTAAATAAAGTATTGTCAGAAGCTAGCCAAATATTATTAGAAGAAGAACAGGCTGACTATAAGACAATAGAAGACAAAATAAGAGGATTTAACTATGCTCTGAAAGATGGCGCGGAGGAAACAAGAAGTTTTCTTGATAACGAAGGAAAGAGTTCTACTTTTCGGGATTTCCTAAAGTCCGGAGAAGACGATGGATCAGCCGATGATGACGTTGTCAAGATATCAGAAGCTCCCCAGACCCTAGAATCTCTTCAGCCAAGTCAAGGATTTATTGATGCGGGTCAATCTGTCTCATTCTCTTTCTGCAATTACAAATTTGGATTCAAGCCACCTCTCATGGGCGGTCCATATACTGCAAAAGACCCCCTGAGTTGTGCTGGCGACGTTATACTCGACGGTCACCATAGATGGTCCGGCGGTGTAGCCGTAAATCCAAAAGCGCAGATAAACACTCGAGATTTTGGAGTAAAAGGAGACCCGGGTCAAAAATTAGCAAAAATGCAAGCCGCGGTTGCATCTCAGACTCCTGCAAATCAGCCTATTCCTTCGAAAAGCGGAGATAAGTCTGGTGACATCATGGGTAAAAGTGCAGCTGAACTCGAACCTATCTTGACAAATATGTTAGGAAAAGCAGCGAGTGAATTTGATGGCAAAGCCGATGATGAAATAATTCTTGGGGATAAGTTTATTAATGATCTTAAGGCCGATACTGGAAACCGTGCTCAACTCAAGAGTGTTTTTGGAATAACTGAAGATGACCTAAATAACGTAAAACCTGAACAGACATACGCTTCTTTCGATGCAATAGACTGTCCGGTAAGAAAAAAGATTATTGCAGGATCTAGTAAAAATCTTGCATCTATGAGAAAGCAAGCAGCTGGAACCCCAAAAGAACGTGACGACATGCCTCAATTAGACCACGATGACATCGGAGGAGATGCTGGATTTGCACAGATTCGGAGAGATCTCGCAAAAGGTAGAATAAATATCGAGTCTCCTTATGTCAACGAAAATAAACAATTGAAAAGATGGAATAAATTAGCTGGTCTTCTTAAGGACTAATTGGAGAAAAAAATGAACATAAGACAACTTAGAAAATTGGTATTGGAAACTGTATCGGAAGAACGTCGACGACCATCTAGAAGGAAGCGTAGAGCGATCAAAGAGAACCGCTCAAAGAAACTTGCAAGAATTCTTCTTGAGGCAGATAAAGAATTAAAAGAACAAGAGGAAGGCGGTGCTGCGCCGGCAGCCACTGCAAACTATGCGGACATGGAACTTTCGATGGTTGGTCTTGATGCAGGAAATGTTTATGATACAGTAACCGATTCATCTGAGGGTGACTTAAATGATCTTCAGAAAAATATAATTGCTCAGGATAAGAATATGCCGAAAGACAAAGCAGGTTTCAGTGCATATGCAAAGGAACAACTGCCAGAAAAGGAAGAATTTATCAAGCGTTATAATGAAGTCGTCGCAAAAGTAAAAAGCGATGGTGGACGTGGTTTTCATAAGGCATACATGCCGGCCCTCGAAGGAGATGATGCTCCTCAAGTCAGCCAAGCGCTTACGGACGAAAATGCACCTTTTGGAATTGATGTCGACGCTTCTCAAGGAAAGTTTGCTGATATTCTTGCAAAGGCCAAGAACATTCAGATAGATGGAAAGAATCTGCTTGATATGACTGCTGCAGAGATGGCACAGAAAAAAGATCAGATCAAGACCGCCATGAAAGAAAATTCATGGTTTGCTGGCGATCTTCTACTTGAATTTTCCCCGCATGATTCTTTCCCATGGCCTGGCGCAAAGAAAGCAATCGACGGAGCTAAAACTCTTGGAAAGGGCGCACCTATTCTAAAAGCAGATCAAATAACCGGCCCTGCTGCTCTGTTTCTTACTCTTGGGCATTTTGACGATGCTCCCGATAAGCTCGAACTCCCAAGTGAACCTGGTTCCGTTACAGCTGGGCAAGCGAAGCCTACCCAAACAAACATTCAGCTTGCGAAGTCTCTCAGGTTTGCCCTTAATAACATGTACGGTAAATGGGACACGGAAGGTATGGGCGGCGCGTATGCCACAAAGGACGGAGATATTCTTGATGGCCATCATCGTTGGAGTTCTCAATATCTTAGAAACGGCGCGGCCGCTGACTTGCCTGGATTGTACAAGATCCAAGCTCCATTTTCTCAGGATCTCCTAAAAATGCTTACCGCCATTGGAAACGCAATGGGGCGTGGAACAAAAGAAGGTGAGCCTGATGCAAAGAAGGAAGCTGCATGGCATAAGGGAAATGTTATCAACGAAAACGCAGTTATCAATCGCTGGAACAAGCTTGCTGGCTTGTTGAAAGACTAATCTCTAGAGAACCAAGATGAAAATATCAAAAAGACAGCTCAAAAGAATCATCAAAGAAGAGTATTCTAAACTTAGACGTCGCGGACTAATCCGTGAGATGCATCATGATACTAGTCATCAACCATTTCAATTCGATCGAAGTGATCCTATAGCCTGTGCAGAGTATGATGTTTTTGATAACAACTATGAAGGCTCTGTGCCTCCAGGTTGCTCCCCTCAGTGGAAAAAAGATTATGATGATGCTTTCGAGGAAATCGAAGCAGAATATGAGGAACATCTAATTCAACAAGAGCCTAGATCTTATGATGGATATGGTAGTTCAGACTATGGTTATGACGAGCCATACTATGATCCTGAGTGGGGAGATTCTCCAAAAGATAGGGAACATTAGTCATTAAATCCTGTGTAAAGCATTTCAGAATAGGTTACATTATATATGTAACCTTTTTCAATTGGAGTAAACATGGGCGGTTGTGCGAAACACATGATGCATCCCTACGATAACCTGGGAATAACTTTTGATGAACTTGCAGACTTAATATGCAAAGTTGGATCAGCCTCAATAAAAGCCTACGAAAAGGTGGATGGGACAAACATCCACTGGTCCTTGGCAGAAGATAACGAGCCTAGGTTCGCCTTGAACATGGGGCAACTTATTAAAGGCGGCCTTACAATAGATGAGTTCTCAGAGTGGCTCAAACATCACCCCGGTCGAGCTCAGTTCATGGCTGGCGCCATGGAGTTGTATAGTCGCAAGTTCAAAACACACGGTGGTATTCCATGGCATTTCAAAAAAGACTTGAGTCTATGGGTAAATACCGAGATTATTTCAAAAGCCAATCCACAGTGCCTAGAATATGACCATGATTGCCTTGTATTTCACGACTTGGTAGAATACTCACCAGAACAAAAGAAATGCGTTTCTGTGGCATCTGAGCATTCTTGGGGCTGGTCTTCTTTTATCGTAGAGACAACCGGCTGCAAATCATATGATTGGAAGACATATCACAAGCTGGACGTTAAATTAAGCGCCAACTTTCGGGCTGTTCAAACCTATCTTTCAAAGCTTCATGAGATTATGGATTATTGGAAGTTATCTCCAAACGATACTTTGAAAACTTATTATGCAAAGATTACGTCCAAAGAATTGTCACAGTGGCTACCTCGGGCAGCCGCTCAAGCCGTGGTAGAAAACGTCTGGTACGGCGGCAAGTCAAATGTTCGATATATTAGACAAGAATTAGTAGACTGGGCTCCAATGACTAGGTTCAACCGGATAGCTCTTTCAAAGCATCGAGCAGGATATCAAGGTGAATGCAAACGTGAGATGAAACTGTTATTCGATTCTTTTGGAGCTGAGATGATTCAAGACACAAAAAGCAACCTTATTGAGGATTCTTCTCGACAGAAAAAACTAATGTTATCAAAAATGGAAAAATCGATGGAAGAAGTAAAAGCTTTTCATAACACTATGAATGATGACGTATCGGGAACGCTTCTCTCGAAAACAGAGGAAGAGTTGGAGAGATTTACAAGACTCAAAGTGTCGCCCCCGTCTATGGAAGGAATAGTTTTCGAAATGTACCATGGAAAGTACAAGCTGACTGGCGCCTTCCCATCGATGAACCGTGTTGCTGGCGCAGCTCGATACGGAATAAAATAGTCACGGCTAAAAGAAAAAAGCCGGGAAACCGGCTTTATTAGTTTAAGATCTTTGAATTTATGATGTAAGGATTGAAAGGTATTCTTCTGCGTGTGGCTTCAAAAATTTTGGAAGCATTTTTTCAAAAGACTTCCAGTCTCCGGTTGCTATAGCTTCTCTTACCCAGGCTCCTTTGGCCATCGGCGAATTTCCTTGGCCTCGCTTGAAGTGTTCGGCTTTTTCTTCTGCGACGTTAACTATGGTCCCACCAAGATTGGTTCCATATCTTGCATTCAATTTGGCGCCCGGGAACCTCGCAACATCTTCAGTTCCCCCGTATATTCGGAAAGATACATTGTCTCCTCTTTCGTTGGCAGAAGCGATGATGTCATACACTTCACCGACTGGAGATTTTGCAAAGCGAACCTCTACGAACGAAGGAAGAAGAGGAATAATTAAGTTCTCCCACGCTCTGCGCATGTTGCTCCCGCTTATAGACTTCCTATCTTTTTCTGACGTGACGATAATTACGCGGTCGCATTCCGAGATGGCTTGTTCCGTGAGATAGTGATGACCGGCGTGATAAGGTTTCATAGCACCGGGTACTAATCCAATTTTCATATATGACTCCTACGTTTGTATACTTATAATATAATTATATTAGAGTGTGGTTACACAGGATTTGGAGAACAAAATGGATAAAATTAAGTTATTAAATGAATCAACCGGCGCGTTTAAAACATTAGTAGGCTCTGCAAAAGATAGTTTGGGTAATTTTTACGATGTTATAAAAGCTAGTTTCAAAGGAGTATTTAGGTCTTTTATTTATTGGGCAAGAGTGCACTTTCCTTTGACGCCGTTCCGCTCCATGGAATCTTATAGAAATATGGCAAGAAATTATGATCAGGACATGAACAGGATTTATGGAGAGTTAGATTCAGCAATGTCCAAAATGTCTGTTTCAAATGGGACCCTGATGTTAATGAACCCTACGGCTGGCGTTGTATCAATGTTAGCAGATGCTAGTATTGGCTACAATACTGGTGATCTTGGTGATTGGTTTCAAGATCTTGGATTGCGAGATATAATTTTCGATCGAAATTCAGTAACAAATTTTGAAGGCGCTTTTGGTTATCTAGATGAATCAAATCCGGATGCCCTGAAAGAAAGATTTGCAAAAATTACTGGTGTCGCATATCAGTCTGGTGGTGGCGATTACTTTAATTCTATATTCGGAAGCATTCAAAGGATTTTTCTTCTCGATCTAAAAAAAGATTCATATGATCGACCTGGGAACATAATACTGGAGGCAGATGAGAATCAATCTTTGGATGAAATGAAAAAAGAACTTTTTCTAAAACACATGGAAATTATCGGTTTCTTTGAAATGTTCGAAGCTGTAGCAGAAAAATTTACAGCTAGAAAAAAAGAATATGTACAGGAATTAATGGATAGCGTTGAAGAAGCAAATCGAATCGGCAGTGCTATACTCGAATCAAAAACTCCAAAAGAATTTTCGGAACAAGTAACGCCACTTATAACTGCTTCAAAAAGCGAGATAACAAAAAAGCTTGATATCGCTGGTTTCGTTAAAATGTCAGAAGATGAATTTAAGAAATTAAAGCAAGACAAAAAGAATTATAAAGAAATAGCAAAAAAAGTTGGCCAAGGTCTGGATGGCAATGAATTAGATGAAAAAATTATGGAGCATGTTTTTACGGCAGCGAGATCTGATTTTGCAAACGTGATTGGAGAATCAATGAAAAGTTCATATGATGAGTTGAAGGAGATAATAACAGGCAACTTAAATAAAACACAACAAAAATCAATTCAACAAACAGAAAACGGAAAAGCATATCTTGATTGGATGAACAAAACAATGAAAAAACTCGACGATTCTTTAACAAATTCTGAATCTTTGCAAAAATAAAGTAAAAGGAGTCAGATATGAATAAAAAAAGAACATGGGTACCAGAAATCTGCTACGAGGAATATGGAGAAGACACAATGACTGGCGGACTACCATTTATTCCAGTCCCAAAAGATAAAGAAATGCCCAATGTCATGTTTTTCTTTGGGTCTCAAGAAACCGGAGAGTTTGAACCTGATGCCGAGGGCAACGAGCAAGCCATTGTAGAAATGGAAGTCTATCAGTATGGTTGTATGAAATATCTTCAGCAGAATCTAGATGAGGAAACATTTGACAAGGTTCGAGTTGCCCTGGGATTGCAAACTCTAAACGAAGCAAGACAGGCCGGCAGCAAGATTTCAGAAAAGGTTCTAGACAACGTCAAGTCTAAGCTTTCTTAAATTTGTAAAATCAAATTAAATTTGTTATAATCTCTTTGAACATTAGGGGAGATTATATGACCTATTTAGAAAAAAGCCATATTGAATCGGCTTGCAAAAAGATGAAAGGCTTCTACGACCAGTTGCAAAACCTATACTCTGACTTTGATCTAGACCTTGAAGAAAATAGAGGGAGACGAAACATATTAATGTCTCAGCCCATGGAGCACTTTGTCGCCCAAGAACTACGTCCATTTTTTAAAGAGGTTATAAACGATGGCAGAACTGGCAAAGCTGACATACTAATAAAAGACGGAGAGGTCGAAATAGAACTCGAGTGCAAACTGACATCTCCTCATTCTTCTGGCACGGTGGCTTTCCAATCGGACCATGAGACTCTTCAGAAGAAAGGGTCTTTGGATTACATTTATATCATCGCCAACGAAACATTTGATGGTTTCTGTGCTATACATTTTTCTGGATTAACAACAGAAGATTTTCGAGATCTGTCTACCGGAGCAAGAGGAAAAGTACAAATGTACAAATGGAAAGGAATGAAGAAAGCAAAAGTCCTCATGGGAGAAGTAATAAACAACACGGATAAACTAATCACCGGGAAAACAGATCTTATTGGAAAAGTTTTTCGAAAAAACTGGGAAAAGTGTGACAAGTGGAAAAAAGCAAAAGAAAATCTTTCCGAAGGCCAAGTGTATGAAAGAAAAAAATTGCAAGGCCAAATAGAAAGATTGAATAAAAATACAAGCAACAGAATTAACAAGATCATGAAAGATATTAGAATACTAGAGGAAAGAAATCCAAGCTACACAATCAATTTTGAGGCAATAAAATGAAAGCACACCCTACACTTATAGAAAAACTAATCAAGACATATGAAGTATACTCCGGGTGGAGAGATCAGGCAAAATTAAAAAAAGCTTTGGCAGAACTTAATTTTGCGGTATATAAGAGACAAGACGGATTGGAAGTTTTGGTAGATAAAGACGAAATGGAAAAACTTCTTCGACAACAAGTTCAGGAATAAGAGGTGCTGAGTGGAATACAACGTAGGGGAAATACTTTGGATTGTTTCTAACTCTCCCGGAATTGTTGTAGTAAGAGTCATTGAAGAAATTACAAAAAAAACTCTTTCGGGCACAAAGACAAGCTATATAGTCGAAGTACTCGGAAAGGATGATTCCGGATATGATTTGGAAAACATAAAGGGAAAGATTCACCGTTCAAAAGATGATGCAGTATCAACGATGATGGAAAACACTAGAAAAGCTATAGACAGCCTTGTTGCGCAACACGTGAAACTTATTGCAAGCCTGTGGAACACAGGTGAGAAAATCGCAGCTCCACCAGAATCAGCTCGAAACAATACACCATCAGCTGATAATTATGAAGTTATAGAGTTAGAGAATGGTACAAAAGCAAGAATAAAAGTTTCAAACATCAAGGAGAAAATAGGATGAGCGAACAAATAGTTAGCGGAACCCAACTACAGGATCTTCGCAGCCAAAAAGTTATTACAGAAAATGAAATCGCAATTGTCGAAGGTGACTTGATACTGGCAAAAAATGTTCTCACCCAAGAGAGAAGAATTATTGGAAAGAAAAACGAAGTCATCAAAGAATCAAACGAGAGAAGAATTCTAAAAGGATAAAATATATGAGTGAAGATGTCACATCAAAAAAAATTCTATTTGAAGAAGATGCAAGGTCAGAGCTTCTAGAAGGGGTTTCTAAATTAGCGCAGGCTGTAAGTACAACCATGGGGCCTGGTGGCCTCAACGTTGTTATCGAAAGGCCAGGCATGGTTCCTGTTCTAACAAAAGATGGTGTGACTGTAGCCAAAGCTGTCAATCTAAAAAATGAAATGCAAAACCTTGGAGTCCAACTAGTAAAAGAAGCAGCACAAGGTTCTGCAGAAATTGCAGGAGATGGAACCACAACAGCGACAGTTTTGGCTCATTCTATTTTTTCTCGAGGGCTCAGAGCCATCAATGCCGGTCATAACCCTGTACAAGTTCGCAACGGAATAAAGGCTGCGACTGAATGCGTAATTCAGGATCTGGTTGCAAAATCAAAAAAGATCGAATCGGACAATGAAATTATTGATGTTGGTACTATCTCTGCAAACGGCGAACAAGAAATAGGGGAACTCTTATGCAAGGCAATGAATGCTGTCGGTATGGACGGGGTGATTGCAGTAGAAGAAGCGAAGGGTTTCAAGACTAGTCTAACCACAATGGAAGGCCTACGCCTAAACCGGGGGTTCATCTCTCCGTATTTTATCAATGATTCCGCAAAGGGAGTTTGTGTACTTGAAAAACCGTTGGTTCTTCTGGCAAATAAGACAATACGAAATATCAAAGAGATTCTTCCCATCCTTGAAAAGGTTCACCAGATGCAAAGATCTCTGTTAATAGTTGCAGAAGAAGTAGAAGGCGAAGCTTTGAATGCTCTAGTTCTTAATAACACAAAGGGAATCCTGAAATGTTGTGTTATCAGAGCGCCGGAGTTCGGCCAAGGAAGAATTCAGACAATGGATGATCTTGCTCTTTTGCTTGGGACAGAAGTCATATCTTCTTCTGATGAAAATTCAATAGCCGGTTTTGATTGCAGCGCACTCGGAACATGTACGAAAATTACTATTAGCAGAAATGAAACAGTGGTTATCGGATCTAATTGTGATGCCAAAGATCTAAGAGATAGAGCACGAGAACTACGAGAATACATCGAAAGCTCAATATTGTCACCAGACGAGGAGTCTGTTCAAAGAAGAAGGCTAGCCAGATTGTCTGGTGGTGTAGCCATATTACGGGTTGGAGGATCAACCGAGGCAGAACTTCGCGAAAGAAAAGACCGAGTGGAAGATGCGTTGCATGCAACTCGGGCTGCAGTATCTTCTGGTATCTTGCCAGGCGGTGGAACTGCTTTGCTACGATCAGCCGAGAGATATAGAAACACGAAACACTCAGGAAAAGATGCAACAGCCGACTGGAAGATTGGCTTCAATATCGTGATTGACGCATGTAAAGACCCTATATACAAATTAACAAAGAACGCTGGACAAGTACCGGAACTTATAATCGCAAAGACTCTTGAACTCAAGGCTTCAATGGGCTTCGACGCAAGGAAAGAAGAGTGGGTTAACCTTATAGACGCAGGAATAATAGACCCAACATTGGTCGTAACGTCAGCTTTACGACACGCTACTTCTGCAGCAGATAATCTCCTATCTGTTGCTTGTGCAATGACTATTGAAAAAAATTAATTTTTTTTGAAAAAACTGTGTACTCCGATTAAAATGTGATTAAATTACTTAAGCAAAGTCATTCAATCGGAGGGAACATGAACGATTCTGTCAAAGCGTATACAAAATCTGCTACGCGTCACAAATTATTAACCAAAGAGCAAGAGCAAGACCTTGCACGACGAATGTCAAATGGGTGTGTTAAGTCTCGAGATAAGCTTATATCATCTAATCTCAGGCTCGCTTTGTCGGTTGCGAATAAGTACCGAGGTTCAAAAGTCTCTATGGAAGACCTGATCCAAGAAGCCAACGTAGGTCTTATACGGGCTGTCGATCGGTTCGACCATAAGAAAGGATTCCGATTCTCAACGTATGCAATCTGGTGGATTCGACAAGCGGTAAAAAGATTTATTGCTTCACAGTCGCATGTTAAGTTTCCTACAGGTTCTCGTCATACTATCTGGAAGATCAATAACGCCCGCAAAGAATACGAGCTCGAGTTCGGAGTGATGCCTTCAGATGGAGAGGTAGCTGAAATTCTTGGGCTAGATGCAAAACTCGTATCTGATCTTCGGTTCGGAATGCAATGGCCTGTTGATATCGATAAACCCATGGGAGATGAATCTGGCGCGAGAACCTTTGGAGACACATTGGTCGACGAAAATGCAGTCAACATCGAAGAAGAACTTGATAATCAAAAGTTACTTCAGATTATTCGAAATGCTTTTGCATCGTTGAAGCCCCAAGAGGAAAAAGTGCTGCGACTAAGATTTGGAATAAGCGAACACGAAGAGGATTTATCAATAACAAAAAAAGAATACAACAAAATCAAGGAGGGCAAATAATATGCCAATGCCAAAAGGAAAAAAACATACACATGGATATGCAACTGTCTCCGGAGTAGGAAAGGGCTTTCGGGAGATTGCCGAGCAGATGACAAGTGAAGGAAAAAAGATGAATCATGCGACAGCAAGAAATTATTTTTTGCGAGCAATGGAGAAATTAGCTAAGCCACTGTCCGAATATTCTGGCCGATCAGCAAATGATATTGCTTCAGACGTAAGATTTCAAACAGCAGTAGCAGACCTTTTGAGAAATAAATAATGAACGTCTTTGGCCTTATCAAGAACGACCTAATGTCTTTGTCAATACAGACTGAATTACTAGAACTTTTAGACTGGAACGAAGAGGCATTAGAGGTATTTGTCCTACATGTATCGCAAATTATTAATGGTCTCATGATTGTACAAGATAATTATAATTTACAGCTTGATAGCATTAGGAGAAAAATCTCTGACATGTCTGACGATAAGGCTGCAGATTTAGTAATAAAACTTATTCGAAATCATGAAGAGGAAATAATAAACTTTGAAAAGGAGAAATCAAATTGAGTAAGAAAATTGAATGGGTGTACTTTTCCAAAAGAAGAAACATAGACTTGGTAGAACTTATAAAAAAAGGACAGTGCCAGTCTTATGAAGAATTATGTAAAATTTGTGAAGTGTATCAAGTAATACCTCCTACGATTAGCGAGTGGCAAATATGTGAATCACAAGCTTTACCAAAACCAAAGGTTGTCCCTTCCAAGAAGCCCGAGACAAAAAAACCTACAAAAAGGACGACAAGGGCCAGGAAAGCAAAATCATGAGACAAATTTTAATTCCAATACTTTATGCGTTCTGCATAATAAACTGCATCAATATGGGAATCTGTATTGGCATCGGGAATTATTCGAGTGCTTTGTTTGCTTTTGGGTGTTTTGCACTGTGCGGGTACGGCATTTGGTCAGACAAAAAAAGAGGATAATATGTACAGAAAGATTATACAGTTTCCAAATAAAAGACTGCGTACGAAAACTAAAAAGGTGGAGAATTTTGAATCCATTCAAAATATCGTAAAAGACATGGTCGATACATGTAATGTTGAAATGGCTGTAGGGCTCGCCGCGAATCAAATAGGGTATGATAGGTCAATTGTCGTTATAGACATAGCCAAATCTGGAGCACAACAAACTATCCAAGGTTGTGAAATAAACCCTAATTTTTTGGTAATCTGTAATCCAAAATTATCTGTAGATGGCGAAGACCGGGCATGGCAGGAAGAATGTTTGTCGTTATCAGGTGTTCAGGGAAAAGTAACCCGGAAGTCGAATGCAAAAATAAAATATCAGAATGAAAACGGAGAACATAAAGAACTCGAGGCCAAGTGGCCATTCTCCGGAGTGTTACAGCACGAGTGCGATCATTTAGAAGGTATCACCTTTAATTTTAGAATGAGAAAATATGCTGCACAAAGAATGATAAATAAATTATACAAATCTAGAAAATTGAATTCAAGGGGGAAAAAATGAAATCAGCTCTAGACATCGGGCCTTTTGGACGAGCTCGTAAAATAATTCATGGTACTGCGCAAAATATGGCTAGAGGGTTCGAGTTTCAGAACCTTATAAAAAAACTAGAGGAAGCAAACGAGCTCATGGAAAAGTGCGAAAGTGAGATGGAGAAAAAATTAACACAGTTAGTTATAGATCAGTTAGAAGAAAGGATTAACCAAATGATAATTCCACCGGACATGGCAAATGAATTCAGAAACAAAAAACAGGATGATAAAATACCTGGAAAGGCATTATGAAAATATGTCGACGAAAGAGCAGACAGAATGCCTGAATAGAATACTACAAAGAATATTAGGATCCAAGGGCAATTTTTTTGAAGAAGATCAACTGTTAGAAATGGTTGAAGAACTGAAAAAGGAGAAATGGACAATAGCCTCAATTCTTGCGCACATGGACCTGATAGACTATGAGGATAGAACATGAGCAACGTTATATATCTAGAAAAATACATAAAAAAAGAAGAAGAAAAAGAAGACGCTTTGGATAACTACATCGACGTTCTATCACTCTCTACAGACGAAATACTTGCCACTTTAGTTTGCCGGTTGAGAGGTGAGATTTTCAATGGACATCTTAAGACCGAGAATCTTATCTTGGAAGCAAAGGCAAGAATAAAAATGTTAGATTCTGTGTGCAATACAATAGAAAAATCCCAGTAGATTATTAGGAGGCAAGTACTTATTAAATAAGGGGCTTTTTTGGGAGAGAGGAAATGATCTTATCGATATCATTGCAGATTTTAATTGCTTGGTTGTATGGTCATTTTCTCGAATATTTTTTACATATAGCCATGCACGATTACAAAAGATTCCCGTATCTTTTCAAGCATCATTTCGGTGGGCATCACAAGATAGCAAAACACAACTCCATGAGAGACAACAGTTATGATGAAGTCTTTGATCGATCAAGCTTGTTCGAGATAGCCAGCATATCAATAGGTTTGTTGCTACACGCACCAATCGCTTTTTGGTTTCCTTTTGCTTACGCTACTCTGGTGATAAACTTAGCCACCTATTATTGGCTTCATAGAAAGTCGCACATTGATATAGAGTGGGCAAAAAAACATCTTCCATGGCACTATGATCATCACATGAACCCAAACCAACATGCGAATTGGGGGGTTAGACTTCCCATCATTGATCACATGTTTGGAACGAGGGTGGAGAAAAAATTAACCAGAAAAGAGATAAGAGAAAAAATAAAAGAAATCAGCAAGAACCGGTGTAATGACTGATTGTGTAAGCTATATTAATAGAGTAACAACAATCACGGAGTAAAAGTGCGACAAGAAAATCTCAATCTCGGTTACGCATGTATCAACATGCACCTCGCAGAGTCAGAAAAGATATCACCTGCTAAAACGTGCCGCAAGGCTACAATGAAAGAAAAAGGACTGCCTCATCTCGAGTTCCTCTTCGAACAAAATATTCGTAACCTGCATCGTATTCTACAATGGAACAGCAAAAATGGATTCACGCTGTATCGCATGTCTTCTGACATGTCGCCGTGGTGCTCTGAGTACAACCTAGAAGACTTGCCAAATTGGTCAAAGCTCAAGGGTCTACTACGAGAAGCTGGCAACTTTGCCAAAGAAACCGGCCAACGTCTGTCTTTTCATCCAGGCGCTTTCACTGTCCTGGCCGGCAAAAATCAAGCCACACTCAAAAAGTCTTTGCATGAACTAGAAATTCACGGACAAATTATGGACGCACTTGGCATGCCTCGTTCGCGCTATGCGAAGATCAACATTCATCTCGGCGGAGCGTACGGCGATAAAGATTCTGCAATCGCAAGATTTATCGACAACTACAAAAAGCTTTCTCCTGCCGTGACAACACGACTCACGCTCGAGAACGACGACCGGCTCAACCTGTATTCCACCAAAGAATTGTTCGAAAAAGTGTGGCCACATACGCAGATCCCCATCGTCTTTGACTATCATCACCACGACATTCATCCAGATGGCCTTTCCCGCGAGGAGGCACTGCGTCTGGCTGTCTCCACATGGGGAGATGTAAAACCAACCACTCACTATTCCGAGACAGCGCAGAAAGAAAACCCAAAAGCCCTGTTGCGCCAACACAGCAAAATGGTCGAAAATTACATCGACACATATGGTATCGACATCGACTGTGTCATCGAGGCCAAGCACAAAGAGCTGGCATGTCAAGAGTACCTCCGCCTTTGGGGAAAGTAATGTCGAAGATAAACAACCTTGAGTTCATCGCTTCATACTTGTTTCTTTTTCCCGGGGTTGCTGCCTCTGAAATTCGAAGAGCTCTTTACGTCTGGAAAGAAGGGCAGATCGATGACGGCTTCGATGACAAGCTTACATATGCCGTGTATTTCAACAAGATAAAAAATAGAAAAGGATACGTCGACAGATTATGGTCTTCTCCGAAGAGAACCAGGTGGATTCTTCAGCCTGACGGAATAAAGAAAGTTAGGCCTGAAATATTCGAAGATATTAAAAATATAAATTCTTGTGTAGCCAAGAAGAATTCAAGTTATTTTAATATAGTGAGAACAACAAAGGAGGAAGCTAATCATGTTGAAGCCAAAGCAACTTATTGAAAATTGTCATAGAATGATAAGAGAAATGGACGCAGATAAGAATTTGCGTGATACAAATGGTTGGAACTATGATTTCATGAAGTCCATGATAGAACGATACAAAAAGGGAATGAAGATAACACATCCCATGCGAAAGATCATAATGGACAAAATAGAAAACGGTCTTAAACCTCCCGTATCGGAAGAACTTACGTCGAAGTATGACAAAGAGAAACATCTCGCCGAATATCTTTCCTCAGAACAAGCGAGAATCTTTGAAGATATCTGGAAGCAGAAAAAGAAGTATTCAAAGATATCAAAAAAACAAGAAGACTTTTTGGCCTCTTTGAAAAATGAGGCAAAGAAAAACATGAAAGAAGGCCGGTGGGAACCAACAGAAAAAGAAATTTTAGAAATAAAGCTGGCACTTGATGTCGCCAGATGTTATAGCACAACTTTTTGGCAAACTCATGGCCGTTCAAATTCTAGGTACGAAGCTTGTGCAGCGTTCTATGAACGTGTTGCCGAGGGAGTAAAGGACCGTCGATGGTATTCAAAAGACGATTTCAGAAAGTTCTGTGATGTTATTCGTACGAAATTAAATATGATACAAAATCCAAAGCATAAACCATCAGATTTTAGATACGCGGCTTCGGCAATGACGAAATATGTCACAGTTCCCGGAATAATAGTCTCTGAACCTTATGTTCGACACAGCGGCCACTTTTCATCTATAGTTCAAGAGCTTCTTATAGATGGAAAAGTTATGATTCTACCGGTTGATAATATCAAGAAAAGAAAGCCGAGAAATTAATATATGCAAGGAAAGAGGGTGATCGTGTTTGTTACTAATTCTTCTTGTTCTCATATGTCGCTAGGTTACGACGTGGTATACGGAACATGCGTTGAAGAAAAAGAAGATACGTATATCATTCTTTTGGATGGTGGAGACATAGTAGAAAGATCAAAAGAATTCGTGGAGGAATGGGATGAGTGGGAGTAACCAAAGGGTTCCGATGTGGCAACCGCCAATGATAAACAAGTGGGATAAACCGCTGGTTCAGGAAAGGTATTTTCCAGACAGGTGGAAGATGCTTGTATGTTGTCTGATGTTGAATCTTACGTCATACAAACAAGTCTTACCAATTGTCGATGGCTTTTTTGAACGTTGGCCCGATGCTCAAAAGGCATCAGAAGCAGAAGAAGCAGAAATGAAGGAATACATAAGGTCTTTGGGAATGTACAATAAACGTGCAAAAACAATTATAAGAATGTCAAAAGAGTTTCTAAGTGGATTCTCTCAGCCAAAAGACTTATATGGATGTGGAAAATACGCTAGTGATTTTGATGCAATCTTTTGGGACGGACAATGGGAGAACGTTAAGCCAACCGACGGAGCCCTGTTGAGATATAAGAAGTTTCTCTCTGCATATTACAAAAGAACAACATAATTAAATACAAGACCTAGTAGGAGCAATCATGGATAAAAGAAAAATTAAATCTATCATTAAGGAATCAATCAGAACCGTTCTCAAAGAGTCAAACCAGCAGTTGCCTTGGTTTATATCTGAATTTATTGAAGACTTTTCAGTTTATTTTGACGCCACAGAGGTGCGAGATCCCAAAAATATAAAACGGTTCAAAGTGCAATTCATAGGAGGCAAAAGATATAACGGATATAAATTTACCAAAATACGAGTTCTTTTTACCGGTGGAGTGTCAACCTGGGCAGAAGACCTTAATCCTCATGAAGCATATCAAATGGTATATTCGTTGCCGGCTAGACGTATACTACCTTCAAAACAATCTACAAGCGATAAAAACATACGATTGTCTTATGACCTTCTTGAAAAATATACAGAACAATGCAATGCGCTTGGAATTGAAGTAATTCCATCGTGGGATAGAAAATATAGCCGAGCTCCATTCGCAGTACATTACTAGATCATTGATTAGAGTCGGAAAACTAGTTTTATACAGATCGGTTGGTTTTAAGCACGAGCCAGCTCTAGTAATCAGAGGGCCTTTTGAACACGAGTTTCAATATGAGTACAAGCCGGTAGTAGAGATTCTTCTGTGTTTTGATTTGTACAAAGACGGTAAAATAATTTATAACGTTCCAAAAAAATATTTACGTACATTTTGAATATAACGTGTATAATAATATTGAATCAACGGAGGATAGATGAAAGATCTCTATCAAACTTTAGAGGTGTCTGAGAAAGCGAACGTCGACCAGATAAAATCTTCCTACAGAAGGCTGGCGAAAAAGTATCATCCGGACTTATCAAACCTCGAGGATGCAGAAACACGTTTCAAGGAGGTGAGCATCGCATACAACGTGTTATCTTGCCCTAAAGCGAGAGCAGAATATGATGCACACAGGCTCTCCGGATCTCTATCTTCTGTTGGTTCTCAATATGATCTTATAAAGAAGTGCAAATCTTGCAATGGACTAGGGCATAAGAAATCAGTGTGTTTTATGTGTGGAGGCCAAGGGGACTTTTGGAAAAAAGTAAAATATGGGCCGTCTATAGTACCGTCTAGAATAATCTGCACCTCTTGCAAAGGATACGGTTCTACAAATTCTGTGTGCAAAGAGTGCGACGGAGTAGGAACAAAAATTTATACAAGGGGAAAAAAATGAATCAATCTTTATTGGAAGCGTGCGCCCGGGCTGTATTCGAGCTTGTGGCAAAAGATAATCAAAAAATGACATGGACTGAATTTGTAGGTATTATTCAGAATATGAACTCCGGGGTTTTTGGAAAGTTTCATAATCTGTCAACAAAAAAATCAGAAATACAAAAACAGTTAAGAGAGTACGTGGATTCTTGCACTCAAGAACAAGATAATACTGTGTGTGATGTGTGCGAATGTACGCCATGTGACTGCCATTGGGGAATAATATAGGAGAAAAAATGAAAATACTAAATCAACAAAATGAACTTACGACCCAAGAACAAGTATATAATTTCGTCATTTCGAAATTTCACGAAATGGGTTGGCTTGACAAAGATATATGCCGAAAAATAATGCTTGCTGATTATGCCATACTTCGAAAAAGATATACCGAAAATGGAATCACTGTTGCTAGAACAATGTGCGACAAAGTAGCCATGGAAAAATCAGACATTCAGGACTCAACTCAAGAAAAAACAGTGTTGTTTGAAATGTTTGTCGGTCTATCAAAGATTATTCTGACGAAGTCAAATGAAGATTGATCACGTAGCAATTCAGGTGGATGATCCCAAGGCAGCTGCAGAATGGTATTCTACTAGGTTCAAGGGAGATGTTCTGTATTCTGATAAAACTTGGGCTATAGTGAAATTTGGAGAAACTAAATTGGCATTTGTTATACCTCAGCAACACCCAGCTCATTTCGCTTTCGAAGTACAAGATTTCGACCGTAAGGATAAAGTAAAAAGCCACAGAGACGGATCTCGGTCTGTATACAAAAAAGATCCATGGGGTAACATATACGAGCTCGTTAAATATTAAGAAAATTCTAAACAATATGCAATGAGTTGATAATATAAAGAAGTCACTTCATCAACAAAGGAGAAAAAATGCTATTGATGATTATGATGCTCGCATGCGGAGGGAAAGATAACGACTCCGCTGCAGAACAGAAAGAAGAGACAGTAGAGTCACAAGATACGGCCACTGAGCCAGCAGGAGAACCTGCACAAGAAGACACCGCTTCCGAACCAGAAGATACCGGTGAAGACACAGCAACGGAGGAATAATGTTTGCTATATTCTTAACGGCCTTTTTGGCTTGTAGTAATGACACAAAAGAAACTACGAACACAAAAAATAATACCAAAACAACGGAAGATGCGGAGGCGACAAAACAAAGTCCCACCAATGTTCAGATGACAAATACTTCGAACACTTCCAAGAATGAAAACGTAGATACAACCGATAATACAACTAATCAAACTTTGGAAACACAGACAAATGAAGTCAAGGAGTTTGTACAGGAATCCGTTAATACATCAGAGACGGAATAACCTGGCCTTGAATAAGGTCGCCAACCACCGTGCGGATTATAAGTAATGGCTTATACCACGGCCTTGACTTAAACGTCTAAAAGGTTGGCATTCGGACCCTTAGCTCAGTTGGTTAGAGCATCCGACTCATAATCGGCAGGTCCAAGGTTCAAGTCCTTGAGGGTCCACTCATTATAACAACACAACACAATGGAGAAAAAATGGAAAAAGAACAATTATCAAAAGTGTGTTTCACAGCATCGCTCGCATCCGTCTTGGTGTCAATTGCAGTTTGGGTATTGATGAACCCAGAAGATCCTGCTCATGGTGAACGATTCGCCTTGTTTATTGGCTTGTGGGCACCGACATTGATGGGCCTCGCAAACTATTATCGAACCCAGGAGTAAACATGAATGGTTTTGAGTTTCTATTTGCTTTGACAGCAGTCGCTGGAATGACAACTATACATTTTTTGTGGCTTCGTTTGGCATACAAAATGGAAAATATTAACAAAAAACCTAAACCTGAACATTCAAAACACGAAATAATTGATGACATAATCGATTACGACGGAATGGGACAAGGTAGATTCGTATCAGAGATTAGGAGATAACATGAAGAAATCGACAATCTGGCTTATAGACATCGATGGTACGGTGTGCGAAGATATTCCCAATGAAGAGTCCTATCGATTTCATGCTGCAGAACCGCTTCCGGGAGCTTTGGAAAAAGTAAAAGAACTTTACGAAAAAGGCGACCGCGTTACATTCTTCACGTCGCGGACAACGGAACACGCAGAGCAAACAGAGTACTGGTTGAAAAAACACGGATTTCCGTATGAATCAGTCTGCTACAATAAGCCACGAATCAACGATGGAGAAGAATATCACTGGATAGACAACAAGTCTGTACACGCAACTTTTGTCCCGGAAGGATTGAAATAATTTTTGCGCTCATAGCTCAGCTGGATAGAGCATCGGCCTTCTAAGCCGAGGGTCCCAGGTTCGAATCCTGGTGGGCGTACTTTCTCATGAGGTTCCGAAAGGAACCTCTTTTTACAATTTAAGATTATAAGACATAATTGACATGCAGAATACTTGGAGAAAAAAATGAGTGAACAATGGATTTTTTACCTAGACGCTATTATTCCAGCTCTTGGCCTAATATATTTTTATTATTGCTTGCACAACATCGGAGAGAAAAAATGAAATATGCTTTATTGACAATGTTCTTTGGATGTGGCAGCGACATTCTCATATCAACAAAATATGAAGAAAAAACAAACGACACTAGTGATGTAATCGCCGTAGAAGATACTAACACGCCAAGCCCGGCTGCAGAGCCCGAACCTCAGCCATCGGATGACCCCGGTAATCAAATGACAGACCTATCGGTTGGTTTAGCGACAATGCACTTTCGGCAGATATCTTGTCCAGCATGTGTTGGAGCGTATGGAGAATTTGAGATATCCGCAGATCTTAAGATGCATCAACCAACTTCCGGAGACTATTTTGAATATATGACTCCAGTCGGCACTTGCACTACTCAAATGATAGAAAGTTATGTAAGTTCGCAGCCTCTAGCGGCCACGCAGCCAGCGATGTTCAATAGCATCACACTGAACCCATCCGGTGAGGGACAATGGACAAATAATTATTTGTATGAGTATCAGATTCAACGTCAGACGCCACATACGATTACCACCGAAAATGGAACTATTGTCGACGCATTTATCACTATCGAAGGATTTGATGACATTCAACCTTACACTCTGCTTTGGGTTGATCCATCCTATGCATTTGACGCCGTAATTTCCAAGAATGGTACAACATTTACGTGGTACCCAGTTCTGCCTCTAGACTACTTTGAAATCATAGTTGCGGTGTATTCACCAGACGGATCTCAGCTTCTTGGCGCAGTTAGCTGTATGGAGACAGACACTGGTTACATGTTCGTGCCTGGTAATTATTTTCAATCGTATCCTACCTGGTCCTTGGCCGCGGTACACCTTATAAGACACAGAATAGGGAAACAAGTAGCACCCGAATTCAATGGATATATAGATTCACATATGATATGGGAAGTTATTGGAACTGGTCATATAGAGTAAGGACGCATACTTATTTGTATGTGGAAGAAAAATGCTCATGTTGTTATTGTAGATTTTGTGTATCATAAGAAAAATGATATAAAAAACAAAAGTTTTCGATTTGCGAAGATTATAGAGGTGGGGAAAGATGATTTATTAGTTTCTCCAAAAACTTCATGGTCTTATAGAAAGCTCTTGATCGTTCCAAAAAGTTCCTGCGTACTAGTAGACGAAAACAAGATAAATCCTCAAGCGCTTCGGAGAGAGCCAGACATTGGGGATCTAGTCTGTGCTTTTACCCAGAAGTTTTCTGGCTCAACAGAATATAATATTGGACACATTTACGAAAAAAAGTACTCTCCAGGAAATCCAATAGAATATCTAGTAAAGATGGGAGAGAAAGAAGAATGGTATCCATCGGATAGATTATTGGTCATAGAAGGAGACAAAAATGCAAAGCCACCTAAGTGAAATAGACAAAAGTTACTTTGAGCATATGAAACATGCGATCGGATATTCCTGGAAAATTTTCAAAATATCCCTTGCTTTGTTTTTGCATGCAATTTTTCCAAATATATTTGTACATTATGCGTCAACAGAGATAGAATCTATAAGAGAGGAGATGAAAAATGACATTGCCAATAATTAACTTTTGTATCAATCTTGCTATCGTTGGTGGCTTAATTTGGGTTGACAAAAGACACAAAAAAGAATTGAAAGCTATGGAATCAAAATTACTAAAAGCAAATCCTGCGTCTAGGAGAAGAAAATGAACATTAGTTATTCTGGAATTGTCCTGTCTGAACAAGACCGACAAAATCTATTAGGTCACCTGAGCGAAATGATTCCACTCGGTTGGGAGGTAGTTGCTCATCATATGACGATTTGTATGGGGCCACTAGTCCACCCAAAGGAAAGCAAAAGACGCAAAGGCCATGACTATTCTGCTTTTGGTATGCCAGGAACTCCGCATAATCTTCAAGTGACAGAAGTAGGATTAGATGAACGAGCCATGGCAGTTAAGGTAATTTCTCCCTCTGTCACTCAAAATGAAAAAAAAGGAGGGTTTGCACACATTACGATAGCTGTAAATCGGGCTGGTGGCGGAAAACCATTTCATTCGAACAAAATTCCCGCACAGAATTTCAGTGATATTTCGGACTTAGGAATTATAGTACGGGGAACAGTGGAAGAGATTCCACAATCATAACAATAACTGGGGGAACCATGAATCTTTTCGAAGATGAATCAGTAAAATTATTTATTACAAAAGCCATGTCAGAAGGAGTAGAGTTTTCAAGCCCTTTGAATACGGAAGATATAAAATCTATCTTAGCCAGAACAGTTAATGAGCTAGAGAATCATCCATCCAGCCCCATCTTTTCGCAGGAGGGCCCAAAAAGAGAAGAAGAGGGAATCTATTCTATCCTTATAGAAGACCTTACAATGAATACGATAATGTCGATAGTTTATCAGTCATCGTCTATGCATTTCAATATGATACAAGACATAAAAACCCTTACTTCAAAAGAAAAGAATATTATTTTTCACAGTGTTCTTAATTCTATAGGTGTTGTAATAGACTCAGGTCTGGCCGGCCAAGTATATCCAAGAAATGAGAAGCTATTAGACGTGCCCCAACAGGCCAACAGATCAAATAAAGACTGCTGGGTGATGCCATGAAAAAAGATTATGCTATAAAAAACAAAGACTGTGTAGAATTCCTAAAAGAATTAGATTCTGAGTCTATAGACTTGATTGTTGTGGATCCTCCTTATTTTGAAATAGCAAAAGAAGAATGGGACAGACAATGGTCTGGAGAATCAGATTATATTTCATGGTGTGAAGAATGGACGCGAGAATGCTTTCGCGTACTGAAGCCGGGTCGCTGCTTTTATGTATTTGGCACAACAAAGACAAATACTTTTCTTAAATACAAGCTAGATGTTCTAGATGAAATTGACGGATTTCAGTATAACAATTGGCTGATATGGCATTATGAATATGGAGGAAAGTCCAGAAAATCATTCTCAAGGAAGCACGAAGATTGCTTGATGTATTCAAAAGGGGATTCTTTTCTTTTCAATGCCGAAGACGTTCGAATTCCATATGTTAATAAAAAGAACCCTCAGAATAAACCAGGTGGAAAAATACCTACCGACGTGTGGTTTTCTAATAAGGCGATGTCTGGAGAAGATCGAATTATCCATCCGACACAAAAACCACTCAAGATTCTGCGTAGGATGATAAAAGCATCTTCCAATCATGGCGACATTGTTCTTGATTGCTTTTCCGGATCCGGAGCTACTGCCATGGCAGCACTACAATGTGGTAGAAGATTCGTGGGCTGCGAAAAAGATTCTGCTTATTTTCATAATTCTATTAACAGAATATTGAAAACGACTTACTTAAGTGAAAACCAGGAGAAATAGTTCATGAATTTCTTGAGCCGCATTAAAAATTCAAAGGAGCTCGAATAATGAAAACATTCTTATTTGGTTTTTTGGCTGGTTGTCTCATAACCAGCCATTTTTTTAATGGCAACTATCTAATTTATTTTTTATCCGGACTATTGTTGTTCGGATTTATTTTATTTAAGTCCTATCAAAAATTTGATAGAGAGAGTGCCGACTTCTGGGAGGAATATCATGAGTAACTATAGCCCTTTATTGGACGTTCTGTCCAAGATCAAAGACTACGGAGGATTTGTAAACTCACACAGTCACCTTGACAGAGCCAATACAATTACTCATGAGTCTATGCAAAGAGTAAACGATCATCTTTTTGAGAAGTGGAGGTATGTAGAAAATGTAAAGTCAGAATCTTCGGAAAGAGATTACGAAAAAAGAATATCTCTTGCCCTTGAATCCCAGAAAAAAATGGGCGTGACAAAAATTTGTACCTTTATTGATATTGATACTGTTGCAGGGCTAAGGGCCCTGAAGGCAGCGGACAAAGTCAAATCAAACATTGCGGGAATTGACTTAAAGATTGCTTGCCAAACACTTGACGGTGTCTTGGATTCAACTCCCAAGAATTTAATTGAAGAAGGGTTGTCTCTGGGGATGATCGATATAATAGGATCTCTACCTGGAGCCGACAAAGGAAAAGCAGAGGAACATCTAGATGTTATCATGGGATGGGCAAAAGATACCGGAAAAATGGTTCACGCGCACGTAGATCAGTTGAATATCAGTGATGAAGTAGAAACAGAACTTCTTGCTCAAAAAACAATTCAGCATGGACTTGAGGGAAAAGTAGTTGCAATCCATGGAATCTCGTTGGCGTGTCACAAAAAAGAATACCGAGATAGAGTGTATGGATTATGTAAAGATGCTGGAATCATGTTTATCAGTTGTCCCTCTGCATGGATTGACCACAGAAGAACGGAGATCATGTCTCCGACACACTCAGCGATCACTCCGGTCGACGAATTATTGAAATATGATATCCCTGTTGCATTAGGTACAGATAACATACACGATGTATACAAGCCCTTCTGCGATGGATCCATGATCAACGAAATGAGGTTATTGGTAGATGCATGTCGAGTTTATGACTCGAGCGACATAATTAGAATATGTACCACAAATGGATATAAAGCATTGGGATTTTAACATGAGAAGAGAAGACATAAAAAACTTTATACGGATGCTGAACGAATGCGGTTGTGAAGAGGAAGAACATTCGATTTATGGAAACACAATGTATAAACCGGAATATCAGGCTGATCTCGTATCAATGATGTATCAAAAGGGTCCCTCGACCGAACCTATGTGTCCGGCCAGTTATCAAAAATGTATCGATCATTTTTGCGTAGACCCCCACTCTGTACTCGAGACACTACGTCCGATTATGAGGCAGGTTGGGATTGGTTGTCCGCAATCCTTCGCTCAGGCCCTAGCAGATATGTTTGAAATAGCCCAGGAAGTTGGTATAATAAAACCTTTTAGTACCGAGCAATAGAAATGAGCGCGCAATTATTAAATAGCCCTCGCAGAAGGTGGGACTTGTTTGTTTTGGAGACACAATATAACTACAGCAGATCTCTTCTCACCGAGGCTCCCGGAGGCTTGCCGGAAGACACAACCGTTAAAGATGCTCTCGAAGCAATGGATATACTTTCAACGGAAGGCAAAAAGGCAGAAGTAATTAACATGATCTTTAATTATTTCTCTTCCTCCATTAATCCTTTTGAGAAATTTTTGAATACATTTATAGAAGTTGCAGGAGAAAAAGTCGATTCGGCGGGTGATGGCTGGTTCTCCAAATTAACAAGCGCGGCAGCGGCTGCAAAAAACAAAAAAGATCAAATACAAAAAGATGTAAAAAAAATCATGGCTGAAATCAAGAAGATGACAGACGCATATAAATCGAAGGGAATACTAGCAGTACTAAGACTTGGTGAGACCAATGCAAAGCATCCTTTTATGGCAATAATAGGAACAATAATAAAGATTTTTTCAGACAACAAAGACCTTATTTTGTCCGTCATTAAGAAATTAGGAGCCGATCCCGAAGTTCAGAAGTCCATAAAAACTTTCGTAGACAAAGTCGTTAGTGCGGCATCACCGCTTTTACCGGGTTTGCGTTTTGCAATTACTACTGCCAAATTTGTGATAAAAGTAATCGGTTCGGCAAAAGATGTAATCGACAAAGTAAAGTCAGGACCAGATGAATTTTTCAATGCTGTTATTGACGATGTTGGACAGGCACCAGACAAAAACACGAAGCTTTCCCCATTCCTTGATTTGTTCAACATGGCTGATGAGTTTCAGGTTATGTTGGATGATAAACTAGAAGCTGATTTTTTGGCGGACTATCGTAAAAGTTTGCAAGCAGTAGTAGCCTCTGAGCCAGACAAACCACTGAGTGCATTCGATATAAACGACGCTTTGCAGAAGTACTTAGAAAATAAATACAATGATCATACAGTAAAAATCCCGGAGAAACAATGACAAAGACAGGTGATAGAGTAAGTCTATTTCATAATATAGGAAAAAAAGGCACAGTAACCAAGATGATTCCAGTAAAAGTGCAAACATATTTTACACACGGTTCTGCAGGAAATACTTGGGCGCTAGTCATAAAATGGGATGATGGCACCGAAACTACGGAAAAATTAACCGATGTAATGCGAATCGATTAGATTCCAGCCATTTTTCTCATTCTTCGCAGGGTCCAGTCGTTCATCCTTCTGGACTCTGACTTTTTTCCGTACTCTCTTTTATAATCAATCTCGCCAGGCGTAGTACGAGAGAATTTATATACTGTCAAATTGTTGACAAGGTCCATGCAGTGGTCTACTACACTTTCACAGTTTTCTTCCCTGTCATCATAAAAGAAAACGTTCTTGCATTCAAGATCCCGGATGAGCATCTCGACAGTCTCTCCTTTTGGATCGTCTCCTACGCAGAATATATTTCTCTTTGATATCGGACAGCCAATGTACTCAAGATAATCATAGACATTCTGTCTATTGGCCTCGCCCTTCCGTGCAGTACAAATGTATACGTAATGCCCTTGTCCTAGCTTTTCACGCAAGATATCGGTGCCAAGGATCGGAACATAAGATTCTACGGGGACATCTTCCGGAATAGGGTAGTTCCACCTGATAGTAGGATCTCCATAGTCGGCATCTCTGAGCGGGGAGAAATATTGGTTTCTCCATTCTTTTGTCATGACATTCCTGGCACTGATATAGCCATACTGATCTAGGTCAATGCAAGAACCATCTACCGATCGGGGCGAGATCCCATGAGCCTTCATTATCCTTGCCGCTTCTCCAGTCCTGTCCGGATCACATGTGAGAAACTTGTTCCCGTCCTGGTGTCCGACATATAGCTTAAAGCTGGCATCGGGTGCAATAGTAAGTGTTTCATCGAAATCAAACACATGCAACTCTCGATTCATTTTATCGGCTTTTACATTTAAACTTTCGACCATTAACTTCAGCGCTTTGATTCTATCCATAACTTTCTTCTCAACAATAAAAACCACATGCATAATTATAACCATGAGAAGGAAAAATGTATACGCAGATGTAAGAACAGGGGATCTTGTTCGCACGGGTTCCGGGGAAATAGGAATAGTTGTGGACATAGTGTCTTCAGAGTATGAAAAAGGAAGATTGAACCGGGTGTTCATAGACCCAAATATATATCATGTTCTTGTTGAAAACGAATGTATCACTCTTATAAGGGAGGGGTTTAGGGTAATATAACTTTTGGGGGGAACATTAATGTTATATAAACCAGAATCGGGGGATCTGGTTGCAGTGCCATGTTATATGGCAGTAGTATCTGGGGCTTCGGCAGATTCTTCCTACGGGATTGTTGTAGGAAGAACGAAAAGAAAAAATTTTTGGAACATATTGGTAGATGGTCAATTAACGCCTCTCCACGTCAATGCGGTGGTGCCAATGATTAGCCTGGAGGGGATATGGTTGCAGATCAACCCCAGATAGGACAATTGGTATATTACACTACGGTACCGATCGCAATCCTTATGAAGGTCGGAGATTCCGAAAATTTATGGAAAGTTGGCATAGTTGTCGAAAACATTAATAGTTATCAGTGTATAATTATGGGTGACGGAGGCAAGAAAGAACAGTGCTGGATTACGATGATAAGAAAAATATGGCCTGGGGACCAGAGCCTTTGAAAATAGGCAGCCTCGTTCTGGTTAACGATATATTTAAAGATGTGAGAAAATGCGGTAACATCGGCATAATTATAGGATGTAGATACGGATTCGGATTCGGCTTGACAGATTGGATTGTCTTGCTCAACGGAAAAGTATCTGAATACAATGCCGGTGTGCTATGGCCAATAGAGGAAGTTTTATATGAAAAAAAAATATAGTTTGAAGAGAATATTGGGAGAAGCCCCTGAGACATTTTTTGGTTTGGATTTTCTTAAGCCGGAGATTGACACAGAACCGGTTGTGATAGATCCGGCTCAAAAAAGAGGCGGCCTATCATTGGGACAAATGTTTATTGTTTCCGGAAATTTTGTTGGCATATCTAGAAAAAATGTTCTGAAGGGTTTCAAGAGACAGAAAGGCGATAGCCACTACACAGAGCTGACGAAAACTGAAAAAAAATCAAAAGGAATGACAGATGCGCAAATCACAGACGCATACGTGTCTCTCGATATAAATCCCCCTTCTGGAAAAGAGTTAAATGTTTTTGTGATCAGCGGACAAAGTAATTTCCTTAGAACTTTGCGACTAAGGGGATCGAAAGGCGGAACTCGGGGCGTGGGTTCTCTATCAAAGGCAGCGACATATCCAAAATTTGTTTATGGTTCTATCGTGAAGATCAATCCCCCAGACGGTAAAATCCCTACTGACTCAGCTCAGATAGAGAATATAAAGAATGCTTCAAAGAACAGAAACAGAGACGTGTTATTCACCGGATGTGTTCCATTGGAAAGCCTTTATCTTGCATTAGACAAATCTGAAGGCGATACAGGTGTACTTTCGGTGGCTGAAAGGCAAAGTGCACTAGATGCATACAACGCACTGCAAAATACCCAAAAGACTACTATAGACACCTATCTCGAGCCCGGAGGCTTTAGGACATGGAAAGATGCAATAGAAGAAATTTATCCTGCAGATAAAAAAGTATCAATAACAAAAGGCAAATTCAGTGGCGACCTATCAAGCACTGACAGTGCAAAGATTAAGAAACTTTTTAACGATAAAATTGCCTCAGCTGCGGGAAGAGGCGAATTACTTCTAGCAAATATATTTCCAAATCTTGTTGAAATAGGCGGATCTGCTCAGGAGGCAGGAGTTGATCTTGTTGAAGTGGTTACCAACAAAAACTTCGAAGTAAAAGAACCAAAATTCAGAGTTGGTGTAAAATCTGTTGAACCTGCATTAGCATTCAGTGAGTTTATACAGCCTGTTCTTGAAGATATAAAATTAGTTCTGGCAAGGGAGGGTCAAATGATCGCAGAAGAGATCGCCCTGAAGACAACAGATGACATCAGGGCAATGTCAATCGAAGATTTTGCAAATCTAATGGGCTTTGACTATAACTCACTCGACAGTAGTTCTAAGAGTAAATTTAATGCTGATTTCAAGTTAATAGAACAGATTTCGGTTGATGATTTATTAGGAGAAATACCCAAACAGACAGCTGCGAATATAGAATTGATTGGTGAACTGCAAGGTAAATTTAGGAGTTTGGAAGTAGCGCACTCAAACCTAGAGAAAGTAGCCAGAAATGTAGCGCAACCATATTTTCTGCAAGCCGCGCAATTAGTGAAAGCAAATTTATCCGACGGATCTTTGATAGCAGAGATGATTGGAGAGTCAGGGGACGTGCAAGAAGTCTTTCGGAAAAAAATATACGCTGAATATTTGGCAGCGATAGCACCAACCACAGTGTTTTCTGGTGGAAATATTATAGTGGTAACTGAGGAAGGCTACAGGATTTTTACACCAGAAAGCATGACAAGATTTGTTTTATCTGTTTTTATAAACGATGCCAAGCTCCTTGCACGAATTACTTCTGGTGGAGTTGGCATGGACATCAAATCAAAATTAGAGGAGGAGCCTGTCGCAGACTTGCAAACCTTTTTCGACGCCTATTCTGAAACTTTGGGTGAGGATATGGCCGAAAAGTTAAAATTAACAACGGAGTCCAAATATTCGCTCATGAACATCCTTCGAGAAGACTGTGAATCAATGATCCTCGGAGATCCGATCGGTACACCGTATAGGGAAGAGATAAAATCAAAATCGAGAGAAGGAATCAAGTCAAAAGCGAAACTGTTCCGGATAGCCCAGAAGTCACAGTCCATGCACGACAGATTACTTGATGATGATAATCTTCCGGAATGGGTTCAGGACATGATAACGACATCCGAAGACAGACTTCGTGCGGCCTATGATTATATCGAATATAAATTGCATAGGATGAAGACTGACGGTGTAAAGCTCACCGAGGCAAGAAAGAGAAAATTAATCAGTGACATGCTAAAAGTTATATAAAAAGATAATATATATTAATAGGATAAGATAGATAGTCTGTGCCTATATCTAATCGGAGAACAAAATGAGACTAACAAAAAGACAACTGAAAAGAATAATCAGAGAAGAGTATTCAAGGCTCAGAAGTCGTGGCTTGATCAAAGAAATGTATGAAGAATATTATCCCGAAGACGAATTCGATGCTTATGAACACGTAGAAAATACTATGGGTGACGGGTCTCCCGATGCTCCAGGCATGTATGATGGTCTTACCGAAGATCAAATTGATCAGGTCCTTGATGTTCTTGACGAGATGAGAGAAGAAGAGGAAAGACGTCACGGGTACAGGGATGAGATGATGGACTATGACCCATCCCCTATGACGAACTATGATTCTTTCGGCTTTGCAACCTCAAGACCAGGTGGTCACATGGGCGAAAGCCGAAGAAGGAGAAGAACTCTGCGAGAAAGCATCGGGTCTACAGTTCTTGTAGAGATAGAAGAACTTCTTCTCGATGAACTCGGAGATGACATTGATGCAAAGATATCAATGGCCAAGGCAGTTGCGCTTATAAAATCAAATATGCCGTATGTAATGAAAGGACAATCGGCAAAGGACATTGAGGATTTTATATATAGTCACAACGATTTTTACCATGACATCGTAATAGACCCAATTTCTCGATCGGTTATGTTAAAACAAATATTTGATGACGACGATGAAACAATTAGTTCACCCTATCATTACTCAGATTCACCTATACACCGCGGAAGCGTCGGAGTCAAAGCTGGCCGCAATCCTTTCCCGGGAGAATACTAAGATGAGAATCACAAAAAGACAACTCAAAAGAATCATCCGGGAAGAATACCAAAACTTAAGAGAGAAAGGCCTTATCAGTGAGATGAGCCGAAGGCCTCGTCCTTCCAATGTTGACCGTCAGGCAATGTATAGTGGATACGGTGGGCCACCCGCTGTCTTCAATGCTCTTTCTATGGCCATAGCAAAAGTCATGAACATGAAAGGAGGAATGTGGATTCAAAAGAAAAGAAATCCTCTCCGAAGTCTCAAGAATGCTGTAAATACTATTATGATTAAGGATCCTGTTGTCTCCGACGAGTATTTTGAAATTAGAGATAACCCCGCCTATGACTTTGGTCTACAAGAAATCATCGATCAATTGGTCATGGATGAAAGGGAAATAAAAAGAATCATATTGGACGTCGTATTATCCTAGGAGCAAATACATGAAAATCACAAAAAGACAATTAAAAAGAATTATCAGAGAAGAATACTCTAGACTTAAACGAAGAGGCTTGATCAAAGAAAGTTTCGGGATGATGGATTCATATGGAAACCCAGACGAATACATCACAAACATGGAGATGGGCATAGGTTATTCCGATGCCGAAGAGATGCAAATAGACGACTTGGACAAGATATTTGATGCCGTTGCAGACATTCAACGAAAAAATTTCAACTATGAAGATCTTGCGATGGCACCAGATGAAGTCATTCAACGTCTAATCATGGAGTCAGAGCCTATTTTCGAATTGGCAATGGAAGCAACATACGGAGAGGGTTATGATCAATCTCCACTTTCCGATAGATGGCGGGGTTTTCTTATAGCTCTACTTTCTATGGGCCGATAACAATTTATTTTGAGAAAAAAATGAGAATAACAAAAAGACAATTAAAAAGAATTATTAGAGAAGAGTATTCTAGACTCAAACGAAGAGGGCTTATTCGCGAGATGAGAGGCGGAGGGCACTATGATTCAATAATGAGTGCTAACCCAGAATTTGAACTGGACCCTGGAGAGTTGCAATCAAAAATGGCTCAGGCCCCCATGAAAGCTCGTAAATTAGCATCTGATCCAAGGATCCAAGCTGCGGAAGGAATGTTGGCACAACACGAACTCGGAGGACGGTTGATGCCTTTGCTCGACCAACTTTTGGAATCAGGCATTGTAACAGGTGATGACCAAATGACAGAAGCATTGTGTGAGATTCTTGGAGAGGCCGGCCTCAGTACGACTGTATATAATTATAGTTATGATGACCCATACGGCCCTTTTATTTCTGGACATAATATAGTTTGGATAAAACTTTCTGGAAACCAGGCTCTTGTCATGATCGACGATTATCGCGGACCTAGATAACAACAACTTAATTGGAGAAAAAAATGAGAATATCAAAAAGACAACTTAAAAGAATAATCAGAGAAGAGTATTCGAAATTGAAGAGAAGAGGCCTTCTCCGTGAGATGGCCGGTGGACGACTGCGAGTAGGGACGAAGATTGGAAAAAACCATATTGGCCCGTCTGCAGCTGAATTTCCTGGGCTTCATACAATCGGCGAGCTCATGCACGGAAACTCTGTTGATGGAACCGGTTTTTATATCGCGCAGGATGATGAGGGAAATTATTATCTGCCAGATCAGTATGGAGATGAGCCCTTTGGAGATGAGATCGAAGACATCCTATATTCAATGGTTCCTTCGAGAAAGAAAAAGAAAAAGCTGAAGAAAAAAGGCAAGAAAGCTATGAGAGGCCGTTCCTCGATGAGAGCGCCAATGGACCTCGGAAGGCACTATGTTGCTCCTGCAGATCCTGATGATGCGCAAGAGGCTATGGAACTTGCCATGGAATTTGGAATACCAAGTCCTCAAGTCGTTGGTCAAGTTGGTGGATACGGCAGCACGTATGTTATCCTAACTGATGGAATGGGTAAATATTATCTTCCTTTGACGGCAACAGAAGACGACGATCTTAGCGTTCAAGAACTTATTGAAATGCTCGACGATGCCAAATCCGAGGGCGATCTTTAACAACGTTCACAGACAACAAATCCTAAAATAAAATCGTACATTTGATTCCCTCCTGGTACAATATACTTGTAACCAACAGGAGGGATTTTCATTATGATAGTAAGTCCAATTAACAATCACGCGAATCGCGTCTATTCTCACCGGACAGGCTGGGCGAGAATGTGGGCAAACTGCCTGGGAACAACACTAGGCTTCAACGCAGACTGGTCCAATGAACCCAAGGTATATCTTGAACATGGCATGGAGTGGAAAGTAGGTGCTAAGTCTATTAAATATTTCTTGGCTTCTGAGAAACAACTCAAAGAACTTGCCGAGGAAAACAAAAAGAGAGTTGCAGACGGCAAACCAAAAAAAGAATCTTCGTGGGAAAAGCTTGCGAAAAAAGCAAAGATGTTCGAGAACTTTGAAGGACAACTATTCTCTCTCGACATCGACTGTCCTATGTACGGAACATTACTCAAGACAAGAATCAAACCATGGGTTCCTCAGGTCTTTAAGAATCTCGACTTTGATAAGATTGATCAGGTCTGCAAAAGAGCGACAACGATAAAACAAGAAGACCTGAAAAGGGGATTTGTCGTTCTTGGAGATTCTCATTCCTTATCTGCTTGGCATGAAGACGCAGCTCTTTGTCGCAACGATGGCCAGACACTGAATGGAGCTATCAGCCGTGGGTTCAGTACATGGCTTCAGCCTTTCGTGGACGCTGGTTCAAAGATGAGCAAGCTTCGCCTCTACTTCGGCAACATTGATATACGTCATCACATCTGTCGATTGGCTACGACGAAAGAAGAACAGCTGACGATGACAAAAGATCTCGTACGACGATACTTTGCAGAGATTCAGAAGACGATAAAACAATATGATATTACTCACGTCGAAATAGTTGGAGCCTTGCCTATCGAGAATGAATCTCGTCGACTTCCAAAGACTGGATACCATAAGGGAAAACCTTTTTGGGGAACATGGCAAGAAAGAAATGACGTTGCAGAAGCTTTCAATGCTTTATGCAAAGGAATGTGCGAACGACTTTCAGGATACACTTATATTGGCTGGAAAGATTCATACAAGAACGAAAAAGGTGAACTTGACTTTGAGTACATGGAAAGACCACAGTCGGTTCACATCTCACCCGAGCATTACATGTGGAGTATATAACATGCTATCTTCTCTTATTGAACTAAATGATTATTACAAAGACTTTTTGCGATACTACAAAAAAGCAAAGAAAGTACAGGTGGAATGTAACCTAGGTGGAAAGCCATACGTCGGGTCTTGTGGTGATGACCTGATTGAACAGGTTCATATCTATGATACTGTAGAACGGCAACATGCTGGATTTCAGAACATGTTGCAAGATCTTTGGTTCGGAACCCAAGCTCCGAAATACTATAAATGGAACAAAGAACACAAAGAGAGAAACGATTCTTATAATGATCAACACAAGTTCTGGAGCCGACGTGAATGGTTGTGGATTTTCATGTTTCATCGGATCACAGGATCTGGCGCTTCCTTTGAAGCCGATCACGGCTATCGCAACTCTGTTATTCCTCATCTTGCAAAGCTCGAGACCTGTGAAAAGATGGCAGATTGGGTAAGGCACAATGATGATATACCCATGTTTACATCTATTGGTAATCAAATTCCAATGTTTCCATCAAAACATCTATGGGAAAGCTTGAACAAGTCAGGACATGAATATAAAACTCCAGGAAAACTCTGGATAGCTGAATGCATGACTCAGCTCGTCGATGATGTTTGGAGCTGGGTTGATAAGATAAGATACCTTGAAGAAAGAAAAGTTACCATTCGAGAAGTCGTAGACTTCATGTGTGAATGGAACAGAGACAGAGGGATGAAAAGATTCCACTTTCAGTTCACGGCAACTGCTGCAGACCTTGCGGATTACTTCCCAGATATCGTTGACCCGATGTCTCATATGTACTACGGCAAGAACGCAAAAGAATCCATGGACATGTTTGCTACAAAGATCGGCAGATACAAAAAAGATCTTTATTATGATTATGTGATGGAGTCGGCAGTCAAAGATACTGGCGGTGCTCCTCGCGACCTAGAGGACGTAATGTGTGACTACATTCGATATGTCGAGAACTATATTCCCGACAGTAAACAAAAAACATATGAGCATCTTGATCGAACAACGGTCTGGAACTCATCGTCAATCACAAATCATCCAAAA